TCTTTTTTTCGTTCGTCCAATACGGAGAAACTTGCCTTGATAAGTCGCTTTGTCAATTTCTCCAATATTGACAAGACAAAAGGCGTGATTTCCGAAAAAGTCGGAATATTGGAACAAGAATTGCACAAAGAAGAATGCTTGAAAAATGTTGCGGAAGGCAAGAAACAAGCCTATGAGGAACAGATACAGCAAGTGTTGAACGAAGACCCGGAAGAAAAGAAGAAGGGTATTATAGGCGAAATCCAGTCCGAAATCTATTCTTTACAAATCCTCAACGAAGACCTTATAAAAGCCCGAATTCCCAAAGCAGAAAAGAATATCGAAGGTGTAGACAAGGACATTGAAGGGCTTGTAAAGTTGAAAGAAAAAGTAAGCAAAGAACTTGAAAGCTTTGATATGGATGCTTACAAGGACACCTATAAAGAGATAGACACGGAAATAGCCGGGTTAAGGAAAGACAAGTCAAACAAGGAGGAAAGGCGCAAGGATTATGCGCTGAAATTAGCTGATTATGAGAAGAAATTACAGAAGGTCGAAGTATTGCTTTCTGGCGTTATTGTGTGCCCTAACTGCAATCATAAGTTTTTTATGGATGCTGACAAGGATTTTGAAGAACTGGAGGCTGACAAAGAGGCTTATAAAACAGCCATTGACAAGAATACGGTAAAGAAAAATGAATATGAGACCTCCATAAACGAACTGGAAGACCTTATCTCCCAATACCAGGATGTACGGAAGGAGACGGAAGAGGAAGAACGTAAATTGCGTGTACGTCGTGGAAAGGTGGTTGACAAGATGATGGAGGTTGAAGACCGTATAAGGGAATTTGAACGTGAAAAGAAGGGATATGAAAACTCCATTGTAAAGATGCGTTCAGAGGTTGAAACAAACCGTTCCCTTATTGAATCAAAGACCGGGTATATAGAGGAGCTAAAAAAGCAGAAAGCGGAAAGACCCTCTATCAAAGACCAGGAAAAGGCGGTAGAAAAACTTTCCAAGGACATAGAGGAAGGCAGCAAAAGAATTCTTGACATAAAGAACGGTATTTTCAAGGTACAGCAGTGGGACAGCCGATTTAAGGATTTCAAAATGTACCTGGCAATGGAGCAGATAAAGAATATCCAGAGCGCAGCCAATGACGTACTTAAGAAAATGAAAAGTGATTTGCGTCTGATGATTGAAGGTTTCAAACGGAACGCGAACAGAACATTGAAAGAGGAGATAACGCCCTATGTTTTCCGTGACGAAATGGAAAGCTTTTTCTTCTATTCGGGCGGTGAACAGGCACGAGTGGAAGTGGCTCTTATCATTGCGATACAAAGCATGATTAACGCTACAAAACAATACGGAGGCATGGATTTTTTATTGTTGGACGAGGTGTTGGAAAGTAGCGATTCTTTAGGTATAGAAAACATAATTTCCTCTACGGAATTTCTGAAACAATCTATATTGATTGTTACCCATGTGCCTAAACTCAATGACGAGATAAAACAACTGAAAGTAATCAAGGAAAACGGAATTTCAAGATTGGAGGTGTAGAATGAAAGTATTTATGGGATTTGACCCTGGAACAAAGGGGTTTGTATCAATGATTGCGGAAGACGGGTCTTTTATCAAGGCAGAACCTATCTTTAGAGATATCAAGGTAGTGGATATGATAGAGACGGCAAACAGGTTGCTTGCTTTTGTCGAAGGCTACGAGGTCCGGCATGTTGTGATAGAGGATGTGCATGCACTGTATGGTTCTTCGGCAAAAGGAACGTTTACGTTCGGTTATAATTCGTGCGTACCGGAATTTTTCTGTGCGATTGCTGGATTACCCTATACCAAGATACCGCCCAAGAAATGGCAGTCAGACATGCACAAGGGTATAAAGATGGTAACCAAGAATGACGGAACCAAGACGATAAAGGACGTAAAGAAAATGAGTATCGTGGCGGCACACCGTATTTTCCCGGATGTGAGCTTAAAAAGAACAAACAGAAGCTTAAAGGATGATGATAATTTTGCTGATTCCCTATTGATGGCAGAATATGGACGCAGACATTTTAAATGATTAGGATATGATATACTGGAAATGTGAAAACAAGGAATGCACGGAGTTCGGGAAGGAAACGATAGAGACAAATCCGATGTTTAAGTATACGGATAAAGGGACAATACCTATTAATATACCGTATTGCAAGGCATGTGGAAAACAGATGGGATATAGGGAGGAATTGCCGGAAAGCGATGGTGATATAAACGTGGCGTTTGCCTCTTTCGGTTCCCAGTCTAACGAAAACAAAGCCTCTATCCTTAAGGCGCGATACAAGAAAGGCATTGAAAAAGAGGGTATTAATGAAAGGATACAAGCCAAAAGGGATAAAATGACTAAGGACTTTTTCGGTGTCTGATATGTTAATTATATGTTAAAAGCACATAAGCACTTGCGTATGTGCTAACATAAGATTATCTTTGCGAAGTGAGAAGTGAGATATAGATTATGAATGAATTAGTGGAAAATATTTGGACGCTTGTAGCTCTCACGGGATACAAGTTTATAACAGTGAATTTTTTAGGAACATACAAAGTGTTTCTGGTGGAAAATTTTGCTACGAAGACAAGGGATAACCCTTTTAATGAGGTACGCGGTGCGGTGGATATAACCGAGGATGTTAGACACCTTACTTTCCAGTTATCGGAAATGAATCCTATCGGAATAGATGCTCGGTTGCAGGGAAGACCGAGAAAAGATTTTAAGTTTGGAAGTGACGATTACATTTACTTTATTGCTAACAAGAAAAACGAATTTTGATTATGGTAAAATCAAATGTAGACCCTAAAGTATTGGAGGGTAAAATAAAAGAATATAACAACGCCTATCGTAGAGGCGAATCGGAAATAACGGATGCGGAATTTGACGCGCTGGTAGAACAACTGTATGAGGTCAACCCTAATGCGGATTGGTTCAAGAAAGGAGTCAATGACGAGGTTCCGGGAAGAAAAGAAACCCTTCCTATCCCCATGTATAGCCTGGAAAAGGTAAAAACTTATGACGAGATTGTAAGGTGGGTAAAGTCATGTGGACTGAAAAATGAAGACCGACTGATTATCACTCCTAAATTTGACGGTATCTCTTTGTGCGTGGACGAGTACAACAAGAAGGCGTGGACGCGCGGAAATGGCGAGGTAGGACAGAATTGTACTTCTCATTTTGAACAGATGATTAACCACGGATTTAAGGATGTGAAAAGAACGGAAGGATATTATACTTTCGGAGAAGCCATTTTCCGTAATTCCACTTTCTTGACATTAAAGAAGCGGACAAATTACAAGTCTGCGAGAAATGCGGTAGCTGGTCTTGTCAATTCTCCTACTGTATCTCCGAATATGAGGGATGTGCAGTATGTAAGGTATGGATATTCTAACGAGGACTGGGACAAGGTTAGCATGATAGCCTTCATGAATGACAATTCGTCCGTAAAAGTCCGTTATGTTGAAACGTTCGTGGAATCAGTCATTCATAGCGAAAAGATGTTTAATGAATATATGGACAATATTTTCAAGGGCATAACAAATGATTACAAATGCGACGGTCTTGTTATAGACGTGGATAGCGCAAAAATAAGAAAAGAGCTTGGAAGATTGCCGAACGGCAACCCACGTTATGCAATTGCCTACAAGAACCCGGATTGGTCGGAAAGAGAGGAAACAGAGGTAGAAAATGTAAGATGGCAGATTTCCAAAGACGGAAGATTATCCCCGGTAATTGACATTACACCCGTTGAATTGTGCGGAGCTACGGTTTCCAAATGTACAGCATATAATGCCCGTTATGTAAAGGATAATTTTATTATGCCAGGTTCACGTGTCATTATTTGCCGTTCCGGTGATGTGATACCGAAACATATATTTACCGTGTCTTGGCCTACTTTAAAAAGTTGTTTGCCCGACAAGTGTCCCATTTGTGGGAAACCTTTGGAGATGGACAGAAACAATGTGGACTTGATTTGTTTCAACAAAAATTGTGACGGTGTAATGCTTGCCAAATGTGTATATTTTTTCAACACTTTAGGTTTTGAAGAGTTCGGAGAACCAACAATAAAGAAACTGTTTAACGCTGGCTACAAGACACCGGATAGCATTCTTCTATTATCAGAGGAAGACCTTAAGAAGATTGAAGGCATAGGAAATGTAGGTGCAAAGGTACTGTCAAGACAGTTTGAAAACTTAAAAAAGAAAGGTACGAACTTTGCAAAATTATTGACAGCCTATAATAAATTTGGGGGTGTAATAGCCGAAAAGACATGCCAAAAAATTCTTGACGGATTAAAGTTATATACTTGTAAAGATGTAGCCGATTTTGCAAAAGAATGTGATGAAAGTTGGGCGGCTGACATTGAAGACAAAGTTGAAGGTGTCGGATTTAATACAGCTTTAGCATTTGTTTTAGGTATTGAAGATTGGTGGGTGAACGATGATGATTCTGCACATATCCCTATAACTTATTACGGACTGGAAGAAAAGACCTTTGAAGGACAAATGACGGTTGTATTTACCGGATTTCGTTCGCCCGATACGGAAAAGAAATTGACGGATATGGGGCATAAGATAGGTTCTTCTGTAAGCAAGAAAACAACATGCTTGGTAGTGAAGGAAAAAGGATTGGGAACCATCAAGGAAAAGAAAGCGGAGCAATACGGAATACCCGTTTTCACGTTTGAGGAATTTAAGGAAAAATTCAATGTTTGATTGAGTTTCTTTTGTTTGTTTGACATAGTGGGAGAGGCTGGTTTGAGAAAATAAGCCTCTTATTTTTGTAAATTTTTTAGTAATGAGATATTGGTATAGAGATAAGGACTACGTTTATATTGGCTTTAATTATAACGCCAATTTTGTAAATAAAATGAAACGTGATTTCGGAGCCAAATATAACCCGGCTTTGAAAGAGTGGTATTTTGAACCTTCTTTAGAAAAATCTCTATTGTTAAAATATTTCTTGGATGGAAACGGCTTCAAGAACGAAAAGCCGGAAAGACAGATAGAAATACCTCTAAAGGAAATCAAGCCCCTTGTAAACGAAAAGGAGTTGAAAGAAATGTTTGATTACCTGGGATTACCGCTACATCTAAGAGATTATCAGATAGAGGGCGTGTCCTATATGGTTAATCATGGCAATTGCCTTAACGGTTGCGGTCCGGGCGTAGGGAAAACAAGACAGTCTATAGCACTGGCAGAATTGCTTAACCTATTCCCCTGCATTGTGGTTTGTCCGGCAACGGTAAAACAAAGCTGGGTCAATGAATGGAAGTTGTGTAACCCTAACAGAACGGTACATGTGATTGATTCAAAGGACGAGACCAACACGGACTGGAAAGCGGATGTTACGGTAATAAATTATGACTATCTTTTCAAACGCAGCGCAAAGGAGGAAGGTAAGAAAGAAGTAAAACTTCGTTACAGCCGTTCCCTTACCAAGAAATGGGGATTAGCGGTAATCGATGAAATACACCTATGTAAGAACCCGAAATCTATACGCTCTAAATGTGTGCAGAAAATTGTGGAGAATGCGGAAAAAACCATAGGATTAAGCGGTACGGCAATTATGAACAGGCCCCAGGAGCTTATCAATATATTGCGGATTCTTGGAAGGTTCAAGGAGATATTCCCGGATTCGTTATATTATCTCTACAGATATTGCGCTGCAAAGAAAACGCGGTTTGGACTTGTATGTACCGGGGCTTCGTGTACGATGGAGCTGAACAAGGTAATAAAGCATTACTGTTATTTCCGGAAGGAATTGCGCGACGTGGTGAACGAATTGCCGCCTATAATCAAACAGACGGTGAATGTGCCGATAACCAATAAAAAGGAGTATCGGAAGGCAGAAAAGGATTTTATCGAATGGCTTGCTAATATTGACATAGAGGCGGCAGAACGTGCCATACGTGCGGAGCAGCTTGTAAGGTTGTCCGGATTGAAGAAACTGTCTATAAATGGAAAAATAAAGTTTATTATCCAGTTTTTGAAGGAGTGGAGCGAGGCGAACGAGGATGAGAAAATGATAGTGTTCGGTATCACGACCGACATACTGGAAAGGCTTGGAAAGGAGTTCAAGAACAGTGAGGTTGTGACCGGGAAATACAGCACGGAAGAAAAGATGCGAAAGGTTGAGACATGGAAGAAAGAAAAGACCTTCCTATTTGCCAACATTGCATCATTATCTACGGGTATAGACGGTTTGCAGAAACATTGTTACAACATGGCGTTTATTGAATTGCCGCAACGTCCGGCAGAACTGGAACAGGCGACAGGACGTATAGACCGCATGGGGCAAACGCAGACTATGAACGTCTATTTTTTGCTGTCCAGTGACACAATAGACACGCAGATACGCGAATTATTAGACGGAAAGATAAAAGTAACGGATGCGGTCAACAAGGGTATTGACGTACAGGTAAGCCGTGACGATTCGATGGATATTGCACTTATTAAGAAATTGAAAAATAATAAATGATTATGAAGGAATTAGAATTAGAATTTGACGGAAAGGGAGAAGTAAACATTTTCCGCTTTAAGCAGATTAAGAAGGGAAATAATGCGTATATTTATATGGTTAGTCTTAAACATAACCCTGATATACAATGGTATGAAGTGTTTAAACGTATGGAATGCAAGGAAACAGATGTGGTTTTAAACGGGCAATCAATACATTACGAAGCAAAGGTACGTTACCCATCTGCAAATGATTTTGGAGTGAATGCTTTTTGTTGTCAAACAATGAATAAGGCTTTAGAACATTTCACAACATGGGAGGACAAAAAAAAGAAATAACAATATTTACCGACGGAAGCTGTGAGTGGAAGTCACGTCTTGGCGGTTGCGGTGTGTATATCCAGGAAGAAGGAAAGGAATACTTTATTTCCAAGGGCTACAGCGACACCACCATAAGCAGATGCGAATTAAGGGCGATATTGCATGCCGTGCAGAGCATGAAAAAGGAGGTACCTCTAAAGGTTACGATATGGAGCGACAGTCAATATGCGGTTAGCTGTATGACGGACCCGGAATTAAGACCGACGGTAAACAAGGATATTATAGAAAAAATAAAACAAGAACTATGCGAGCGTAGACGGATGGTCGTACGGTTTATGAAAGTCCGAGGGCATGAAAAGGATGTAAACATCCCTATAATATACGGAAATCATGTGGCCGACATGCTGGCAGATTACAAGAATTTTGATAATTACGAACTTGATAAAATGATAGAATTATGAATGAAGATTTTGTTTGGACTAAAGAAGAGAAAGTTAACAAATTGTTTAAAGTTTTGAACGTATTAAAGAACAATTTGCAGTGTAAACGCATGGTTGTGGGTGGAAGTATGGCTATGTATATACATGGTTTCAATGTGGAACCACACGACCTTGATATAGAGATGGAAGGGATAAGCGACGATTCATTACGCGTTTTAAAGACAATGGCAGGGATAAACAAGGACATGAAAAGCGACATCCTTTCCGAATATCCGGAAACAAGTCCTCTATATCGTATAAAGATAGAGGATGTGGACGTAGACATATGGGTAATGAATAAGATAGACTACAACAGGACCGTTTTCTACAATAATATAGAATTCGGTGATGTTCTAAGCGTAGTTAAAAAGAAAATGGACATGAAGCGCGAAAAAGACTATAAATCATTGGTAGATTATATCAATCAGTTAACCTATTTTACAAGATGAAATGGAGTGACAGACAATTAGCCATTTTCGACGCATACGAAAATACACGGAAAAACATTGCCATAGAAGCAACAGCAGGCAGCAGCAAGACAACTTGCATAGTGGAGTGTTGCAGAAGGACACCACCTAATAAAAAGGTTCTGTTTATGGCATTCAACAAAAGCATTGCGGAAGAATTGAGGGAACGTTTACCGTCCCATATAGACGTCAACACCTTTCACTCTAAAGGTTTGCGCGTGCTGCTTTCCAATTTCCGTATAAAACCGAAAATCAACGAGAATAAATGCTTTGTTATCGGGAAGAAAATTCTTGAAACAAAGGATATGGACGTGAAGCAACAGATTCGATACCTATTCGAGATACAGATAATATGGAATTACATAAGGGTAAATCTCATTACGGACTACGAGAAGGAAATACCGGGTATCTGCATTGAAAAGAATATCGAATTCCAAGAACGCATGGTAGGGGACATGGAGCAGATTAGAAATGCTTGGCACAAGGAAATGAAGAAGATAAATTCAGTAAAAGAAATTAACATTGATTTTACTGATATGCTTTATTTCCCTTACCAACTACTTGATAGTGAGGATTTTCCTAAATATGATGTAGTGATAAGCGACGAAAGCCAGGATTTTTCGACGATTCAAAAAGAATTGTCAATGAAATATATAAAAAAGTCTGGACGATTCGTTACAGTCGGTGATTCCCGGCAATGTATATACGGTTTCCAGGGGAGTTCTTTAGAGGTTTTCAAATCTTTACAATCTTATCCCAACACCATAGTATTACCGTTGGACATTACATACAGATGCGGCAAGAATATAGTAGAGGAAGCTCGAAAAGTTTTTAACAACGGGATTGTTGCTGCACCTAATGCGATAGACGGTATTGTAAGAAAAGGAGAGTTTGATGAAGCGGAAAACGGGGATTTTATTCTATGCCGGAACAACCTACCTTTGGCAACTGTCTTTCTCTATTTGTTAGAAATGGGAAAGAAAGCGACAATAAAAGGTAAGGATTACGGTGATGCACTTGTGGCGTTGGTGGATAAGATAAAACATATTGAAGACTTGGACACGATGTGCGAGAAGAAAATTTCGGAACTCAAAGAACGGGGTTTTACTGATATCCAGGCAAAAAATAATCCTTCCTATGTAATCCTTCTTGAAAAGTGTACTATATTGAAAATGCTTTACAAGAACTGGGGAGATATGAAGAAGTTGGAAGACAATATAAAGGAGATATATAAGGACGATACGGAAGGTATCGTATTATCCACTATCCACAAGTCTAAAGGACTGGAGGCAGACCGTGTTTTCTTGCTGAACAAGAGTTTGATACCCAACAAGTATGCGAACACGGAAGAAGCACTGTATAATGAAAAATGTTTATTGTTTGTAGCCATAACAAGAGCAAGAAAGGAACTTGTATATTGCAATGTTTGACGATGAACCTAAGAAAACCGTATATACGGAAATAGACCGCGAATTTAAGCGCATGAAACCGGGCACGGAATTTTGCCGGATTGAATTTATCACTATGATAAAGGGTTTCCACCCTGGTTCTGTGAGAAGTGGGATAGACCACTTCCTACTAAAGAAAATGAGCAAAGGAGAAGTAAAAAGAATTGATAAAGGTAAATATATGAAATTATGAAAAAGCCAAAAATGTATATTCCCGTATTGGAACCGGGAAAGAGTGTATCACTTGTATGTGCCAATAAAGTAATGGGGCTGGAAGACCACTTGCCTACCCAGGAAATGCTGAATATCCACATGGAACAGCAGAAAATCATGATACAGAAGGATAAGGACTACAAGGTACATCCTCTGTATCTTTTCGTGGAGAAGGAAGAATTTAACGATTTGATATATAGGATAAGAGGGAAGAACAGGAACGCGGAAACGGCTTGTATTCCGCTTGTATGCCAATATCCGGCGATTCCTATATGCGTGCTTTGTCCTAAACAGGAAGAGGAGGAGAAGGAATGATATTTGAATGTACGTTTACTTATATGGCACCCGACCCGAATTCGACAAACGGTAATTATAAAAAGTTTGTCGATGTCATAGCGGTACAGGCAGAAAACTATATGGATGCCGAAACAATGGCAACCGAGTACGGGATATTCAATATAGACGCGGACTTTGCCATATCTCCTATTAAGGAGGTGATTATAGATTCGGTGCAGCGTAACGAAAAGCACGGGGGACGATGGTACAAATGCACGGGCGTATACAGTGAGGCAACCGTTTCTGGAAAGCTGAAACAATACAAGCTGGTTATATTGCAACAGCATGAGGACTTTATAAAAGCCTCTACTAAAGCGTTGGAATACATGCAAGACCTTGTGGGTGAATGCAGACTGACGAAGGTAGAGGAAACTCCTATAATCGAATATGTGGAAAAGGACTGATATGTTAATTATATGTTAAAAGCACATACGCAGTTGCTTATGTCATAACATAATCTTATCTTTGTGGTGTGATAAGGAAAACGATAAGTCAAACAAATAAAAAGATAAGATTATGAATTCAGTATTTAAAGCCAAGAAACAAATGTTAGAAAACACTCTTTCAAAGGTTGCAAAAGTTAGTGTTGAAATAACTTTTGCCCGTGCTAACATGATAACGATATCTTGGGATGAAGAAAACAAAAGCGCGTTTGAAAGATTGCAGAACTACTTCAAAGGAAAACTTTTTGGCTACGAATACGACGAGGAATGCGATATGTCTGTTTGTTGTTTGAATTTCTAACAAGAAGGGCTTTTAAAAGCCCTTCACAATTACAATACTATGATAAGAATAACCAACCCCAAAGGAGAAACCCAGGTGCATACGGAAGAAAGCTATGAAAAGCTTCTGTGGCAGTTTGCAGAATCTAAGATGATGGATATGTGGTGCCGGAAACACCATCTTATCCCTATTTATACGCACCAGGAAGAAACCATACTCAACAAAATGGTAGTAGAGGCATTTTTGGAAGCGTTTAATTATAAAATTGACAAGAATTATGAAAACTAAAAAGTTCGGAGTAGGCGACAAGGTGAAGATACTCCATTGCTCTAACATGATGCTAATAGGACAGATTACGGAAGTAGCAAGTATATGCGGAACGGAGAGTAACCGCTATTATCACTTGAAGATAGACGGTGAACAGCGCGCGTTCATACCTCAAAATTTGGAACTTGTAGAAAAATGTAAGGAGGGTAAATTATGACCTATACGGAAGAAAGAACCTATTGGTTGGAGTGCATGATAAAGGCAAGCAGATACGGACTTGAACCAGAAGTAGCCGTTACAGCACTTGAATACCTAAAGGAAGACCCGAAGTTAAGCATAAGTCAATGCCTGGAAATGGCGCTAAAGGACTGGGATATATGATACAGAAAATAATCGCTTACCTCTATCAAAAGAATGTTACGAAGACTTATAACGACAGCAACGACGGTTTTATTTGCAATTTCGTGCTCGAATACAAGGACAAGGGAGATTTTGTACACAAAATGGCATGCTATGCGGTCAATTTTGAACCCGTTGTTATCGGAAAGGAGAACCGTTACTTGGTAGAAGTAGATGTGCATGCGGTCCAGAATGTCAGATACAATAATGACAGGGTATGGATGCCGCAATGTAGAGTTATGAAAATGGATTTATTGTTACAGCCGTGGGAATTGACAACGGCAGAAAAGGAAATTGAAAGGTATTATGCAGAACAAAGAAAAATTTGCGGAACCGGATATGACAGCGAAACCGGAAGAAATGCTGTGGTTTGAATCAACAATCAGTGAAAATGTGGAACCGGAGGTTTCATTCGTTGAACAGGAAAAGGAAGAAGTTTTGGTTTCGTGTACATGGTATTAATTTGGCAAATAAACTATTGCTTATTTCCCTATTAAAACTTACCTTTGTGGGTAAAACTTCTATATATGGCAAAAAAGATAGAATATACTAAAGAGGACATTCTAAAAGATGCGCCCGATTTCGTTTTAATCGCTTCACCCTACATGCAAGACAAGTACGTAGCTTATGAGATGGTAAGAAGGGAGCTTGACGAACACCCGGACCGTTTTATGCAGTATGAGGGGAACGAAGGTTATACCTATGTGATAGACCTTAAGCTTGTCAATATAAAGGGTATCATGGCGAAACGCGGAGCATCCCAGGAAGCAATAAACGACGCTACAGAAATTCGTACAAATGTGATGTTGCCCCTTCTTGCCAAGTTCCACAGGGTAAAGAGTGAGTATTTCCATGCTTTCGACTTGCATAACGACAAAGCAAAGGCACTTGCCAAACTCACCCCTATGTTACTGGACTTGTTCGGCTCCATGCACAACCCCAAGGATATTATTAAGATTATCCGGAAAAAGGAAGGTTATTCGCTGGGAGAAGAAGATTTGGTAAAATTTTTCAACAATCACAAGTCACTCATAGAGGCAAGGCAAAGCAAGTACGTGATGCGTTCTGACCGCTATAAGGTGGCAACGGAAGCCGGAAGACTGGAAATCATAAATGACTGTATGACAGACTTGCAGCTCAAATATGAAGAGTTCTGGAGCAAAGGAAACGTGGGAAGTGCACTCAATATCCTAAAGGAAATACGCGCTTTGTTGGAAGCCGCACGGAAGGAAGTAAAAGGTAATGAAATTAAACTTACAGTTGACGGAAAGATAGACATAAACGCGACATTGCACGGAGAGGAAAACATAAGCCGTGTAATGCGTGACATACCCGTAAACAGCCTTATAGTGGGTATGGTGGCTGCAAAATCGGGAATAAAGCCCGAAATACTGATGCACCAGCTTTGCACATCCTATTATAAGGACTTTAACGGCTTTGCAAGCAACCCGGTTTTGGGTTCCGAAAAAGTCATGCTTCCTGGAGCATTGATAAAGTCCTATGACTGGAAAGAAATAGAAACGGAAAACAAGAAATTCGTGGAAGAAATGATACCCGAAGTGGTCGAGGCAGAGATAATCGAGGAACCGTCCAAATCAAAGACAAGAGAACGGCTTCTTAACCGCCTACGACAGATGAAAGGTGTTGAAATCGGAAAGAAATAATTACATTTTGTTTTGACTTTTAGTTAATTTATGATTTTCAAAATTCAGTCGGACATACGGTTTGTGATAAATAGTATGCCTATTTTAAACAATTAAAAACCAAATAGTTATGATAAAGATATATGTTGAGGAAGTAATAAAATGCGTAATGGAAAGACTTACAAAAGAATACGGTCTGACCGAACAACAGGCATTGAAAGAAATTGACATGTGCATGGAAAAACTGTATGTGAAATGGATGCAGAACGAACCGATACCGGAAGAAAACAACGATTAATTAATCCTATAATAATAAATAGTATGATAGTAGCAATCGCAACAATGAGAATGGACGAGGACACAACGGTACAGGTACATGTGCCTATGGATGTGGAAATAATGCAGGTTCCTCCTACAGACAAGGAAGTAGAGAAAATAAAATCAGTCCTGGAAGAGGAAACCGGGTATAAATTCGTATCTTTGGATTCGATAACATGGGATGTGGACTACGAGATTTAAAATCAAACGAAAAACTTTATGTTCATTTTTTGAGTATTAGTAGTTAATATCTAATTGACAGCCAGCAGTTTGTGATAAATAGCTGGCTTTTATTATATCCTTTTATATGTTAATTATATGTTAAAAGCACATAAGCACTTGCTTATGTCTAAATAAGGTCTTATATTTGCGTTGTGATAAGAAACAAGATGTCAAACAAGTAAAAACAAAAGATTATGGCAAATCCTAAAGTAAAACCGGAAGGAAAGAAAATCGCAGAAAAGGTGATGGATTTTATAGACATGAATTCATTTGAACCTATCTTCAAAGTGATAAAAGAAAGTGAAGACTACCACGTGTATATCAGAGAGATAATGAGATGTATTCCTACAAGAAGAATAATCGACGATTTGGACGAACGCGGAGAACTTCACGAGGCATACAACGAATATGTGGATATGAACGGAGTAGCTCTCGTAAAGGACATAGCAAAGAGAATGACGAACAAGGAAAAACTCGAACTCGTATCGGAACTTTTCAAGATACCCTACCTGGCAAGTCCGGAAGAATACGGAGAAGCGATAACGAAGGCAGCAAAAGAACAATATTACAGATAACCAATAATCATTAAAATACCCGACAAAGGGTCGCAAATTATTAAGTACACGGAAAGAAGGGGTGAAAATCAGAGTAACCCCTATCTCTTTGATTTCCAATATAGATATTTTACAAAACTTAAAAATAAAAAGGTTATGGATAAGGAAGAATTCCAGAAAAAGTACGATAACAGTGTTCTGGTGTGCTGTACAGAAAACAGTATCAAGAAAGTATTCAATATTTGCGATTTAATGGACTTAACAGCCTCTAAATCAAAACAGATTACTTCTATATTGATAGGAGAACAGACGGCAAAAAGTCCATTGTTCCACGTGGAACAATTCTTGAATGATTTCTACAATGAGATAGAAGGAAGAGAAGAGAAGCAGCCAAAAGAACCCGTATTTAACAAAGGAAACAAAATAATATACACCATCAAGGACAGCAACGGCAACACATACCCGGTAACCAGATTGTCAGAAAGAGTGTACGAATCAAAGGAACACGGCATCCTATTCATAACGGACGAAGAAAGGGTTGTGACCGGGATATACAAGGAGAAATAAAAAAGAGAAATACCCTCCAAGATACCCTACAGACCATATTTTATTATTAACCCGTTATACATTTGTTACAATGGTAATAGGGATATCAAAGAGGAAAAGCAGTGATATGAATAACCGGGAAGGGAAAGACCCTATGGCATAAAGGAAGGAAGTATGCCGGACCCCGATAACAACAGTATAAACCGTCAACCTATAATTGTTAATTTGCGAAAAAGGGAAAGGACATATAACGGACAATATGACGCAGGGAACAGTCCTGGAACGGTTATTGTATCATTGTACAACGTGGAACAATTATAAAAACAACATATTAAAAGACAAAAGATTATGGAAAAAGATTTGAGAAACAACGTAAAGTTCATCTTGTTCTGCACGGAATGTTTGCAGGCTGGCGTGGTAATGACACCCAAAGAATATGAAGTAGCGTTCATGGCGGCAGAAAAGTTCGAGGGATTTGACGACAAGAGCTTCGAGAACATGAAGTCCGAACAGTTTGCGCCCCGTATGAATGCTATGCTTAATGCAATGTCAAAGCGGAAACAAATCATTGAAGGATTGACATTCAACCTGCTGACAAAGAAAAGCCTGGGTGAACTGATAGACAGTGATTTGGTGGAAGAAGTGATGAAGGCAAAGCACATAGCCGCAGCAATGGCAGATGAAATGCTGGAACCGGACGAGAAACTGGAAAAGGTTGTGACTGACGGACGTCGTGTAATCGAACATTTCATAGACCAATGGAAGAACGCCCCTATCCAGGAAGAAGGAAAGAAGGAATACGAGCCGGAAAGTGACGCGGAAATCGTAGAATAAATCTTTCGGTATACTTATTATTTTCACAAAAGCCCCGAAATGGGGTTTTATTATCAAGCAGTTATGGACAAGTCGAAATTAACAAAGGCAAATAAGCTATACAATAAAATCGTAAATCTGAAAGAGGAAATAGAGCATATTTCCAGGTTTGAGATGGAGGGGAATATACTGATAACGAACCATTACGATTCTTATTTCCGTATTAATGAGGATATGGCGAAAACCTATTTCCCGATGATAAAAGAAAGCATGGAAAAGGAGCTGGAAGAGTGCGAGCGATTATTTTCAGAACTTTAGCTCGTTTTTGAGATAAAAACGTTATCTTTGCCTACGTGATAATTAACTGGTAAGGTTGTATCGCGTTGTATTTAAAGGTTAACAAGGCGGTAGGGGTTGCAAGTCTGTATGGCTGAGGGTGAAAGCTTGGTTCAGATAGCTGCAACCCCTATTTTATTATCTAATTCATTTTGTATTATGGAAAGAAAAGAGATTATCAGAAGACTGGGAAAGTATTTCACGCTTCCCGAACTTGTATGCCCCCACGTATACGGCAAGTATTCAGAATCGCAGATATGGAGCTTTTTCACGACCGAAGCACTGGAAACGCTCCTTGTATTGAGGGAGGAAATCCTATGCAAGCCCTTCATTATCAACAACTGGAAGAACGGAGGAAGCTATTCCCAGCGCGGTTTACGATGCAATGTGTGCGTTCTATGCAAAGAAAAGACAATGCTTGAAAAGCCGTATATGAGCGCGCACGCATTAGGTCGCGCATTCGATATTACTGTGTCCGGTATGGAAGCGGAAGCGGCACGGAAAATCATTGTGGACGATTCCGACAAGCTTCCTTATCCTATCAGACTGGAAGACGGTGTTAGCTGGCTGCATGTAGACACTATGGACCTATGCAACGGTCAGAAGGTGACGATATTCACAGCGTAAATATATTTTACTATATACAGAAAGTATTCTCCCTTATAGGGCAATCGATACTACAGTATACTGTAGCCGCGATTTTGCAAATTTCGTATTTTTATCATTTGTAAATTTAAATTGAAATAATTATGTATCCTACTAAAGTAAGCATAGCAAATAACAAGGGTTTTGAGAGTATAACAGCGATTTCACGCGCTTTCGAGGTCGGCACACCAGCCGAAGATGTGGTACTGTCAAAGTACACCTTGGTTCCCGATGATAAAAGGGCGTTTCTTATTATTCCGTTGGCTGCTGGTACTGTCAAAGTACACCTTATCGGTGAGACTGGTCCAGATACATACACCATTTCCGAGACCGAGGTTTCCGCTTATATGGGTTCTCCTATGCCTTATCTTGTTGATAAGGTGTTTGTTGACGGTACTACTGCACAATTCAATATAGGGTTATGATTGGGGTCGGTACAAGTCTTTTGTTTGGTAGGAAGGCTGGCAAGGCTGGTCCTCCTATTCCACCCTTCAATAAGGCTATGGTGGACGCATGGTTTATGTCCGGTTTGTCCAATGCAGACAAGCCTTCCTCTATCCGTGGTGTTAAGGGCAATGGGATGCAGCTAAAGAACTTTGTCTTTACATCAGAAAGTGGATTTGGAGAAGGGTCTTATGAAGGCGCACTTGTGTTTGACGGAGTGGATGATTACGGTATATGTACCGGACTTCCTATTCTTGACGATTATACAGTGATATGCAGGAGAGAAATAGTCAGTATCAAGAATAATTCTGCTGTTGCATCTAAAAGGACTAATGGTTCTATGTGGAATGGAGCTTTTACATTTGAAAGGCAATCTATTAATACTAATAATTACTTATTAAACTACGGAGCGGGCAATAGTATTCCTCTTGCACAAAATAGCGTTTCTTACCAAACATCATTCTCTTATAATGGTACGACCATAAATCGAGGTACAGCAGAGGACACAGACCAATTATCTTTGGGATGTGCTTTAGTAACTACTACTGGAATGCCGTATGACTTCTTAAATTGTGTCATCTATTATTTTGCTCTCTATAACAAGTCTTTGACACCAGAAGAAATAGAGACCGAGAAAGAAAGACTTAATGAAGAATGGTTGAAACGTAAAACTGAATAATATGAAGTGGTTAGCTATACCTATAGAAGAATTAAAAGAATTCGATAAAGACTGGGAGACAAGACGAATGAGTAACGACGGCATGAAGGCGTTGCTACATGAAGAGACGTACAACATGCTTGTACCTCCTATCATGATGCTTTCGGAAGGAGAGGAACTTGTAGAAGAGGAAATCACTTATCCCTATCCTTTGGTGGATGAAGAAGAAATTAACAATTCTGATGATTGGACCAGTGATGAGGTGATTTGATTGTTTTGGGGTGCCGGGAATTTCGGGTATTTTGCCCGGTTCCCGGTTTTTCATTTTCTCTATTTTATTGTACACTGAAAAACAATTCAATTTTCAGAGTTAGGGTTAACTGTCTGATAATCACATACCATTTTCTTCTATTTCTGAAAAATATAATGTCACTGAAAGAAAGGTTATGTTAATCTTATGTTAAAACGACATAAGCACTTGCGTATGTCTGATTAAGTGCTTATATTTGCAATGTGATAAGAAATTAAGGTCAAACAAATTAAAAGAAATAAGGTTATGAAAGCAGAATTTTACAAGGTGAGAGGTACGGAAATGGAAGAGATGATGAAGAGAGGTAATAACAACGAAATCCCCTCTATGATTTCCAAGAAACAACAAGCACTTGCCGAGGCACTTGAAAATGTGGAGTTCTATAAGTCTATCGGGAATATGGAGTTTGCAGCCAATGAACAGAACCGCGCTAACCTCCTTCAAAGACAACTTGAAATGTTGAACAAATAAAAAGATAAGAGTTATGAAGATAATGAACGTTATCAAGGAAGTAAGTTACAAAGGTCACACAATAACAATGTTTGAAGATGGCTTTCACCAAGAATTTGCCATCATAGATGGTGATGAATCAAAGCTGTATGATAGCATTGCGGATGCAAAGAGAGTTGTCAGAGGCGAGCAGCCTCATTACGAAATCAATTAACCCAGTAGCCTTCGGGTTACCAATAGAACAAATAATATGGATATAAAAGAAATATGCTTGCTGATAGCACAGCTAAAGAAGGAGAATGAAACCAATTCCCCGGAAGAAAAGGAATTCAACCTTAAATGGATTGAAGCCCTAAAAGAAAGTATAGATAAATCTGTAAACAAGAATAAGGAGGATTAAGTTATGAAAGCAATCGTAGAAAACCCGTTGAATGTTAATCGTTCACCAATAGCAATTTCTCTTTATGTCAATATACTTAACGAAATCTCCGAATGTAATGACGAAAAAGAATTAAGAAAGGCAATGAAATTCATTTCTGCGAATTACCCGATTACATTCAATTCTCTTTTTGATTACGGTTTCGGTTCCAATTATATGTGGGTCAGAGAGAGGGAAAGCCATAAACCTCTTCTCCTTGTTGAATTCTAAAAACTTATATATCATGAAAAAGCAACTTATAAATTTCTTTCACGGTCGTTTCGGCAAAAAGGTATTAAAGACAAAGTATCGTGAATGGTGGGTGCGTTTCTGGTACGGAGTAGGTGCACTCACTTGTACCCTTCTTTTCTTCGGAATGATACAGTTCTTGTCCTGGCTTTCTGATTTGATTAATTATGTTTTCTAATAAAAATATTTTACAATTATGAAAAAGGTTTTATGTAACAAGGACGGCAATTTTTTTGTCTATCCATGATGGGGATTGTACTCTTACAGAACTCAATGACGGTGACTGTCTGACACATGAAGACGGTACGATAGTGATATACAAAGAGGGTGATTCGGAACCGTTGCTTGAAAATATGTACTTTCATGCTTATTATAAAAATGGCAGCCTTCATCTTCCGAAAAAGACTTCTTCTTTTTATGATTATGTCAGTTATGGATACAGATTCTCTACAGAAGAAGAAAAGAAGCGTATGAACGAAGTTCTTTCCGAAAATAACCTATACTATGACGAAAAAGAAAAATGTACTAAAAAGCTTCATTGGCGTGCCAAAATGGGTAATTCCTATTACTATATCGATTGGAACCGCTTTACAATATGCAAGACTGTGGAAGCAGACAGCGAATCGGACAATATCCGATACAAAAACCTTAACTATTTTCAAACGAATGAAGAGGCTAAAAATAAACTGGCTTCAATTAAAAGCATTCTCAATGATTAGGAAGGAATGCTACATCTGGGTCGGACAGATTGCCGAATACCGGGGAATGACATTGCGGAAGGTCCGTCCGGGGAAATATGTTGTCATTTCCCCGTGTTCCCTGGTTTCGAGACCCGTATATATTGACAAGAACGAAAATTTGAACGTTCTTTAGTATTAATTATTTGTTTTATTTTCATATATTTGCAGCTATGGTAACAGCGATATTTATATGTCTCGTTCTTCTTACAGTAGTCCTTATTACTCTTCTTTTGTGGTGCATAGGGACGGTTACGGGAATTCAGAAAAGAATGGACGCTCTTCTTTATGTGGTCTCCTATATAGACCTTATCCAGAGAAAGCGGTTTATCCGGTATCTGGACCAGCTTTCCCGGAAGATGAGTTGTAACGAGGACGAGATGGAAGACAATCAGAAACAGTTCCTATTCCATTTAAGCCAGGAATTGACGAACGAGATAAAAAGGATGGAAGACGATTATAAAGATTTGATATAATGGCAAAGAAAAACGAATTTACATACAAAAAAGGGTGCCAATATATAAACTGGCTCTGTATTTCCAATAAACTTTTCTTGCTTCGTGATGATGACAATATAAGCGACGAGGACAAAGCATCCATTTCACGCGCCCTAAAATGCAAGACAGGCGACATCCTTTGTCTTGTACTGGGTCGCAACATCAGCTATTTCGGATATAGTAAGCTTATCGAAGACATGGGAGGACGGACGACAGAAAGTATAGTGCAGTCCAAGAACCCGGTTTTTTCTTCCATCTACTGGACTGGTGACAAGAAAGCGGCTATCGAATCTCACACCATTTTCATTCCCTGGAAGGAGCTTAAGGAGCTTATCAAGGATTGGGATTACCCGACATATTTTCAACCGGACATAACTTAGAACCTTCTTTCTCTAATTTTATATATATTTGTTTGACTGACACCCGGTTACACTCCTCATGAAAGAATGTTTCCGGGTGTTTTCTTTGGGGTTATATGTTAATCTTATGTTAAAATGACATACGCACTTGCTTATGTCCAAATAAGGTTTTATATTTGCAATGTCTTCTTAAGGGAGGCGGTTAATTAGGTCAAACAAATAAAAATTGAGTGTTATGAAAAGAAATTTACTTTATCTGTATTTCCCTTGCCGGATAGTTGTTTGTGATAAAAACATAGAAGACGAGAAAACACACGATTTAAGGGAGTATGCGAGAATAACTCCAAAAACTGAACCTATAGGGGGGTATATGGTTGACGAAATTTGATTTTGCAGGTACAATAGAATGGACTGAACATGCAAATTTGTTGACGGAAGATGAACGAAAGGAAATCGAACTGAAAGCCAAAAGTATTGCGGATGCCTATAAAGAAGAAACACAACGTGCTAAAAATCTGCAAGCGTTTCAAAAAGAAAGATATGCGAAAGAAATAGCAGAATTTGAAAGTTAATATTAATCGCCAAACAAATAAAAATCTTTACAATCATGACAAATATAGACTTTTTCAAGAACCCCGATTCATACGAGGTATATGTAACAGTCAAGTTCGGAACATGGAAAGTAGCCGAAATAAAGCGTTTCCCTTCCCCCTACAGACATTCTTCACGGTAATATCATAGAATACACCGCTGACAATAAACATTTATGTTTTGAAAAGGATATAAAAGAGATTGAAGAATTTACTATTAACAACGTTATAAACACTATTTTAAAATGAGAACAATAAGCAAAGGGAATTTCCGGGTCGTATATGACCCGGCAAAAGGCGAAAGTATGAGTATGGTTGCCGTATACAGAAAGAACCTGGACGGCACGTTATCCCTAATCAATAAGGAGATGGGGAATGAGACGGACGAAGAAAGTCTAAAAGAACAAGCAATGAAAATCATTAATGAACTTAAATAAAAAGGAGGATTAAATTATGAATGCAGGTATCGTATTTTTAACTATCATTATTTTTATCGTTCATCTTATGCTGAGTGCTGAGGTAGGCTCTACAGCAGAAAGGATGAACAGGAGTTTCGGTGTATGGATGCTTTTGGCACTTATCATTTCCCCGTTTATCACAGCCATCTTTGTTCACTGCCTGGGACCTATTCCGGTTCTTGAAAAGAAAGAAGACGATGAAGCCGAGAAATGACCGATATATCTACTATTATGACAAGCGGTCCAAAAACAAGCCGTACCGGGTCATAATAGAGGTTGACAGGAAGAAGTACAACATAGGATATTTCCATACTGTAGAAGAAGCAAGAACCGCCCGTGACGAGTTTATTCGGAATCATTTTTCGGTCTCTGTTAACTGGAAACGGTTGGAAGAAATGAATGTATTGATAGATAAAATAGCAGAAATTTCGGAGATTCTTTCTTCCTATAGGGATATTTCCACAAATGAGGTTATTCGGAAAATCGGGAATATCAAGCAGAACGCGGTTTCCATAAAGAAAGTTATTGCATAAATATTCACTTAATTTGTATAAATATTCAATTTTGTGTTGTAGTAAGAATCATGGGTTTAGCGAAACCCGACAGACTGGGGACGTTGTGAAACGTCCCCTTTCTTTTTCTAAATCTTGACAACCGAGTTAATAATACTTGAAGAATGACAAAAAACCATAATCTACCAGTCCTTTTTCTACTGCGTTCGCTTCTTGTTCAAACACGATTGCATGGTAACAGTCATGGTTTATAGCCTTGATTCTCTTAATCCATTTCTTTATACCGCCACTGAAACCTGGGTGATATTTGATTAAGGCTCCTATTACACGTACGAGCCATTCCAGGGCGTAATACAGATAGAACGTCAACGGGATAAGGAGAAGTAGCCAGGGGCACGAGAAAACGCCTGCAAGACCGCTAAAAAGCACGGTTCCCGGTATCATTAATGATTTCCACTGGTAGGAGTGGGTTTCTTCATGTTTTAGGAATTCTTCGTCGTAATACTCTTTTGCTTTTTTGCAAAGCAACCAGCAAAAAATTAGGATTGCGGAAAAGGTCGGAATGATAATTTTCGCAATTTTCGATTCATAAATCACTTTCATATTTTTACAATTTTTAAGATTAAACACGTGTAAAGGTAGGCTTTTTCGAGGAAATTTCTGTCAATATTTATTACTATTTGTAACTATCTGATTTACAATGCGTTTTGTCAACTTTGACCGTAAATATATCTATGAAAAAATATTTTTCTTTTCTTTCTTTTGTTGTATAATAGGAGTTAATGATATTGGGTGATATATAACGCGCGTGCGCGTGCGAGCGTAGGCGAGCGCGCGCAACATGTGTGCGTGTATGTGTGCATGCGCGTGTAGGGGGAAGGACATGCAAAGTGTTAACGGAGGTGAAAGGAGGAAGCGGAGAGGATAGAGCGAAGTTTAGGGAAAATGGAGGAAGAAAGAGTGGTAGAAGCTCCTATAAAGGGCTGAAAAGTGAAGGGAATTTTGGAAAAAGCGCGTCCCGGCAAAAATTTTTCCGAGAAAATTTTGTGGATTAAAAAATTATCCCTATGTTTGCAGTGCTTAAACAAATGGCGGCTCAGTTCTGAAAAGAGCTGGGAACCGCAAAAGAAAAGGGGTTGCTATAGGTGATACGCTTACAAAACTCCTTTTAAATAATCCCCTTTTCTTTTTGTTTTGTAAGCTGGGTTTTGTAGGCGTAAATATCCTTAAGCAAGATATTCGTAAAATTGAAAATTTTGTAGGCGTATCATCTATAGAGAAAATGAAAAAAGATACACAGAAGCACAAAGCTTCAAAAATTAAGAACGAATACATATTAGTTTTGGAAGCAATTTCAAAAGTGCTTACACAGTTTACACGTGTAGAGAATCTGAATGAGCATAAATTCAACAGAGACCCTTATTACTCATTCATTTATCCGGATTTAAGCACTAATGAAATGGTTAAGGCTGTTTCTGCATATACAGGTCTTGACAGACAGAAAGTGCGTAAAAGTATTACGTTTTTGAGATTGAATGATTACATAGAATTTAAGGATAGAAGTTATTGTAAGATTATTAAGAAGATTGATTTTAAAGAGATTGTAAGAATACCCGAATATTTTAAGATTGCCGCTAAAAATAAGAAGATTGTCTGGACTGAATTCAACCAGAAGGTTTTAGATTACATCAGCAAAAGAAAAGGTTGTTTTGAATACGAAAAGAGAGAAAGCCAGGTTACGGATGAAGAGTTGGAAGATTTCAGAGAGCACGGAATGACTTTTGACGATGAGAAGTTTTTAAGGATAAATCGCTATAAATGGCAGGATTGCGACCCGGTTTTTTATGAAAAGAAGGCAACAATAGCCTTTAATTTAAAATGCAGTATAGGCACCGTAAAGAATACGATTAAGAAGCTTAAAGTGTTGTTTGGTAGAGAAGTAAGTTTTAAAGATACACCAGTAGAGAAAGTTAGACGCGTTCATTATTCGCATTCCTACAGGATAGAATTACCCGATAGAAGGGAATGGAAGGATATTTTGCTTAAAGAGCTTAAGAGTTTATGGGAAAGTGTTGTAGATAGCAGGAGAAAGGTTATAGACACGCTTAAGGATATTGTTTGGGACAGACAGGACGAAAGGGAAGAGAAAGAAAAGGAAGGTATTTTTTGTTCTGAATATACACGTATAAGCAAGCAGGATTTTGATGCAAATGTAGGAGTGCAGTATAGTGTTTTGATGGGATTTAAGAAGAAAACCTATACTGCCATTGAAGAAGAAGAGGAGGACGAGGATTACGAAGAAGAGAATAATTATACAGAAAAATACGAGGAAGAAGATTTTGATGATGATGCAGACGATTTAGAAGAATATGAAGAAAAAGAATACGGATGGAGCAAATATCGTTGCTATGAGGAACCCGAATACGAAAATTACAACCCTAATGAATTTGAAGCATATAGAGTATGGAAACGGTAAGTGAATACATATACAATGACTATGAGAGCGAAGACGTGGAACTGTATGCGGAACAGATGATACGGGAACGCATAGCGCGAGACGATAAGCGACGCGAACGGATTGAGAAGGCTTTGGCGAAAGCCGAAAGGACCAGGAAACGGGTAGAAAACAGAAGACGGAAGTATATAAAGACAAACCCTATCCGCGCGAAGTACAAATACCCGTGCCCGGATAAATATTCAAAGTAAATGCTTGGTTATTTGACTGATAATGCCTATTTTTACCGTTGTAATTGCAATTTCGTTATAACTTTAATAGGCATTATTCATGGATAATAATAGAAAAGAAGAGAAAGTGTTCGGACGTGCACAATTTGAACAGTTTCTCATTGACAACGACTACGAAGCGTTCACCGCAAAGCAGGTAGCGGCTTTTGCTACTGATGTTTTGAACAAATCGGAAAACAACGAATTGGACGAGTTCGAGAAAGCATGTGCGGCTGCGGACTGGAAATCACTGGAAACGGTTAAGGTGCTGAATGACCTCTACGAGGAAGAACCTATGTTTGTGAGACCCTCACAGGTGGAAGTGATACCAGGAAAGGAAGGTATCTTCAAGTCAATGTCCGGGAACCGGGACATGTTGCGATACAAGGAAACCCCTCTAAACATTTTCAAGGGCATAGCCGGAATGTGCGTATCTGACAATATAGAGAAGGCACGGAAGGGCGAACCTATCGGAACCGTCAAAAGCTGGGGAGGGAAGGAATACGTGAAGACCGCTAACGGATGGGTACGACGCCAGGGAATCAAGACAAAGGAGACCGCGAAGGAGGAAAAGACGAAGGAAAAGAAAGGCGGTTTTTCTACAGTAGAAAAACTTGTGGCCGCAGCCACAAAATCTGGGCACAACCCTAAAGAGGCAGAAAGGGTTATCAGAGAACATTACGAATATCTGAAAAAGAAATACCCGGAAGCATCACCGAGTAAACTTGTACATATTGCATACACCATTTCTTAAAATTCTGTCTTATGATTATGGATAAAATACATAAAATAAGGGAATACGTAATGAGTTTATATTTTCCCGTGTTGCTGAGCATACCTATCTCTTTTTCCAACACGGCATCCTTCATTGAGAAATATGTGTTTCGGGACTGGGAGTTCTTGAAATACCTAATGATTCTTATAGTGATAGATACACTTGTAAGCTGGGTATATCATATCAAGAACAAGGACTTTTCAAGCAAGGGCTTTTCAATGATTATCACGAAGCTTTTCATTTATTCCGCTATTCTGATTGTTTCGCATGTGATGGGGAACTTTACGGTGGAAGGCGGCAATGTGGAGATATACGCATGGTTCCGTGCCGTGGTGTGTAACGCGCTTATAATACGAGAATCAATCTCAATCGTGGAGAACGCGGCAAAGGTAAGCCCTACTTTGGTACCTCAGAGAATTAGAAAATATCTGTCTGATTTCGACGAATTCGGAGACAAGAAGCCGAAAGATATATAATAACAAATTTCGTGTTTTAATAACCTAAAAAGAAAAGATTATGAGACTATACAGATTTTTGGACGAAGACAAGAATATTGATGTGACATTGGTAACTGACGGAAGTTGCGACCAGAAGAAAGTATTCATTACCGAATCACCGCGTGGAATTACCCCTAAAGGAAACGTGACGGACCCCGAAGGCGGTGCAGAGCTTTTGAAGCTTGGTTTCAAATGGAATGTAGGTGAAGCCGTGATGCATGAGGAACTTGTAGCATTTGCGGAAGAAAAGGGTTTGGAACTGATTATCGACCCCCAGGGATTGAATGAAATCGTTGCGGTAACGGCAGAATGGAACGATGCAGATGCGTGTGTAATCACCATTAAAACAAGTGTTCCGGCAAAGAAGGATGTCGACATTTATTTCCCTAATAGCGTAGATTTGCAGGAAAGCGCAGAAAGATTCGGTGTAATCAGAGGAGACCGCAAAACCCTCTCTACAAAAGTTATGTCCGGTAAACCTATGGCGTTCACGTTGACTGACCTTGGTCTGGATGCAAAGAAGGATTTGAATGTAGTTGTAATGACCGACAACAATACGTGGCGCGAAGAACTTGTGGCACAAAACGCATAAGGATATGTTACGGTTATTGTTTACAACAGAGGACAATGTTCACCAAATGACCGTCGTAACCGACGGAATCGACGGTCAGATGAAGGTTTTCGTTACAGAAAGCCTTTATGGTGATGTGGAATATTATAAGGGGCTGGGTATCGTGATTGAACCCGGACACACCTATAATATCGGACAGTTCAAGGAATGGGCGTTTAAGGCGCTTGTTAAGCTTATCTCATATCCGGAAGGATTCGGAGAAGAAGGCGCGGTATTGTCGGACGTGCAGGAAGTTGTGGAATACGTATTGGAGACTAAAGAACCTACACTCAATTTCCCTGCAAAGGGAGGTGATGATATGTGCGTAGTGACGTCTTCAAAGCAGACTTTCAAGAATGGACAACCAGTAGGACACCCAGAAGGTGTCCCGGTAACATTCTCAATATCTGGAACCGGATTCAAGGTTGACGGTGGAGGACAAGTAACGGTTGACGAGAACCCCAACAACACGACAAGAAAGGCAGTTGTGACGGTTAAACAGAATGAAAGCGGAAAGACATTGCAGATTACATGCAACCAGGCTGCATCTACTGTAACCTACGAATATGCGCTTACAGTAGACCCGACAGCGGTAACGTTCGACGGTGCAGGAGGTGAAAAGCTGGTTACCGTGACTTCTACAAGAACAAAAGTTCTGAACGGGGTAAAACAGCAGGCAGAAAGCTATCCTACGGACATAGAGCTTGCAGGTGTGGGATTCAGCTATGAAGTGAGCGGAAACAACTACAATCTGAAAGCCGAGGAGAATACCGGGACCTCACAGAGAACAGGAAAGGCAACCATTTCACAGGAAGGCGGAAAGACCGTACAGATGAACTTGACACAGAATGCAGCTACGGTGACGTATGACTATGCGCTTACAGCCAACTCACAGACCATACAGTTTGTAGCGCTTGGAGAAACGAAGAGTTTACAAGTTGTTTCAACAAGACAGAAAAAAGTTAACGGTAAACCGTCTGGTGATGTCGAGAAGGTAGATACGACTGCACAAATTACCGGAACCGGATTTAGCGAGACTTCATCAGAAACCACCAATGGAGAGAATTATAGCATAGTGGCAGCAGAGAACAAGGCAGAAATAGCTAATAACGGTTCTATTACCATTACACAGACTGGAAGTAACAAGACGGTAAAGGTTACGTTAACACAGCTTGCAGCGACAGTTACCTATGAATATACATTGACTACAGACCCGACAACACTTTCATTTGCAGCAGCAGGAGAAACAAAGACATTCGGTGTTTCAAGCAAGAAACAAAAGAAGGTGAATGGAAAGAATGAGGGTTCACCTATGACGGTTGACTACACTACTGTAGTGAGTGGTACGGGATTTACCAAGGGTTCTACTGAATATTCTGTAGTGGCGGATGCAAATACTGGCGCACAGCGTACCGGAACGGCAGTTGTTACGGCAGTAGAAGGAGGTAAGAAAGCTACTGTGAATTTAACTCAATTGGCTGGAGCTTAAAATTTATTCATGATGGGAAAGAGAAAAGGAAAGATAATACAAAAAGCGGAAAAGCCGGATTTGGTTGCAAGTCTTTCGAGTTTGTCCATTGAAGAGATAGACAGGCTGCAAAAGGCTGCACCTATGGCATTCCAAAGCAAATTGCAGGCTGCGTTAAACTCAAACGATGCAGGGGAGATAATGAAGGCTAATTTGTATCTAGGAGAAATTAACAGGCAGCCTACAAAAATACAGTCTGTTTTCTTTGACCCTAACGACATATCCGGCAACGGAAGAGGATTCAAGGATTCCAAAGGAGTTCTATCCTTTTCCGTATTGCGTCGGATGGGAGATATCCATATAGTCAAAAGTATTGTGTCTACACGCGTGGAACAGATAATGAACTTTATGGATTTTTCGGAAGACGAGCAAAAGGAAGGCTTCACAATCAGAAAAAAGAAGAGCCTTTTTTCTACCGGGGATGAGAAATTGACAAATGAGGACAAGAAAAAGATTTCAAAGATAGTTGATTTCCTGGAAAAGGGAGGATGGACGGACAAATGGGACAATGTAGACAGCTTGCAGGAATTTGTAAGTAAAATAATGTCGGACAGTCTCACATTAGACCAGTTGGCATTTGAGATGGTGCGCAACAGAATGTGGGAATTGCAGAAATTCCGCGCTGTGGACGCTTCTTTGATACGTTTTCTTGACAGCGTAGACCCCAGACAAAGGGAAGGTTTCGAGCAGTACAGATTCAAAGGACATTTGCCGCGTTACTGTATGGTGTGGGAAGAGATGATTCTGCATAACCCTATAACGAAGGAACCGATATTGTATTATCCGTGGGAGCTTGGTTTCGGCATCAGAAACAAGACGTCTGATGTGAGAAGAAACGGGTATGGAGTGTCGGAATTGGAAACGCTGGTAAATATTATAACTTGGATATTGTGGGGCTTTTCTTATAATGCGAATTTCTTTTGCGTTTCACCGGAAACACTCGTCACGACAAATAAGGGTTTAAGAAGAATAAAGGATTTGGTAGGTACAGAATTTGAAGTTTTTGATGGTGTGGAATACTGCAAGGCATCCGCATACAAGACAAGAATAGATGATTTGTACGAAACAAGACTGTATAACGGCTTAAAGATAAGAACAAGCCGTGAACACAGATTCTTGACTATAACGGATAAAGATAAATCTCCTAAATGGAAAGAACAAAAGGATTTGACTACAGATGATTATTGTTTGGTAGATATAAATACTTATGGAGATTTTCATGAGGAGGATTATTTCATAGGAAGAGAATATTTTAGAGAATTTACTAACCCAACAAAGGAAGCTGTTCTTAAAAAAGAAAAAACTTTTACCCCTTCTTTGGAGATGGTGAAAGATAAGTATTTTTGGGAAATGATTGGTTTTGCTTTAGGGGATGGTACCTGGTTGGAACATATACTTGAAATTTTCCCACACCATACAAAAGATAAAAAACTTTTTGGTGATTTCTCTAAAGTGTTGGATAAATACGGAATAAATTATCGTATAAAGAAAGGCAATCCTTCCACACAAAGAAGTGACGGGGAATATGGATATCCGTATATATTCATATATGATACATGTTTTATTGACTGGCTTATAAGTATAGGATTCGGATATACAAGAGATAAAAAGATACCCGTTTCTGTATTTAACTTGCCGGAAGAGTTGAGATGCGCGTTTTTGAGAGGACTGTTTTCGGCAGATGGACATACTTCGGCAAACATAATGGGGTATAAAACTCCTACCATTTGTTGTGTGAACAACGATTTGAGGCAAGATATATTACAATTATTATTAAGCGTTGGGGTTGCTGCGAGAGAGTGCAATAGAAGTAAAAGCAGATATAATGACCCAGTAACACTTGTTATTCAAGATGTAATGTCTTTTGTTGATAAAATAGGTTATTTGCAAGACTATAAAAATGAAGGTATATCAAGAAGAGAAATGACAAAGGACAAATGGGATTTGGTACCTAATTCTTTGGCTTTGGATATACTGGAAAATAACAGAGGGGGTAGAATATCTTTCTCAAAACATCATGTAAAAAATGGTGGAAGGATAAGTAGAGGTAAACTAATAAGAGTTTTGACCGAGGCAGGATGTAATGTGCCGGAAATATTAAATTATCATTTCTATAAAGTAACGGACAATTCCAGACTTGTAAAGGAGAAGGAACAACTTTACGATATAGAGGTATTCAATGATAAGCATATATTTCTTGCCAACTATACAGCAGTCCATAACTGCCAGGGTTCACAACCTAAAGGGTTCATAAATATAAAGAACCCCAACATATCAAACAGTACATTGCAAGAGTTTAGGCAGGCATGGACGCAAACGATGGCAGGAGTAAGTAACAGCCACCGTACGCCCGTTATAAACGGTATAGACTTGGAATGGGTTGATTTACAGAAACTTAGCAATCGTGATATGGAATTTAACGAATGGATAAAATTCCTTATCATAATGACTTGTTCAGTATATCGTATAGACCCGTCCGAACTTGGATTCAATTTCAAGGAAAGTCAACAGATATTCGGGCAGGACGGACAGCGCGAAAGACTGAAGCACAGCCGCGAAAAAGGGTTGAAGCCTCTATTGATATTCTTGCAGGGCGTCATTACAAAGTATATTGTGAGTGAGCTGGATGAAAACTACGAGTTTGCATTTACCGGAATAGAGGTGGAAGATGAAGAAGCACAGGTAAAACTGGATTCTGAAAAACTGAGTAGCGGCATGGTTGCCATGCAGGATATATTTAAGAAGTATAACGGAAGGGACTTTGACCCGGAAAAGGATATTATTCTTAACCAGGTGTACCAGGGAATGAAGCAGGCAGAAGAACAAAACAAGATGTTCGGAGCTTCACAGCCGGGACAACAGCCGGAAGGTGTACCGGAGGACGAGGAAGACCCGTTCGCACAATACAAGTCGTTTAACGAAAATCCTATAATGAAACCAGCAGTTGACTATTATTTAAAAAATCTTTACAAATAGGAAATTATGGAAACTTTCGATGATTTAAAGTTAGAAAGATATATAAACAAGGCTCTTTTGGAAAAGAGCCTGGGAAGACCAGAAATGTATGACGGACTTCTGGAGATTGCGAAGGCACAACAAGGCGTATATGTGAACAACGCGGTAAACCGGAAGCTTGGCATTGTTGGGCTGCCATACAAGAAAAGAAAGGCTACGGAGGAAGAGAAAGCCGACTTAACCAAGACAACGGAAGACCTTTATAAGGAAGGCGGTGTTTGGAAGCGAGACAGACAGATTAAAGTGCATAACAAAGTGAAGTCTGAATATCGGAAGAAAATGCTATTTGAGACAAAACCGCGTGCTTACTTAATGCTTGGCGGTGGTGGTTCGGGCAAAGGGTATTATCTTAAGAAGATGAAGGAGAAAGACCCTTCTATAGACAAGCTCCCAGTTATTGACGTGGACGATATGCGCGATATGATACCGGATTATGAAAGAGTGAAGGGGATAGACCCGAAGAAGGCGGCTTCTTATGTGCATGAGGAAGTGTCGGATATAGGAAAGCAGATTGATAAAGAATATCTCCACAAAAAATCTTCTTTTGTGAAAGATGCTGTTTTTGGAAATCCAGAAAAACTTGAAAAATTGGTTGATGATTTGAAGGCACAGGGTTATGACGTTCATCTTGTAGGTGTGGCAACCGATTTCAGTACAGCTTTGGATAGAATACAGAAACGTTTTGAGAGAACAAAACGATATGTTCCTACAGAAATAGCGAGAAAAGGACATAAAGGCGCGTCCGAATCTTTCAAAAAGGTTATAGAAACTCCATTGAAAGATAAATTCAAGTCCGTTAAATTGTATGACGGAAATTCCGATAACGGAGTGATTTATGATAATAAAGTGTTAAATCAAAAAGAACTTGATAGGTTTCTTAAAAAAATAGACTTATAAATTTGTTCAATTCTGAACAGTTTTATATATTTGCATAGAAACTTAAAGAAAGGAGTAAAATTATGGCAAAGAAAAAGTACGGAATTGATATGACGGCTGACGAGTGGTTCGAGATTGAAGAGCGCGGAATGGGTGAAGGTTGGACGAAGGAAGAGATTGCAGCGATGGGTCCAGAAGGAAGAGAGGATTACAGAAACGCGCCTTCAAATCCCTATTTCCCTGCACCGGATATGTCAATGTGGGATGAATCGTTATATGATGGTTATAAAATCAAAGAAAAGAAAAATGCCGGAAAAGAAAGTTGATGGTATAAGAACCCCTTTGGTATCGCGCCTTATTGGAGTGAAAAGACACGTGAAAGACCCTATCAGATACCCGAAAATACAATGCGGTTATGAAGGGCTTGCACAGACCATGTTTGCCACACAATCGGACGCGATGATAAAGGAGCTTGTAAAGGAAATGATAAAAACGGTCGGAAAATGATATTTACGCCGGAAGAGATACAAAAACTGTATGATATAATAGACTACCGTCTTGCAAGGATTGTAGCCGATGTAATGGGAGATAAGCTGTTGACACCGGAAGACAAGTCCTTGTTAAGGCGGTATGGCTATAAATGGAGAAAGGAGATAGAAAAGATACCTCCATATTTCCAGTCCTATCTGTTTGGAAGGCTGAGCGCACAATTGGAACCTTCCCAATTGGTTACACTCAATTTTGATGATTTTACCAAGTATATAGACCGTCATCAGTGGGCAGCACTTACACCGTTGGAACAGGAAGTGTATTATGCGGCAGCAACACGTACATACTCCTATATAAAGACGATGGGGGAACGGGCGAAAACGATAATGTCTAATGCCGTGTCGGAAGAAGAGGTGAAAGCCCTTGTGGAGAAACAGAGACAACTGGAGCTGGGAACGATAAAGAAGGAGATGATAGAGGGTGTCTTGAAAAAGAAGTCCGTTCAGAATATTGTTAGCAATATAGGGCATTCCTTGGAAGACTGGAACCGTGATTGGGGACGTATAGTGGAAACCGAGATGCAGAACATCTATCAGACCGGGGTATCCCAGCAGATAATGAAGGAGCAGGGGGCGGATGCGCTTGTATATAAAGAGGTGTTCAGTGGAGCATGCCAGCACTGTATAAAGTTTTACACCACAGCAGGGATAGGAAGCAAACCGAGGATATTCAAGCTTATAGACCTTATAAGCAATGGGGACAATATAGGGAGGAAAGTTAAAGATTGGAAACCAGTGTTAAATAGTGTTCACCCTTTTTGCCGCTGTGACCTTAGGGAGGTGCCTAAAGGTATGGTTTGGAATGACGAGACGCATTCGTTTGAGCCGCCTAAAGAACCATATAAGAGGCAGGTAGAGAGAAAGAGTAAAGTAAAGATATATGTCGGAGATAAATTGTTTGAGGTATGATGTTCGGATATAAAGGAGATGTGGAAGTGTTAACCCTACGAAAGACAAGGGTAACAAAGGAACGTGTCAAGGAAAGCGCGGAAGAAATAGATGTGTATAACTGGGAGGTTGTCCCGGTACGTTTAGACCAGATAAAGGAAGACGAGTATGTATTACTCTATTGTATGATGAATGATACGAACCTATTCAAGAAGGGAGTGGAGTGCACCGATTTCAAAGGGGAGATGGAAAACGTTGTATTGGAAAAGGGGATAGTAATTTCCGTATGTGAAGACGCAAAACATCTCGCGTTTACAATGCCGCATCAAGTGACGATACCGCTTGTTGATGAAAAGACATTCGATGAATGGACTGATGAAGACTGTTTCGGAGTAAACAGAGGAAGCAGTCGAAGAAGTCCCGATAAAGAGATAGAACAGGGGGATGTGGAGGAATATGTAAAATTCTACAATGACAATCCGGAATATATGCACATGGGAGCAGGAACGATGAAGATAAAGGAAAGAGGTTTATCCTTGTATGAAGGGAAACTGTATAATATAGAGGCTGGTCCGGAATATGCGCTTATAACAAAAGAAGGTTTGTTTCTGAAAACTGAACATTGATTATGGGAGAAGGAGGATTCAACACCGGGTTTGTGGAGATAAGGACGCTTGAAGGCGAAAAGTTCCTAAAGGATATAAGGATTAATGAAGCCGTGAAGACAAGACATTCCTATACGCTTGTGGAAGGTTTACATGTACGCGAAATGAAGCCGCGAGAATCAGTATATAACATCTATTTTAATGCAGGCAAGGAAGGTGTTCTTAACAGGATTTCGGGCGAACAAATGGTATGGACGTATGAGAAGAACTACCTTGTTCCGATAAAAGTAAAGGAATTGAACATTTCCGACAGAATAGTTCTGTATGGGAACAAGAGGGGCAGGATTGACCGGATAGAAAAGGTAGAAACACTTAACAGGTATTTTTACAAGCCCGAATTGAAGAAAAACACTTCCTATTATATTGATAATGTCTGTGTTTTTGGATAGATTGTGTAAAATTCGTACATTAGCAGAAAATTTTATAGCTATGAATTTACGGAAATTATTTCATTTACAGACAGCAGAACAAAAGGTGTCTGAATACAGGGAGCTATTGAGACGCTCCGAAAAGATAGAAGCAAGAACAGAAGAGCTTGCAAACGAATTTGCCGAAAGAAGCCAGGTATTGAAAAGCTTCTCCCTGCTTGACAAGGACGAAAGAGAGATTTCGGAAGAGAAATACAACGAGTTCTTGAAGGAACATACTTCACGGGTTGCACAATTGCAGAAAGACAGGGACAAGGTTTTCAAGGCCATTGCCGCATTCCAGAAAGACGAAGATATAGCGGAAGCCATTGCGGATGTATATGCAGTTCATGTAGCAAAGAAAGCATGGAAAAGTAAGAAGCTTTCCAAAAGCGCATACGATGATATCATGAAGGCAAAGACCGGGGTAGTCAAGTATGCGGACGTGCTTTTGTTCAGAGGCGGTAAGTTGCTTATCTTACAGAGAGCAGGGGAACACATGAACTATACGCCCGATTGGTGTATACCGGGGGGACATGTGGACGAGGGAGAAGATTTCCGTACAGCCGCACAAAGAGAACTTTTCGAGGAGACCGGAATAGACGTTCCGGAAGATACTCTTATGGAGGTCGGTGTAGCCAAAACGAAGAATGCGGAAATTCATTATTTTATGGGGCACGTTGATGATGAATCCCCGGCTTTCGTGGTGGTTGACGGTGAAGAGGAAATCGGCAGCATGTGGATTGACCCAGTTACCGAACTGGAAGACTACGATTTCATCTTTGACATGAAAGACAATATCAAGAAGATTTTGGGACTGGAAGTGAAACCCAGCCCGGTAGAAATCGTGATGAAGGCTTTCCAGGAAGGAAAAGTAACGGAAGATGTGGTAAAGTCCGTGTGTGGGAAATATCCTAAAGAGATACGGAAAGCGAACAACAAGACCGATTTTTCACACAGTGAAAGAAAGGACCTTGCAAAGAAAGGCGAGGCAATGCCGAACGGGAAATATCCTATCAGAAACAGCCAGGATTTGAAGGACGCTATCAAGTTGTCCGGTGCTTCTGATATGCCGAAAGAAAAGGTGCAGGCATGGATTAAGAAACGCGCTAAAGAGCTGGGTCTTGAAAGCGAATTGCCGGAAGAATGGAAAAGTAAGGAAGTTGAAAAGACGATGGACTGTAACGATGCGAATGCTATTTGCAAGGAAGATTTGGACGACAAGCCAAAAGGACCGGAAGGTGACGGAATAGCGAAGAACGAGGAAACGGAAACTACGGACGAAGACACGAACAGCGAGGAAATAGAGAAGTCGGAAGACGGACTGACGGTTTCCATGAAGTTTTCTTCTGTGGAAGACGCGATGGTATTCAAAAGTGTTATTTCCGAAATGATTCAAGAGGGGAAGGTGAAAGCCGATGTACTGGAAAAGGCAAAGAAGGAGGACAGTATGTATACGGTGTTTGCCGATTTCGCTAATTTCCTGGAAGGCGTTAAGACGCGTTCAAAAAATGTGCATTGGAAAGAGGAAGACAATGCCAAGCACAAGTATCTGGACGATTTGTTAGAGGAGCTTTCCGACTATGAAGATAAGATAATGGAAGCCGGACAAAGCGGTTTCGGCCGTTTCAAGGACGGGGAGATAAACGGTGAGGAGATAGAGGTAAACGACCCTATAGAATTGGTGGACCTTATCATAGACCGTACAAGGGATTTCTATTCAAGGCTTGACAATAACCCCGAATATGCAGGGGAAAAGTCTTGGGTGGAAGATTTTATGGCAACACTCAAGCAAACTAAATATCGTTTACAATTACATTAACTGTTTTGGGGAGGGGTGTAAACACCCCTTCTTTTTATTAAAGGAAGCTATGGAAAAGGATATACTGAGTTTGTGGATAATTATCTAAAAGCGAAGGGTGAATAATTTTTGCATAAAACTTTGGCTATTTGCATAAAAATCCATACATTTGAATCGGTAAAGCTGTAAATATATTTTAGTTATTGTAATATATTGATTATTAGATATTTACAGAAACATGTTTATTTCAATTCGTTGGATTACAGAGTATTAAAAGATGTTTGAGGTAGATTCAAAATTCAATTTTTTCACAGAGGCAAACTTTGAGAAATCAGATTTCAATCCTATGGATTACCCGGTAGGGGACGACAGAAGGTATGAAAAAATGATTTTTGAAGGTTTGGCATCCGATTCTTCCATAGATTCGGAGGATGAATCTATGAATCCCAACGGATTTGTAATAGACCGCTTTTTAAAACACGGTCTAATCAATTTAGACCATTTGCCATCACGAAGCCCTATCAATAAATCAAGGTTTTGGATAGGACACCCTTTGGATGCTTATGTAAAGAATAACAAGTTTTACGTACGTTGTCAGTTGTGGAAAAAATCTCCGGAAGCAAGAGCCTTTTATGATAAGGCGCTGGAAATGCTTGCAAGCGGCACCGACCGGAAGCCGGGTTTCTCCGTTGAGGGGAGAGCGCTGGAAAGAGACAAGAACAACCCTAAAAAGGTAACGAAAGCGCTTATCACAAACGTAGCAATGACAATGACACCCGTAAATGCAAATTCGTTTGCCGATATAGTAAAGGGCGTGCAGACAGTAGATTTCGTGGAGAGCAATAAAGAAGAAATTAGCAACGGTTCCAATAACGTTCTTGTAGAGCTACAGAAGGACGGATATAATATAAGGATAGACAAGTCTTTCAACGTTACCATTAACCCTATCATAGTGGAAAGAGACGAAAGATTTCAAGAGCTTTATAATTATTATCTGAACGGCAATGTAGGATTGAACGTTATAAAGGACTATTTGAGAACTGTTAATAAATAAGTTTGTACACAATTAAAAGTTTAATAAAGATGGACGAAAAATATTTGAACGACCCTATCGTATCTCTGATGAAGTCTATGGGATTTTCTGACGAGTACATTATGGCGAACGTGAAAATCGAAAAGTCTGAAAACGGAGCAGCAGCAGGAGACCATGAATCCGAAACCAAAGAGGAAAAGGATATCAACAAGCTGGAAAAGGAAGCCGTGAAGGACGAAGAAAAGGTGAAGGAAGACGAAAAGAATACCGCCAAGGATAAGGATACAGAAGGTGAAAAAGTGGAGAAATCCGACAAGGAAGACATCATGAAATCATTGGGTTCTGTATTTGCACCTTTGATGGAGAATTTCCAAAAGTCTATTGACAAGTTCCAGGAAACAGTGGATGGTATTAACGACAAGTTAGACAAAATGTCTGGCGTTACTCCTATGTTCCGTTCAGAAGGACTTAACAATATGACAGCCATTCAGAAATCTTTCGAGGAAAGAAAGGATGAAGCAGGCAAATACGAAGTTAACGTAGTGAAAGACAGACCTATGGCAGTAAAGCTTATTGAAAAGTCTTTGGAAGAGGCACCGGAAAGTATCGCTAAGTCACTGGAAAGTGATGCGCTTGCATATCTTATCAATCCGGACGCTGAAACAGTAGGTGAAAACCTGGCGCGTTACATGTACGAAAAGAACGGTGTAAAATTCGTGAAATAAACTCTATTAAAATAAAAGAATATGGATTTGTATAATTATAGCAATCAAAACGGTACTGGCGACGTACTGGGCGGCATGGATTCGGCAGAAATCTTGAAAGCGATGGAAGCAGGTCTTAAGACCGGAATGCAGTATAACAACGAAATCAACAATGGTGGTGGTCTGAAAGTTGAATCCCTGGATTCAGTCTTGAAGATTCTGGGCAACCGTATGAACCAGTTGGTTTATTACATGGAAATGCCTAAACATAAGATTGACAACACTGTACACCAATACAATCAGTTGTATAAGTATGGTGAGGAAGTCGGTATTTTCAACGCAGAAGGCGAGACCCCACAGGAAACCGATTCTCAATACAGACGTAAGTCAATAGTAACCAAGTTCATGGGTGTTTCCGGACAGGTTACACATCCGGGAATGTTGGCTAAATTGGCTGGTAACATGGATATGTACCAGAAGGAAGTAGAAAACAAGACTATCCTTTTGAGTACCATTATTGACACACGTTTGGTTGACGCTGATTCTTCTTGTGTAGAAGAACAGTTCGACGGTGTTTTCCGTCAACACATGTTGGGTATCAACGAAATGGATGGCGGTACGGCAGAAGGTAAGACTTCTGAACAACTGTTAGACGGTTACTTCAACAGCCCGGCAGTTATCGACGCACAAGGTTCTGTGTTGAATGACAACTTGATTCAAGACGCTGCAAACGTTGTAGTGAACGTTTATAACGGTTATATCGACCGCATCATTTCTAACCCGATTGTGTTTAACAACTACGTTAAGATGTTCCACGAAAGCAAGCGAGTTATCGTAGGTCTTGCAGCTTCTGTAACTGGTGCTACTATGGGTCAGTCTGTAAATGATGTTACAACCCAGTTCGGTAAAATTAACATTAAGAATGACCGTTTCTTCGACGAACGCAAGCCTATTATGGTAGGCAAGGGCGCCGCAAGTGCTAAAGCCCCGGTTACACCGACAAAGGGAACAGCAATTACAGCAAAAGCCGCAGACACAAAGACCAACTTCGGACAGCATGCAGGTTCTTATGGTTACTTGGTAACTGCTAAGAATCGTTATGGTGAATCCGCACCTCTGAATATCACATCTGTTGGCGCCCAGGCTGTAGCCGCTTCTGAATCAGTAGAATTTGGTTTTACCGCTGGTGTGGGTGGTGCATATCCGGCTACTTGCTTCGTGGTATACCGTACCAAGAAGAATGCGGTTCTGAATGCAAACACTGAATACTATCCTATCTTTGAGGTTCCGGCTTCACAGATGGCAACTGGTTACGATGGCGCTGCTGCAAATTGTGTACGTGACCGTAACCGTATCATTGCTGGTACCAAGTCTGCATTGGTTTACTACAACGATAGTCAGATTAACGAATACTTGCAGTTTGCTGATACCATGAAGATGGACTTCGCTGTTACATCTCCAAGCAAGCGCTTTGCAATTCTGAACTACGGTACCCCGGTATTGTATCAGCCTGCAAAGATTGTACGCATCGTTAATATCGGTGAAGAAGGCTTGTAATTAGCTTGATATAAATTTATAGGTTTAAGAAGTGAAAAGTGAAAGGGAGGGAGTAATTGAACTCCTTCCCTTTTTGTTTAAAAATTTTGTATTATGGAAAAAGTGATTTTAAAAAGTCGGGTGTATAACAACCATAGAATTGTACTTAATGGTGGCCCGGTACAGTTTGTTAACGGTAGAGCGGAAGTATCGGAAGAACTCTATCAAGAAATAGTAAGCCGTAAACTTCCCGATATTTACAAGGAAGGTGAGGAACCGGAATTCAAAACACGCCTTGAAGAAAAACTTCGTTCGGAAGTGAAAGAAGGGAACAAGGAATATGAAGAGGAAATAAAACGTCTTAAGAATATCGTCGAGGCACAGAAGGTTGAAATTTCCAAGAAAGAAAAGGAAATTGAAGTATGGAAGAAATGCGTCGAGGACTTGAAGGCAGGAAACAAGGAGACGCAGGCAGCAGCCCCCGAACCGGAAACAAAGCAGGAAGCCTCTATTAAGGAAGAAGAGGACGACGAGGTAAAGACGGCTCTTAAGAAAATGAAGGTTGACGAACTGAAAGAACTTGCAATGACAGAAGACGGAGGTTCTTTCAAGGAAGAAGACCTTAAAGGCAAAAAGAAAGAGGAAATTATAGATATGATTTTGTCTAAATAAAAATACTTTACAAAGATGGGTCAATTGACGTTTACGATAAAATACAAGAAAAATTCCGGACTTGTGCTGTCTGTAGCCGAGATATGGCAAACGTACCTATATGGAATAACCATTGATGGAGGGCAGGGAGCATCATTTACGGACGAATCCATGCGTTTCTATATAGAATCAGCACAAAGAGAGGTTGAAAACTGGTTCAACTTGAAATTCTGTAAACAGTTAATTGACCAGTCTTTGACTTATTATCAGAAGGACTATTGGCAGCAATTCCCTATATTGTTCCCGTCATATCCGGTAAGGAAGCCGTTAAGCATGATTGGGATGCTCAATAAGATAGAGCAGATTATATACCCCCAAGGATGGCTGTCATGCGAGTATGACAGTGGTATGGGACAAGGGAAAAGAAGGCTGAGTGTTGTTCCTACAGGGTCTTCCACGACACAAGGAAATGCGGAAATAATATTGACAGGCATAACGTCTCAGATTGGTATGCAGCGTTTCCAGTATATACCGGATTATTGGAGGGTACAGTATATAACCGGGTGGGATGTAGACCAAATGCCTATGGACTTGATTAATCTGTTGGGAAAACTTGCATCTTTATCACCTTTGGGAATTGCTGGTGACTTGATTCTTGGTATTGCAGGTGTTGCCGGACAATCTCTAAGCATAGATGGATTAAGTCAAAGTATAAGTACAACGGCTTCTGCTACGTCTTCGGGATATTCTGCACGTATAATAGAATATTTGAAAGAAATAAAAGAAACTGTAGGAAGGTTGAAGTTAGTGTACGACGAGGTTAAATTTGCAGTATTCTAAGTTATGGGAGAAACAAGAAACATATTACAGTCTCCATCTTCTGGATTGAGTAATTTCAGACCGGAATTTTTCAAGTCGGAATTTGACAAGGCGATACAGGCCAAAGGTTACGACGTGGAGATAATGCGTGCTTTGCGTTGTCCGTGTCATGGGAAAGAATCTGCATTGCCGGACTGTCAGAACTGTTTCGGTACGGGATATTTCTACGTGAATGCGATACACACAAAGGCGCTTATAACGGGAATTAATTTCACCGATAAATACAAGTCATGGAGCCAGGAGCTTTTAGGTACAATGGCGGTAACAGTGAGGGATATAGACAAGGCGAATTTATCCTATTATGACAGAATATCTTTTAGAAATGAAATATCGTATTTTTCTGAAAATCTTCCTATAAGATACGATGATATGGGACAGCCGTTTGTGTTCACTACATACAAGCCAGTACAAGTATTGGCTATGTATCTGTTCGAGGCTTCAAACAAGCCTCTCATAAAGACGGACAAGGGACATATAAGCGACGTTAACCCTTATTGTATCATATTGGATATGGAGATAGACGCTTTGCCCGAAAATGGTTTTGTGTCGGTATATTACAAACATAATCCGGAATACCATGTTATAGACTTACCGCACGAGATACGTGCTTCATGGGCAACCGACAAGAAAAGCGGACAACTCAATAAGATAGAGCTTCCGGTTCAAGCCATTGTAAGAAGAAGTCATCTTATAGCGATGGAGAAACCTAATTTTGACGGTAGCGGTGTGATATATAATGAAGACGTATAATTTGCATCTTTGAAAGAAAATGTTTAGTTTTGTACACTTTTAAACATTTTGTATATGAGAGCAAAGAAAGTTTTGGAAGTCCTGGGTATAAGCCGGGCAACATTATCCAATTATGTAAAGGAAGGAAGGATAAAGACCCATAATTCCGCTACACAATGGATAGATTATGACGATGAATCGGTATATGCGATTGCATCTAAAGGACAAAGAAAGAATGTAATATATGCAAGGGTTATGAACAAACATAATCTTAACAAGCATATAGAAGCATTGGAAAGGTATTGTAGGGAAAACGGACTGCACGCCAAAGATGTATATAAGGATGTGACATTTAACGTTACATTGGCGCAAAGAAAAGGGTTCAATAAGTTGTTGGACGATGTGATATCCTATAAGATAGGAACGGTAGTAACACTGAGCCGGAAAAGTCTGTCGGGAACGGACAGTGATTTTATAGAGATGTTGTTTGCAAAATTCGGGTGTGATGTAAGGTATATAACGGAAGAGTAGGATGTTACCTCTATATGTTGACATATCGGAAACAGTTGCGGAATTCGCATTGACACCACAAGAAGCGGAATTCCTTGGAACACGTCTTGTTGATGATGTGGTAAAGGAATATATGCGAAGATGGAATGCGCTTGTGGATTCTGAACTGCATCAGACACGGGGAATATATCGGTCTGCCATGCAGGTAGACCGGACTTCTGCCACCTCTGTAGAATTCGTGCTGTCTGCAAGGGCAGCAGGGCCGCTTCCTATGATGCTGGAAGAAGGAGCAACACCCTTTGATGAAAAGATAGGGTTCCAGCGTTCGGACAAGGCAAAGATAAAGAAGGACGGTTTAGGATGGTATCTGACAATACCGTTCAGACACGCCACACCCGGAGCAATAGCGGAATCCGGAATATTCAGTTCCGTTATGCCTAAAGACGTGTACGATATGGCACGTAATGCAGGAGGGCAACCGTTGAAGCTTGCAGACTTGCCGATAAGCCAACAGGTAAAGGGAAGCCGGAAGGAAATAAATATACCCGGACTGAACGTACCGGAATACATGCACAAGTCAGCAAAATATGAAGGTCTTGTAAGGGTTGAGGCTCGAAGTTCAGACCAGGAGAAGAGAGGTCAGTATATGACATTCAGAAGGGTTAGTGACAAGTCAGACCCTACAAGTTGGTTCAATGGCGGTATAACGGCCAAAAAACTTATGGACAGGGCTTTGGAAGAGGCTCAGATAGAATATGTTGCTGAAATGGCGATAGACGAGGCATTAAAACAAATTAAAGGGATATGATTGAGATAGTAAAAGTAAAGCAGTTTATAGTTTCAATATTGAACTATATACCGGAAGATTACAGACTGCACCAGGGAGACGAACAGAATACCTTCCTATACAGACTTCTTAACGGAATGAAGGAAGGGAATTTTGATTTTTACGACCAGGCAAAGAAGCTGTTTTTAAGAGGAATGACAAACCCCCGTAATTTAAGGGTGCTGTTTGAATTCCCGAAAGACAATACGGGATTGCCAGCCTATGTCATAAGGGAGCCGGGAGCGGACCCGGGAGCAGCCAATTCCATAGGGAAAATGAACGGGCAGATATACGACGGTGGCGCATGGCAGATAAGAGACAGCCGTTTCCATAATTTCGAGATAATGTGTCTTTCGGACAACATGCTGGAAAGCATAATTATGTCGGAAGTTCTGTATGCACTGATAATGGGTTCCTATAACTGGCTGTCTACCCAATATGATTTGGTAGAGGTAAGGATAACAGAATTAATGACAAACCAGAACGTACTGCCTATTCCTATTTTCATAAAGTCTGTAAGGCTTGACTTGACTTTGGACCAGATTGTAGGAACACTGGTAAACGAAGAATTGCTTAACAAGATTGCATTTGAGGATGCAGGAATAGCAGCCGAAAAATGGGGTGCGGACAATTATAGTAGGGATTATGAATTGCCCGGTGTAGAATCGGACATTGATAAAATTGTGACTAAATAATTGGTATTAAATTTTAAAATAAAAAGTTTTCTTCTTTACTTTAATATAACTATATTTGCATTATGAGAAAAGCCTATAAATATAAACTGAAACCGAATGAAAACCAGAAGATTTTCTTTGAAAAGTCTTTCGGATGTACTCGGTTTGTTTATAATTGGGCTTTATCAAAAAGAATTGAAGCGTACCAACGAGAAAAGAAGCATTTATCTTGTGTTGATTTATGTAAAATGTTGACTATCTTTAAAAAGGAAGAAGATAAGCTTTGGTTGAATGAGGTTTCATCCCAATGTTTGCAACAGTCTATCCGGAATATGGATAATGCTTTTATAAGGTTTTTTCAAGAAAAGAAAGGTTTTCCGAAATTCAAGTCAAAGAAAGATAATTGGAAATCTTACAAAGCAATAAACGGTGTTAAGGTAGATTTTGGTTCAAATAAAATTCAGCTTCCCAAAATCGGCTGGGTATCATTCTACAAAAACCGGACTTTTGAGGGAAAGATAGGAACCGTAACGGTAACTAAGACAGCAACCGGGAAATATTATGTTTCCGTTCTTGTTGACGATGGGAAAGAGTTTCCTAAAAAACCGGATATAAAGTACGATACAACTGTTGGTATTGATGTCGGGATAAAGGATTTTGCCGTTCTTTCAAACGGACAAGTCTACGAAAACCCGAAATATCTTGAAAGAGCTGAGCAAAGATTGAAAGTATTGCAAAGAAGGTATTCAAGAAAGCAAAAAGGAAGTAACAGAAGAGAAAATGCAAGAATAAGACTTGCAAAGGCTTATGAGAAAGTAACAAATTGCCGTAAAAATTTCATACATCAAGTTACGTCAAGGATTGTCCGTGAAAATCAAACGATAATCATTGAGGACTTGAATGTAAGCGGAATGTTGAAAAATCATAACCTTGCAAAACACATATCGTCTGCAAGTTGGAATGAATTTTTCAGACAATTGCAGTACAAGTGCGAATGGAATGGAAGAAATCTCCTAAAAATCGGAAGGTTTGAACCAAGTTCTAAAATGTGCACTTGTGGATATGTGAACCATGAACTGAAATTGTCGCAGCGAGAATGGACGTGTCCTAATTGTAACCAATTGAACGACAGAGATTTGTTAGCAGCGATAAACATAAAGAGGTTCGGACTACAAAGCCAGAACCTCATAGGAGAGTTACCCGTGGTAGACGGGATTATGGACGTGGAGTGGTCGGCAGTAGCCGGGGCGGTGAAGCGTCAATATGTATTTCTGTAAAGTAATATATAATTACCCCGAAAATGTATGAATGTAAGGATTTGATAGGGAAGTTCTTGCAGAATTTCGTAGACAAATAAAAAAGAAAAATAATATGGCATCAACGTTTATTTTCAACGGTCGGCAGATTTCATTGCCCGGTGTCTACTCCACTATTGTAAGTGGGGAAATGAACCCGGCACGAAATCTTGACTATGGAAAAGTCCTTATTATTGATACAGGAAAGTATTCAGCCGGATTTGGTGGCGGTGCTGGTATCAATGGCGAGAATGCGCAGGGACAGAACGCTATCTATACTTTCGACAATATCGCGGATTTTCGTGCTTTCATGAAGGGAGGTCTTTGGTGGAGAGTTGCCGAAGCTCTGTTTGCACCGGACCCTTCAAACCCCGATGCAGTAGGAATTTCCGAACTTGAATTTGTTCGTGCAGCAACAACTACAGGTGCAAAAATGACGTTTGCGACGGCAGCAGGAGGCACGTTTGCGGTAAAAACATTGGACGAAGGTTTGGTAGCCAACGGTTCGTTATTGAACGACGAGTTATTAACAAAGGGTTACGGTATGAACTTTATCGCAGGACGCGAAGACGCTACCAAGTGGATTTTGCAGTTCTGGAGAGGTACATATACCGGAACATACAGCGACGGTTTACCCTACGGAGACATCACGCAGGAAAACAGTGACCCCGAACTTGTTCTTGAATCACCGGAATTCAAGAATATGCAAGAACTTGTGGATTGGGCACAGAATGATTCTAATTTTGCTTTGGCGTTCGTACTTGATTCAACTACCAATGTGAAAGGCGACGGTGAGATTACTGAAGGGGACATTACAACGGCACTGGGTGACAAGCCTTATATTCTGGCAGCAGGAGGTACAGAAAGTTTCGACATGGACGACTTTAACGCTGTACTGGACCAGATTGTAGGTTTGGACTATAGTAATGTCATTCTGGACCAGGTAGGAGAAAATGCCTATTCAGCTACGACAAAAGCATACATTACACACATGAACGGTGCAGCCAAATTCCAGCATTTCCTCTATGTGGCAGGATATGACAAGGGAGCGGATTTCTCAAAGGAAATCGATTTGGCGAAAAATTTTGACAGCTCGTTCGTGCAGCTTGTACACGGTGGCGCTGGTGTGGTATCTGCATTCGATGCGCAGAAAATCCGTTGGTGGGGTGTAATGTATAACTTGTGTGCGATTGTGGGTCGTATCAGTGGAAAACCGCCTTATGTACCGCCTACATTCAAGTCAATCGGAGTTGACAGACTGCAACACGCGTTGACTGAATCAGAGAAGAAGAAGGCATTGAAATACGGTATTTTAACAACCGTATTGAACGACTACACCGGAAAGTTCAATATTTTGCAAGGTGTGAACACATTACAGGACAACGCCAATCTGTTCAATGCAAAAGGACAATCTTATTCTATCCAGTTTATGCGTATCGTCGCACAAATCAATAAGGAATTGATTGTAAATGCGACATTGGATTTGCTGGGACAGGAAAACGGTGTTAACGCCAATACACTGACAGCAGGAGCGGTTAAAGACTGGACTGTGGCATACTTGCAATCAAGAACCGCAACGGATGCACAAGACAATCTGATTTTGTCGTTCAAGGACGTAGTGACAACAAGAAAGGAAGACGCTTATTTCACCACCTACAAAATTGTGGTAAATAACGAAATCACTAAGTTGTTCTTTACTGGATATTTAATTCGTGGATAACAAACCCTAAAAGATAAAAGATTATGGCAGTTTTTACAGCGCCTAAAGCGTATATTAAAATAGATAATCAAGTAGCCGGGTTTGTTCGTAATCTGCAATTTGCAGAAAACATCGCCCGTGCGAACGTACAAGGGCTTGGTTCGCTTCTTAACCAGGAGGTTCCGGCCGTACAGTATCAATGCACATGGACGGTAGACCAGTTCTTTATTGACTTCAAGCAGCCAGTAATGGAAGGTATGATGCACCGTCTTGGTTCCGTCAAGTCTATTGTAGACACCTTGATTTTGGGCGAGCTTGGTTTTGCCATTGCTATTTACAGCAAGACAATTCAGAGCCAGGATTCGACTACAAAGATGGTGACAGCAGTAGACCCTACCGGACAGACTATGTGCATGTTGAATCCGTGTTTTGTAAATAATCAAAATTTTTCATTGCAAGAAGCTGGCATTGCCGGGTATTCCATCAGTGGACTGTATTTAACACCGATATCTACACTTGAATTGTAATTTTGATTTTTATAAATATTTTATATTTAGGGAGTTACACATAGTAACTCCCTTTTATTTTGGTAAATAATATAAATATATGTTTGTTAAAATAGTATAAATAGAAAATTTAATACAAATATGTGATAATGTACTATTATATTTGCGTTCATAAATAACTAAAAATTAATGATATGGAAGCAGATTTTAAGAAAGGAACGAAAGTTTGTAATAAATGCGGTAGAGAATTACTTATAAGTGATTATCATAAAGAAAGTAGAAGGAAAGATGGTTTATCTTTATATTGTAAAGAATGTGAGAAAGAACGAGGTAAAAAGAAAAGAGAAGCAATAAAGAATGACCCAGTAAGACATCAGAAAATGCTGGACGCTTATAAAAGATACCATGCTTCTGAAAAAGGAAAGGCAAAGCAAAAAGAATGGAACTCAAAACGGGTATATACAGAAGAACAAAGAGAACATAGAAGACAATATGCTAAAAAATATTATAAAGAAAACCATGTTGTAAAAAGACCTCCAAGAGAATTTATAGTGATAGAAGGAAAGGAGTATTTGAAGTGTTCTAAGTGCGGAGAAATAAAGCCGAAAGAAGACTTTTTCAAGGAAAATAAAAATCCGCTTGGTTATGCTTATGCGTGTAAAGAATGTAAGAGAAAACAACAAAAAGAGTATATGCAGACTGATGCATATAAAGAAAGAATAAGTGCATATAATAAGGTATATAGACAACAAGAAAGTTTTATAGAGTATAGAAAAAATTATGATAGAAATAGGGCTGGATTAGACCCTTATTATAGATTAACTAAATCATTAAGAAACAATGTGTCTAAGGTAGTAAGACGAAATAGTAGAAGAGGTAAAACACTTGATTTAATTGGTTGTTCAATAGATTTTTTTAAACAGCATCTCGAAAAACAGTTTTTGCCTGGTATGACGTGGGAGAATTATGGTACAGAATGGCAAATAGACCACATTGTACCTTGTTCTGTATTTGACCTTACAAGTAGATGGCATCAGTTTGTTTGTTTTAATTGGAGAAATACGCAGCCATTATGGATTAAAGATAATCAAATAAAGAGAGATGTTTTGCCGGAAAACTATAAGGAGATAATAGAAGAAATAAGAATTGCTATAGGATGCAAGAAAGAGATTATCCTATTAAATGATGTTAATAAATCCACAATTTAGACATAAGCACTTGCGTATGTCATAACATAATCTTATCTTTGCAATGTGATAAGGAAAGAAAGTCAAACAAATAAAAGATAAAAGATATGAAATCAAATGTAGAAAGAATGACGGAAGATTTGAAAAAGGTGTTGTTTTCAAATGTATATAGCTTTGAGATTGAAACGAAAGATATAGTTTTCGGATTTAATAAGGTATTGAAGAAAAGAACTAAATCAATGGCAAAGGCTATAGCTTTGGAACAAAAACTGAGAAATGATGTCGGACGTTATTTGTCCAGTACGGTAGTTGTTGCTTCTGTAAGAATGTACAAAAATGGAGAGTTAAGAGGTGAATTTAAGGCTAATAATTTTTGATTGTCAAACAAATAAAATTTTGAAGTTATGAACGTTTACAGCAAGTTTTGTCCGAATGTATTTTTAGCAAAGTGCGAAGAAAAGTATGAAAAGGGAGAAGTTATCGAAGTAACGACCAAGTACGGAAAGGAAAACGAGTGCATTGTTTTCAATCTGATATATGAAAAGGACGGATTCTATTACTATTCGATAGTGCGTGCAGACGGTTTCAATGTCCAGGAGTGGGCAAAGCAAAGAGCGGAAAGACGCAGAATGTGGGCGGCTTCGGCAGAACAAAAGAGTAATGAGTATTACGAGAAATCCAATAAAGATAGAGACTTCCTATCATTGGGAGAACCTATCAAGGTCGGACACCACAGCGAAAGAGGACATAGAAAAATGATTGACGAAGCCTGGAACAATATGGGCAAAAGTGTTGAGTTCAGCGACAAGGCTGTCGAACATGAAAGAGTAGCCAAGTATTGGGACAAGAAAGCGGAGGTAATTAATCTATCCATGCCGGAAAGTATAGACTATTACGAGCACAAGTTAGAGAAAGCCAAAGAATATCACGAAGGCTTGAAATCCGGCAAATATCCACGTGAACACCTCTATTCTTTGACTTATGCAAAGAAGGCGGTTAATGAAATGCAAAAGAATTATGATACAGCAAAAAGATTGTGGGGAGAACAAGAGGATTGAAACAGCCATTGAAAGGATTATAGAATATCTTTTCAATTATACCCCTAACTTTAAGAGAACCCGGTCAAAGATAGAACTCATGGAAAAGTTCTGGGAAAAGACCGGGATTTCCTCTAATAGGGCGTTATGGGAATATATGGTGTTTCAAGGGTCTATGATAGAGAGCAGCCGATACAAGGAAATAATATTCGACCCCTATAATTTGATAGGCCCGAAGGCAATAGAGAAGTGGAACAAGAGGGGAAGATACCAGGTATTCAGAGCTAACAAGTATCAGCGAGAAAGAGGATGGATAAGCCCGTTTAAGGAAGAGGAAGAGGGTTTATCTGAAAGATACAGGGAGATGTTGAGGAAAAAGTATTGGAACAAGGAGAAGGGGTTTATACTTTGCAGCCAGTACGGAGGATGGTTATTCGACAAAAACAGATGTAAGGATTGTATATTTTACAAGGCTTGTGAAAAATGACATACTAAAAGTTTATGTTATCAAATAATATTTGTATATTTGTGCCATGAAAAAGACAGTGGGTAACTATATAGAACTTTGCACTAAAAATTATATAAATAAATAGGAAATTTAAAATATTCTATTTATATTTGTGATATGTATTTAACGGAGCAACATATAATAACAGTTAATGATAAGAGGTACAAGGATTTAGACCGGATTTGTTTTCTATCCAAGAACTTGTATAACGCGGCTTTGTATATCATAAAGCAAGAATTTCTTGTTTCCGGGAAATGGATAAGGTCTGTAGAACTTAATAAAAAGATGGTTGCAGAAAATAATGTTGATTTTAGGGCTTTGAGTGGTTCCTCTTCCCAGCAAATTTTAATGGCTTTGGATAAGAATTTGAAATCTTATTTTTCTGCCATTAAAGCATGGAAAAGAGATAACAAGAAATTTACCGGATGTCCTAAATTTCCGAAATACAAGCATAGAACAAAAGGAAGAAATATATTTACTTATTCTTATGCACAATTTAAGCATAGAGGAGAATATATTTACTTTCCAAAGAAAGAAGGTCTGAAACCGTTAAAAACGAAATGCAAGGAAGGAACAGTTAAGCAAGTCAGATTTGTGCCGAAAGCAGATTGTTATGTAATAGAATTGGTATATGAATCAGAAGTAAAGGAACAGTTACTAAACAACAATAGATATATGTCTATTGATTTGGGGGTTAACAACTTTGCTTCTATTGTAACGAATACGAGCAATAAGGCTGTTTTGATAGATGGAAAGAAATTAAAGTCTGTCAATCAGTATTATAACAAGAAAAAAGCTAAAGTTCAATCACAATTAAAGAAAACAAATGGAAAGGAAAATTCGAGACGGTTAATGAATCTTACAAGAAAGAGAAATAATAAGGTCAAGGACTATTTGCATAAGGCAAGCAAGGAAATTGTAAGTATGTGTTTGAAAGACAACATAACTACATTGATAGTAGGGTATAATGACGGATGGAAACAGGAAGTGAATATGAGTAAAAGAAATAATCAGAACTTTGTTTCAATCCCTTTTGAAATGTTCATATCAATGTTAAGGTATAAATCTGAAAGACAAGGACTAAGATTTGTTGAAATAAACGAATCTCACACGTCAAAATGCAGTTCTTTGGATTTAGAAGAGGTAAAACATCATGATAGTTATGTTGGAAAGAGAGTAAAAAGAGGTCTTTTCAGAACAAAGGACGGAATTTTGCTCAATGCAGATATAAACGGAGCCTACAATATCATGAGAAAAGTAAAAGGGGATGCAGCAATGCCACCCTATAGAGGGTTTGGGTATAACCCAGTTAAGAAATTTATTAACAAATAGATACAAGTGTAAACATGTATATAATTACCAAGACAGTGAAGGAAGAAGTAAGACCGTGTGTTTCTTGTAAGGAGAATCATTTCATATATGACCGCAACAGATGGTTATGTAAGGAATGCTACGACAATAGAAAGAAATTGAAGCTGAACCGTGCTTCATTGAAGGAAGAAGAAAACAGACTTAATGAAGTGTTCGCTAAAATATGGGAAGAAAATCCGCATTATTGCTTTCATTGTGGAAAGTGGCTGGGACTTGAAATGAAACCTATTTTCTTCTCCCATATATTGAGTAGGGGCGCGCATCCCGGTTTACGTTGTGACCCGGAAAACATAGTTTTGGCATGTATGGAATGCCATCAGATATACGATTTCGGAGACAGAAAGAGTTTGAAGAACCAGATACCAGAAGAGAGGATAGAAAAACTTTTGGAGAAAGAGTATGGGAAAAGATATTGATTTACTGATAGGATGCGCAGAAGTGTTTACCGCTATAGGACTGAAAAGGATTTCCAGAATGATAGTGGATTACCTGGAGAACCCTAATAGCGAGAAGGCGGAAATATTTCAGAAAGAGGTTGAGGCATGGAAGGAATACGAGGAACGTTCAAAAGGCAGAATGTTTGTGTTCAGTGACGGGGAACACGCCCTTATGAAGTATTTCATTATATCGTATGAAAAAGACTGGTATTCGGACGGGAACCCGGCTATAGTGATAAACAACCTGGCAGATGAAAGCGCGTCATTCAAGGACAACCCTATAAAGAATTTATGGGTAGTGTATAAGAGTGAGGAAGACCGGGACAGGGATTTTGAAAGATTGTTAACAATAAAATAAAATAAAAGTATGGGGAAATTTTTGATAGAAGACGTAAACGCAAAAGGATTGCTTATCTGGATGAATGATAATTTCCGGAAGCAGAACGGGAAACGGTTTACCCGTAATGATGTGCAGGCATATATAATGAGAGGACATTTGCCCGAATATTTGGGAGGAAATGAAATTGTAGTAACCCCTAAAAAGCACTGTACAATTAAGATGTACAACGTATTGGAAAACGATAACAACCCGGTAATGGAGGAAGAAGAAAATGAATGTATTGGTAGCATGTGAAGAAAGTCAAAGAGTTTGTGAAGCTTTCAGAAAGAGAGGTCATAACGCCTTTAGTTGTGATATTGTAGATTGTAGCGGAGGACACCCCGAATGGCATTTCAAACAGGATGTCTTGCAGGTTATCCCTAATTTTGGAGGAAAGCTGCAAAACGGTGAGGAGTATTATTTGCCGGAAGGCGAAGAATGGGATTTGATGGTTGCGCATCCCCCTTGCACCTATCTATGCGTGTCCGGTGCTGCATGGTATTATCACCCGGAAGACAAGGGATTACCGATAGAACAGAGAAGACCGCATCCTAAATATCCGAACAGAGCGAAAGACCGAGAAGAAGCCGTTAATTTCTTCATGGAGTTATACAATTCGGGTGTAAAAAGAATTGCTATAGAGAACCCGGTAGGAATAATGAGTACAAGATTCAGAAAGGCAGACCAAATCATAGAACCTTGGATGTTCGGGGATGAAGCAAGCAAGAAGACTTGTTTATGGCTTAAAAATCTGCCTAAACTCACTCCTACAAAGATTGTCGGGAAAGGTGAAGTAGTGGAGGGGAAGACCGGGTTTAGAATGCAGAAATGGTATTGTGACGCCTACGGACTGCCTAAAGAAGAACGTCAGAAGATAAGAAGCAAGACATTTCCGGGCATTGCGGAAGCGATAGCGGAACAATGGGGTAGTTTAAAATAAATTTTGGTAACGTGAAAACAAGTAGTAATTTTGTGATTGTCTATGACTTTGAAACCGGGGGATTGCCAAGCAAGGAGAAGCAGGCTTTTTTGGATATCCCTTTGGTAGAAATGGCTATGTCGTGCATAGACATGAAAAAACTGGAAATAATAGACCGTGTGGAAATGATATTCCCGTATAACTACAAGGAAGGACTTGCAGGATATTCGGAGGAAGCAACGGCAGTACACGGCATAACAAAAGAAGTCCAAGAAGAGAATGCGGTGCCATTGAAAGAGATATACAGCACTTGCAAGAAATGGTTCGCCAAATACAAGAATCCACGCCAGATGTGTACGCTTGTAGGGCACAATATCGTAGGATTCGATAACCCGTTTCTGAAAAACTTCTTCGCCTACATGAACGACGATATAGACAATTACGTAAAATACTACATAGACACGATGCAGTTTGCACACATGGCGGCTTTGGAACAGATGGACTACAAGCTTGGTACGTGCTGCCAGAATGCAGGGATAGACCTTGTGGAGGCACACAGGGCACAGCATGATGTGGATGCGAATGCAATGCTGTTTATCTCTTACGTGAAGAAGTTAAGGGGTGAAGGCGTGGAAACGGTGCAGAAGAAAGAGAGGAGATATAGAGAGGACTTTCAGTTATGTTAACGGGCGACGGAAAAGGAATACTTACAAATAACCAGCTTACATATCTGTACAATGCGGTAGACAATATCATAGAGAGATTGCCGGAAAAGGCGCTTAACCAGTTGCTTGAAGGGTATGGAAACGACGTTGACACCATGCTTAGAGAAATGGTTCATCAGTCGGAAAAGGCGTTGTATCTAGGCCGTACTATGGATTCGGAAAGCTTGTCTTATGTGGATAACGTGAAAGCCTCTATGGACAATACTCTTAAGATATTGTCACTCAATTATTTTATAACAACCATGCTTCCAAAGTTCCGGTTAGGATGGCGTAATATAGAGTGGTCCAATTTGACGCAATTATATCCGTGGAGTTGTTATCTATGCGCACGCGCGAGTGGCAAAAGTTATCAATGGTCTTATGCCTTCATATTGTGGCGTTTATGGTCCTACACAAGACCGACCGCCTACAGACAGGACACGGTAGACAATGCCAACAGGAAAGAAACATGCTATATTACCAACACTTTTACATTGGCAAAGGTACAGATAGCAAAAGTGACGGAAGAGATAGAGGCAAACGACTTGATAAAGGAAAAACTCAACCCCTATAACAAGGCTTCAATTGGAGAAACAGCCATAAAGACGGAAACGGGGAGTACGCTGCATGTACGCGGTAAGGATTCAATGATTCGTGGTTTGCACGTAGGGGCTTGCTTGTGTGACGATATGCCGGATGAAAGCTCCCTATATTCGGACGAACAAAGGGAGAAACTGAAAGAACTTTTGAAAGGTACAATAGAGCCGATTGTAGAACCATACGGTTATTTCCTTGTAACTGGTACACCCTATTCTTCTGCACCGAATGAATTGTACCAGATATTGAAGGCAGACAAGCGTTTTTATTGTTTTGAGTACCCGATATTGTTTCCGGATGGTAGACCATTAGCACCAGACAGATACACGTTTGAACAGATATTGGCGAAAAAGGAAGAACTTGGAACGATTGTGTTCAACCGTGAATATTTGGTGGTTCCTATCAGTGACACGTCAACGATATTTCCGTATGAATATCTGATGCGTAGCGTTATAGGAATGGAAACGATACGTTTTGCGTCAAGTATAGACGATTTTCCTTTCAAGCTTACAAGGGTACATATAGGTGTGGACTTTGCGGTTTCCGGTAATATTGGAGCGGACTATACAGTGTATTCGGTATGGGGCAAAGATGCGATGGATAACTACTATTTGTTGTACTATTACCGGAAGCGCGGTATGTCGCACAACGAACAGGTAGATAAGATTGTACAGCTTGACCGACTTTTCCACCCTAATAAGATACGGTGTGAGGCAAACGGTTTCCAGTCCATATTGTCCGGACTGGCAAAGGAAAGAGGGCTTAAGAATATAGAACCGTTCACGACAACGGAAGGAAACAAAAAGGACCTCTATACTGGATTGCCTTCTTTGTCTGCAATGTTTGAGAGAGGGCAGATAAAATGCCCTTATGCGATTGGGGAAACAAGGCAGGCGGTAGACTTGATGTTCGGTGAATTTTCTTCTATTACATTTAGAAGTGATAACGGGAAATTGGAGGCAGCAAGTGGTCACGATGACGTGGTAATGTCGTCGTTCATTTCCTTAAATAGCTTACGCGAAGACGATAAAGAAGTACAATTAAGTGTAGAATTAATATAATGTTAATTATATGTTAAAATCACATAAGCACTTGCGTATGTCATAACATAATATTATCTTTGCAATGTGAGAAAGAGATAAACGAAGTCAAACAAATAAAAAGATAAGAAAATGGAAAACGATGTTAAGGTTCTCAAAGAGTTATACAAGTTCATTTGTGTTAGTGAAGGTATTAAGGCAATTGCCTTGAAGTTCTGTAAAGTTGGAAAGGGTGGAGCTTGCTGTTCATATGTGGCTAACAAACCGAAATCAATCTCTATTGACTTGAATAGAATTAATGTCGGTTCCGCCTACGCTTTGTGCCACGAAGTAGCACACCAGATATGTATCGCTAATGAAGGCAATGCAACGCATAACGCAAAGTTTAAAAAGATGGAAAAGGAATTGGTTAAGAAGTATGCTAATTGCGCTATTGCAAGAAATTTGATTTGGTAACGAAGGGAGGACAAAGTTATGATTACTGATAGAAAGAAAGCCCCGGCATGTTTGAGATATAATGTTAGTAACAATTCTGGTTCAATAAATAAGAATTTCGAGAAAAATCAGCAACAAGAAGCGTATGATTTTGCTTATTCAATGAATGAGACAGCAATAATACGAGGATATATTTTTGTAAAGCAAAAAGGGCAATGGGTGAGAAATACTATTTTTATGGACCATGTTTTTAGATAAGGAGGCTAAGGTTATGAAAAAGGATTTGATAAGAACGGCTATAGGATTTAGATGTTTTCTAACCATTGAGGAAATAGAGGTAACGGACCCTAAAGACAGGAAAGAATGTAAGATGTTTGAGGAATTGAACGACTTCACCACTATCAAGAAAATCGCGTTGAAGTATACCGATAACAAGCTGTTTCACGAGATAACGAACCGACTGGTTGAACTTGACAAAGTGGATTTGACAGAAGAAGAACATGCAGAAAGACAATCACTAATTACTCTATCACAATATTTTAGGGTGAAGTTTTGATTTAACTAATTAATGATGTATATTTGTAACGTATATAACATTTTGTGATTATGGAGGATAAGATAATTAAAATTAAAGGGCATGAATATAAGATGTCCTTCCCTACAGTAGGACAATATTACGAGATTGAAACGCAGAAGCAGTTTTTAGGTCGCGGATATTACAATACCTTGCTGGGAAACAGAACGCAGGCTGCGGCTGACGCTTTGGATATGATAGACATTGAAGCGACGCTTACAGTGATGTTGCCGGACTTGCTGGCAGATATGAAGGTAACTTCTTTCAAACAGCTTGGTATCAAGGACTATGTAGAGGTAAGGGATATTTACAATAAGGAGGTTTTGCCTTTTATTAAGGAAGTTGAAAAAATGATGAACCCCAACCGATAAGAGTATTCGAGCGAGAATCACTATAGTTTGAAAGTTTAGTTATTCAAAGAGTGTAGGGGTGTAGTCTGTTACGGGTTATACCCCTATTTTTGATTGATTTTGTATGATGGAGCGAAATAAAAAGGAAGATTTCAGAACGTTTGTAGTCAGATGGAATAATAAATTTCCGCTTGACAGATGGTATAGAAAGAAACATAATATTGCTTTCATGTCCGAGGAACACAAGAAATGTTCTTTTTTTCAACAACTTTTCGAGTTCGAGGAAGACCGGATGTTCAAGCAGGCTTTGGAGGACGAGGAAAAGAAAGTTGAATATGTTCCGAATATCGGTGAATGGCTGAAAGATTCCTATGACGAAATGGTAGACCAGGAAACCGATACCAAGGAAATAACGCAAAGTCAGATTGAGGCTTTCCGTGAAGAAATGGCGCGGATGGCTGAATACGAGGAAAGCCAAAAAGATAAGGAATAATGGCAGAGGACAAGAGGATTAGGATTGCGGCTGATACCACACCGCTAAGACAGTTGAGAGAAGAAGCGGTTTCTTTGTACCGCGAGATAAACCAGGCTTCCATGCAGAGCGCACAAGAAGCCGATAAAAGCATTTCACAGCTACGGGAACAACTTGCATTGATGGAAGACCGTAACGAGCTGGAAAGGCTGTTACTTGACCTTAAAAGACAGTCTGCCGCCATTGATGCAACCACAATGCAAAAACCGTCTCCTATGCCGGAAAGACCGATAAGGAGACAACCGCCTACAGAAGAACTTCCAAGACCGGAACAGCCTATCATAGACCCCGAAACCGGGTCTATTACATGGGACGTGTCACCAAGAAGAAAAGAGGAACCCGTACAGCCGGAACCAAGACGGAAAGAACCAATACCGGAAATGGACATAGAAGAACCTTTGCCTACAGAAGAACCGGAAGAAAGACCAGCGCCAAGAAGAAGGAGAAGGAAGGTCCAGGAACCTATACTGGACGTTGAACCCATCATAGACGAGGAAACAGGTTCTATGACATGGGACTTGACACGGAAACCGGAAAGGGAAAGGATTACCCCTACAGAAAGAGGTTTGGAAAGAGAAGAACCGACTACCACAAAGGAAACACAGAAGGAAATATTAAGGGAGATAAACAGACACGTCGAGAATATAGATGAATCTGTTACGAATGTCGACAATTCCAAGAATTTCCAGGACAACAGCGAAAACAGAACGGACAATTCACGGCATACGGAGAATATAACCGAAAATGTCGTGAATATTGAAAAGAATACCCAGACAATAACGGAGAACACGACCGCTATAAAGGAAAAGGGTAATTTAAACGCTGTCTCTGAACAGTCAAACAGACCTCTATTAAGGGAAGACGACAGAATACAGAGAAGACCGGAAATAACGGATAACGGACAGACGGAAATCAAGTTTTCCGACGAGGGAATAATACGTGCTATTATAAGACTGGGAGCGGTAACGGATAACATAGGACGTGACGTCATTTCCGCTTTGAGAGGACTTGAAAAAGGGTCGGGTGAGGAAAATCAAAAAACCAGTATTACCCGTTACCTGGAAACTATTGCAAATTCTGTATCTGTTATAGAAGACAGTGCAGAAAACATATTGGAAGAAATGCAGAAAGCCACTTCCGGTTCGGGTTTCGGAGGTGGAACAGGGACACCTGGAGGTATTGTACCACCTACCGGAAGCACGGGTGGAATAGGAGGACTAAATATATTCGGAGGAGGATTAAAAGGAATATTGGGCGGTCTTGGAGGTTTAGCGGCATTCAATACCGCTAAAAACGTATTGTCAGAAAGATATTTCCGGCAGCAGGAATTTGAAGCGCGTTCCCAATACCAAGGAACCGTGGAAACGGCCGCAAATTATACACGGTTACAAGCCGCTAACCAGGCAGACGCTTTTAGGTGGATTCCTCTAATTGGTGACACGATAGCAAAAAGCATAGAGTTGCCAGCACAGCTTGCAGCAGAAAAGATGATGGCAACTTTCGGGAAATACGCGGAAGGCGAAAGACGTGTTATCCCGTATGCACAGGTTATGGGTGTATCAGCCGGGGAAGCGTTCAGACAAGCCGGAAGGGAAGGAAGTTATGCAGCCGAATCACTTGGTATGGATTACGCTTCATACCTTGGAAGACGTGCCGAATTGATACGTGCAGGAGGAGGACGTTTTGTTGGTGGCAATGAATACGACCCGTATGCAGTAAGGGAAACGCAGTCTGTAATGGCGGCAGAAAGATTGTTCGGTCTGTCTCCTAATGCAGTCAACCGCTTGCAGGGCGCAATGAGGTTTGGAGACCAGGATTCCGGTACAGGGGCTTCTGCGATTATCAGAGAGTTCGAGCAGGCAATGAAAAATTTAGGCATTCCGTTCGAGCAGATAGCCTCTACAATGGAGGAAAGTTTAGATACTTTCATTACACAGTCGGACCAGATTCTTTCCAAACGTGGTGAGTTTGACGCAAAGGAGCTTGCAGCGATGTTCAGTGGAATACGCCAGGCAACCGGATTGCAGGGAAGACAACTTGAAAGGGTACAGCAAGCATTCACCGGACAAGGAATATCAAAAGATGAGGTGACGAATGCAATGCTTGTACGGTCTATCCAGGAAGTTATGCCGGACAAAACATCCTATTCGGAAATCCAGGAAGAACTGGAAAAGATACGTGCAGGAGCGGCAGACCCCGAAGTTATGGAAAACTTCTTGAATAGGGTTGTAGAACGTACCGGGGGAGGTTCTGAACAGTTACGTTTGGCAATGTCCGAAATATTCCCTAATTTGTCTTGGAATGACATCAATTCCACGATACAAAAGGATAGTGACCCATCTAAGCTTGTGAGCAATTTGTTTGACTTGTATAAACAAGCAAGCCAAAGGATTAGGGAAACTCCTACAGAAGCTTATGATAGGGACGCAGCACGAAGGACTGTAGGCACAGGGGAAACTATTTTGGCAAGTGATATGAACCGCCAGATGTCGGAAGGAGCCAATATTTTAGGGGAGATTAGAGATTTGGTGAGAGAAATAAACGACAGAGGTAAAAAGGTTGCTGATATGGAGTTGGAGGTTCCGAAAGAGAAGATAATTCAGCAATCTGCCACAGGAGGAAGCGGTTTAGTCAATATGAGTACAGTAAGCGGAGGAGTGGATGCCGGACGAGCTATTTCTCAATGGTTTAAACGCGCTTTAGACGAGTGGGCAAGAGAAAGAGTTAACGGTGTGTCGGAAGCAAATAAAGTGATACAGCAAGAACGATGAAAGTAAATATATTTAACATACAGAGCTATAAGTACAATGTAGAACCCCAAACGTTTATAGACGATTGGCAAAAGGGATTGGGACCAGATACACCGGAAGCAAAGAAATTATCGGTTCCGGAATTTATGGATGTGGTAAACGAGATTTCCAAAATTTCAAACCTGGACGCCATTTGGGCCACATACGACGATTGGGAGAAAGAGAAGTACAAGAACGAGTATTCAAACAAGAATTTGCCATATATCAAGCCGAACACTCCACTTTCTTTCCCTATAAAGGATTCTCCTTTGCTTATACAAAAAGCGTCAAAGAGCGACATGTTCATGAAGCAACGCGATTTTTCGGCTTATTGGTCTGAAAATTTGACAAAGCTTCTACAGGATAAGGAAGGATATGTAGCGGACAATGTGGTTGCACTGGATGAAGAAATGTCAGTAAGGACAAAAGTACAGCCTATAAACATTAAGGTGTGGATATACTGCAAGGCTATAAACAAGGTTGTGGATGTAAGTCAGTTTGTCAATACATGTTCTACCGACAAGGGGTTCAAGAATGGCACGTTTTCAATCAACATAACTCCTTTCAAGGACGCCAATATGTCGAATGTGTATGGTGCAGGGTATTATGATATATTTCCGGTTGTAACACCGAAAGGATACGACTATAAATCCTATCTTGAAAAGGTAGTACAGATAAACGATATAGTGTTTATCCGGTTTGAGCGGTTGAGACTGGAAGGAAGTTCGGACAGTGAAAATGCCAATGATTTGTTTGTACCGTTGAACAAGCTTGCCAATAACGGTCCGGACTATAATGTTTGGGATATGATAGGTTTTGTGGACAGTGTAATGGAAACCTATTCTTCGGAAGGCAATTCAAAGAGTACCGTCATAAGCGGACGCGATATTGCAAAAATGTTTGTGGAGGACGGAAGTTATTTCATACCTTTGGAAAATGTCAATGATACTGTACAGAACTGGTTATTAAGAAAAACAGGTGGTGTATGGAATGGACGTAATGTGTTCGGTGGTGAGTATCAATTTGTATGGAATTTGGGGTACAAAACGATAAATGAATGTATTTGGTTTATTATTAATATAATGTCTTCTATCGGATTGTGTAGTGATGAAGTTTTCTCTTCATGGGGAGACAAGCGGATAACGGCATACAGCATTCCGGGACAGCAGGACTTGAAGGTGAGGGGAATATGGCAGATTGTCAAGCTGCAAGTGTCTGGGGATATAATGGAAAGGATTGTGACAGATACGGGGCTGGGGAACCCGAACGGAACGCTGATGCAGTACATGGAACGCATTTGCCAATATCCGTTGACAGAATTTTTCTTTGACACCTATATAAACACGATTGATGTCATTGTAAGACAGCCACCGTTTACGGAGAAGGCAATAAAAGACGCTTTCAAGTCGGAAAACTATATTACGATAACACCGGATAATGTAATATCGTATAATTTGAGCTATGACCCACGGGTTTACACTTGGTTCCAGTTGCACGCACAGAATGCACAGGTAGGTGGACGTGACAAACCAGGATTGGCTTTTGTTCCTATTGTGTACCTGGAAGAATATGTGGAACGATGGGGTAACAGGAAAATGGATTTCGTGGACATGTACTGTATTCGCATGATACAGAACGGAGCGGAAAACCAGAAGATATTTTCTACTTACCAGGCAACAATGCTGAATGACTTGATTTATCTTGTCGAAAGCAACATGTATGTACCTTTTACCCGGTGCGGAACGATAGAGATAAACGGGGACAGACGCATAAAGGTGGGAACTTTCGTGCTGAACCAAAGTACGAACGAGTTTTTCTATGTGACGAACGTAACCAACACTATATCATTTAACCGTGATGGGGTGGACAGACGTACCGTTTTACAGGTGGAAAGAGGATTCTATGTACCTATACTTAAAGGAAATCTGATGGAAGCGGTAAAAAGAAACGACAATTCGGTTTCTGAAAAATCAGCGTCCGGATTTACACCCGATTATTTTAAGTTGGTGGATTTAAGCGGTTTGAGACAGAAGGCGAAGGAAGCGGAAAGCGGACAGATAACATCCTATGACAACCCGACGGTTGACAAGCAGCAGTTTGATTATTTTTTGAACAGGAAATATTTCGGAGGACTTGAATAATGGCAGGAGGAGCACCAAGAATAAGCAGTAACAATTTGCCGCCTATAATGAAGGGGTATATAATGATACCTACGGATGTAGGTAGGGAAGCGTATATAGATACGGTATTCAGAACGAATATAGTTGCCGTGATGATGGAAGGCGGTATATTCCGTAATGATGCACGTATTACCAACGAGGCTATCAATAACATATGGTTTCCCGAAAAACCGGGTGAGAAGGGATGCCAGGTAATGATAGCGAGCAGCGATTTCCTTAATCAGCCTACAGTTATAGGCACCTTTATAGGGAATGATGAGGTTCCGGCATGGAGCGAGGATGTTATACGGATGAAAAAACAGGTGGAAGGAGTAACTATGTCTATGACGATAGACCCACGCAACCAGGAATGGAACATGAACCTTACTTCTATAGAGAAGCCCGTAAATTTCAACGTTACATTAGGAGGTAACGAAAAACATAAGATAAGATTGCAGAGTTCGGGGGAAGCCGAGATAGTGGCTTCCAAGAAGGTGAAGGTAACCGGATATAACGAAGTCATTGCGGAAGTCGTTAATGTGGTCGAGGACGTGAAAGAAAAGGATAAGGAGATAAGGCGTTTCGCTATGAACATGGAAGAGGCTAATTTTACGTGGAAGACCCAGGACAAGACAACCGTAATAAAGGCCGACCCCAACACTGTAGACGTTAATTTCCACGACGGGAAAAGCCATATAACAATGGATGAAAGCGGCGTAGTGCTGGGATATGACAATGATGCGGAAATGATTCAGTTAACGCAGAACCTAATAAAGCTTATGACCGGACAGAAAGTCAATATAAACAATGCGAAGGAACCTCTAACACTGGCGAACACTTTGATACAGCTATTGAATAATGTGGAGAACCAGATAATGACACTAAAGAACGCATGGCAAACAGCGCTTGCAGGTTCGGGGGCGATGGATGGAGGTAAAGCCGGATTCGGTGCCGGGGTCGGTGCGGTAGCGGCAGTAAACCCGTTACAGTTTGATGGAATAAAAAGCACGGTAACTTTTTCGGATTGATAATAATTTTGTATTTTTGAAAACGATAAGAAAAGATTATGGCAAACGTCGCACAATCAGCAATACAGAAAGCAGGGTCTTTGATAGAGACAGCCGGAAGAGCTATACTTGCATCTCAATTTCCTAATGATTTTGAGGTGTATCTTTGTACGCTTGAATTGGCGGATTCAAAGAACAATACGATAGATTTTTTCACGTTCCCGATTAACCCGAATGCGATAAGCAAGACGGAAGCAAAAAGGGAAAACATAAGGAATACGGCAGGGGGTGTTACGGTGTTGTCTTCTCCTACTTTTGTACCGCAGGACATAACGATAAGAGGAGATTTCGGACGTACTTTCAAGTTGTTGTTGTCGCTTGGCGGTGGTGCGTCAAGTTTGGCAGGAGCGGCCTATAGTCTGTCAGCCGGGAAATGGAGTTTAAGCGATGTTTCGGGGAAAAATACGAACTCCTTAAAGTCGGCTTCGTTCGACCCCTCTGTTAAGAACGGATATGGATGTACGAAGATATTGCAGGCTATCATATCAAAAAGCAATGGCGTGGATAAGGACGGTCTGCCATTTCGTCTTTACTTCTACAATATGGCTTTGGGTGAGAGTTATTTGGTTGTGGTGCCCCCTACTGGGCTGGTATTGAATCAAAGTTTACAGCGTAACATGATATGGGAGTATTCGCTTACAATGACAGCGATAGCGCCTTTGGAGGCTGTAGCAGGCGAACAGAAGGCGAAAACAGCACTCACTAAAATTTGTACGGCCGCAGCAATACAGAAAGGTGTGAACGATTTGGCGGCTTCTTTAGCAACGTTGTTATAAAAGGAGGATAAAGGATGGATGCAGTAATGGAAACGGCATACGCCAAATTCAAGAATATTACAGGGTACGACATAAAGAAGTTCTTCCAGGATTATGTTGATTTTTGTAATAATCATTACCCCTATATAGTGGACTATTACCAGGGAGGCGAGATAAACGCACAGTCATTCTACGAACTTGACAAGATGATTGCACAAATCAATATCGTAGAACCCATGTTTCAACTTCATGAAAACAAGTTGGACGATATTTCTATGTGGGAAATACTGGATAACTTTTCGGAAGTGGAAACAAAGATATTGACAATAAAAAATTCTGACAGATGGTTAAGAAGTGCAACGCTTGGAAGACAGAACACTCTACAGCTTGACAAGCAGTTAAGGACAGGAGAGACGTTCGAGAATGTAGCGGAAGAAATCGCAATGACGGACCCGGAAGACGACTGGACTTCTATAACTACACCACAATACATTATAGAAGAGGATTATAAGGCAGGTCAAGGAAGTAATACTTTTGCAGTAAACCTTCGCAATATCGGTGTAAACTATGTGGATAATGTGGTAGATACACTGGTAGGCGAGAACGTGTTGGGCAAAGACATAGATACGGAGTTTGAGTTTAAGAATGATGATTTGAAGGTGAAGAAATTCGGTACATCTATGGAGCAGGCATTGAAAATCATATTGGAGGCTTTGAAAGGCTGTATTCCGGAATTCAAGGACTACGGACTTCCATCTGATTTTGTAGGTCAGACAACAAATGCAATACAATACCCGGTAATATTTAAGTCCCTTATGAACATGTTCCAAAGAGATAACCGATGGGCGAGTGCAGAGCTTCTTGATTTGGTAAAAAAAGAAGACGCGGTGTTTATGAAGGTGAAGGCTACAACCGTGACGAGAGAAGATTTTGTTATTAATGTTCCTATTTAAATATATTTACAATGATTACTAAAACAGCGAATACGATTGCAAATTTAAAGAATTTGTGGATTGAAATGTTCTTAAACAAGACCGACCGCGTTTCAAACATTGCGGACGGTTCTGTACTTAATGGCGTCGCTTATGGTACTGCAAAGGTGGCGCAAAAAGCGATAAAGGATATTGCCATAGTGGAGGCGCAGATTTTCCCAAAGTCGGCAACAGGCGAATATCTGGACAAATCAGCCGCGTTGTTCGGTGTAAGTCCGAGAAAAGAAGCGCTTGGTTCCTCTACTTATGTACGTGTTTTTGCCGAGCCTGGCACGCATTATGAGGTAGGGACAAAGTTTATTTCAAAGAATGGAGTGCAATTTACTGTAGACCAGCCTTTTACGGTTGATAAGTCGGGATATGGATATATCAGTGTAAGAAGCGTTATCACCGGGTCTGCTACCAATGTGGAGGCGAACAGTATTACCGAAGTATCACCAAGACCGTTGACACATATAGAGTGCACGAATGAATATGCAGCTATTGGTGGACGTGATTATGAGGACGATGAAACATTCAGAAACAGAATAATAAATTACAACAACAAGCTTTCCACCGACACTATGGAAGGCTGGACGCAAATATTCCAGGATTTAGACCCGCGCATTTTAAAGGTAATGAATGTTGGGCTGGGTGAGGACGGAAAGACACACATTTACCTTGTAACCCAAAACGGGTCTTTCTTTACGGATGATGAATTGGAAGAATTGCTTACAAAAGCTACACCCTATTTCGGACTGACCGAACTTGACTTGCAAGGGAATACGCTTGGAATTGTGATTGAAAATGCAAAATGGATGTATGTAGGCGGTGAAGAGGGGGTGGATTTCCGTGTGGAATTGTCGCCTAATGCAGTGATTGCGGATGTAAGAAAAAATATCCAGATTGCAATGACGAAGTATCTGGATTTCCGTTTCTGGGAAGCAGGCAAAAAGGTAGAATGGGATGATTTGCTGGAAGTGGTGAAGACCGCAGAAGGCGTGAAGTATGTACCGGACGAATACTTCTTCCCCTATTTTGACGAAGAAGTGCCTTTGAATATGTTGCCTCGTATCAAGGGATTTAGAATGCGAGACCTGGAAGGAAACATTCTGTATGATTCGGGTAGCAACTTGTCCAATATTTTCTATCCGGCAGGAGAAAGCGACATATATAAAGGTTCCCAATCGGTTATAGCATCACAGAAATATCTGTGTTCGTTTACCGTAACCAATACCAAGAATGTAGCCGTACCGGGCGCATATATAACAATAGGAAACAAGGTAATCATTACGGACAGTAACGGTACGGCAAACATTCTTTTGGAGAACGGGGAATACACATACATATTGTCAAAAACGAACTGGACACAGAAGACAGGGGAATTTGTCGTTCTGAACAACCCTATTTACATAAATATAAATGATTTCATTGCGACGCCTTATCCGGTTACGTTTACCGTATATGAGGGTGAAGCGCCTTTGCAGGGGGTAACTGTGACAACAAGCGTTTACACGTCAGAAACGGACGATAATGGACAGGCGGTCATTAATTTGGAGCCGGGAACCTATGAATACAAGCTTGAAAAATCGGGTTTCCAGACCATAGAAAGTGTATTTACGGTCGAAAATCAGCCAGTAGATATATTTCAAAGAATGTTCCTTACAAAAATGAATGTAAATTTTGCTGTAATTGACAGAAACAGAAGTATTTATATTCCGGAAGCAAACATCACAATAAATGACATAAAGGAAAAGACGGATAACGAAGGGCAGGCAAGCATGGGGCTGCAAACCGGGAAATATGAAATGAGGGTCGCAAAAGAAGATTATCAAGACCTTGTAAAAGAAATTGAGATTGTCGGAGAAGACCCTAATTGTATTCTCGTCGAAATGACGGCAATTCCGTATGCGATAAAGTTTACAGTGCTGGATTCTGCTACCCACATGGTTTTGGAAGGAGCAACGATAAAGATAAATGATTCTACCTATCTGACTGACAAGGAAGGTATAGCGATTATAAGTTTACCGAACGGGACCTATGAATATACGGCTTTCAAGTCCGGCTATATGTCTGTCAATGATTTTATAGTGGTGGAAGGTTCGGAAGTATCTAAGATTGTGGAACTGGAGCAAGCCTTCTATACATTTCGTTTGACTGTACGTGACATTGAAAACGGCAACTATATCCAGGGTGCGGAATTGCAGATAAACGGAGAGACGCGTGTCACGAACGTCAATGGTGTTGTAAGCGTGACACTTGGAAATGGTGACTATGAATATACGGTAACGCACAGAAACTATAAGAGATATACCGGAACAGTGACTATCAAGGACCAGGATGTACCGGAAACAATTTACCTGGAATTGAGAGACACGGTAATAACATATACCGCAACGGACGCGATAACGAAGGCTCCTATTTCCGGTGTATATATCGAATTGATAAACAAGGGGACCGGAATTAAGGTGGATTCCGGCTATACGAATGACATAGGCGTGTTGCAGCTTGGAGCGGAGGCAGGCGAATATACTTGGAACGCGACACACAGATATTATGACGCAGTAGAAAACCAGGCGATAACACTCGAAAAACTGAAGGATATAGACCTTCCTTTCACTATGACAAGAAGGGAAATCGAACCGGAAGTTGACGTAATAGAGAATATTCCCGGTGTGTCCGGTGATGCTACTACAGTAAGATTCAGTGGTGAAAATACAGCCGAGACGTTATCCAATGATAGTTATTATTACATAGTTCATACACCGGAAAACTTCGTTGTTCCTAACAAAGGAGTGACGTTTGATTTAATGGAACATGTAAAGACTTTTCGACGTGCAGAAATCGGTGGTGAGGATGAGCCATACGATTTTACAAGTGGAGGTGCTGAATTGAAATTCAATATATCGAATGACGAAATAGCTTCTTTGGAAGGTACGATGTTGACAGTGCAGCCGAATGTGACACGTGATGCAGAGCCAAGAACTTTTTATGTGGACGTGACGATAACAACCCCGGTAAGCCAGGTGACTGTAAAGATAACTGCTGAACAGAAGGCAGCTCTGAATTTCAATCCGGTAAAGGCAGGACTTGTCGTTTCGGTAAAAAATATGTACAATGATAATGTACGGGAATACACGACGAATGCGGCAGGAAAGATATTTCCGGAAGTGATGCCGGGTATTGATTATCAGTTGACAATAAAGGAGAAAGGTTTCTATGAGAATGAAGGTCTGCTAATCAAGAACTGGGGCTTCGGTGCGAGTGTACCTACACTGATGGAAATAACGGCTTCAAAAAGGCTTGAATTGAGAGTAAAACAGCAGAATACCCTAAGACCGCTTGAAAATGCGACTATAAAGGTGTCCGGAATGTCACTGCCTCAAACCGTTACGTCCGGAAGTGATGGTTCGGCAAGAGTGTACATTTCACCTATTGCAATGAGCTATGAGTGTACAGTAACAGACCATACGAAAAAGACTGGAACATTCACACCCCCGTTGTCGGCTGATTACCTGGATATAATCATGGGCTATGCTGCAATGACGTTCAGTCTAACATTGACAGCAAGTAACCCCTATTCCAAGGTGGCAGAAAGTTGTCCGGTAACGGTTACGAGTGCATGGGGTGGAACATCTTCACAATCATATAGTTTTTCTGGAACAACGAATGCAAGCGGACAATTGATATCGCAAGGAAATGGAAATTTCAATATACCGCCTGGAAATTATACGATAACCTATGGAGGAGGAAACAGTAATTTCAACAGCAAGACAGAAAACATCTATCTGCCTACGGACAAGACGCATTCAGCAGTATTAACAAGAAGAACGAAATCAGTCACATTCACGGTAAAGGAAATAATACCCTCTATTTCGACTACAGTATCCAATCCGGTAAAAACAGGTCTCGTGCTTGCATGCTATTACAATGACAACGGTACATCTTCGGGTGCGAATGTAACGACGAATGCAAGCGGACAATTTACAAAAACAGTGTATGCAGGAATTGCAGAACGTTTCCAGGTGCAACCAATAGGATTCTATTCTGGAAACGGTGCAATAGCTACAGTCAATTATAAAGATGCAAACACAAAAGACCTTGTATATACATGTTCAAAGAGAATTCCGGTATATATCACATCCAATCTGTATGGTGAGTTAAGTGGCGCATCAGTGACGTTCAACGGAATGTCTGTGAACCAGACAGGAACGACCAATACGGACGGGATAGTGCAAATGTACATATCTCCGGTAAATATGTCTTACAGTGTAAGCAAGCAACATTACAATACCAAGACTGGGAATTTCAAGCCTACCGGAACAGAAACAAGAATGGATATTGAATTGGAGGCGAAGGAGTACCCGGTCACTTTCCATGTGTCAACACAAGGAGTTTTGCCACCGGACGGAATTTTGGTACGTGTGACAAACAACGTATTGCCGGACATTGTATTTGAGGGCGAGACGAACGCGGAAGGAACGATAGTCATGCCGAATGTTCCGGTAGGAGAATACGCCTATGAGGTTCTTGCAGGAGAGGTTTCATCCGATACGTTCTCACATCCCCAAAGTGAAAGCGGTACAGTGCTGGATGTAGAAGTACAATATGAATTGATTAACGCAGGTATTCAAGTTTCGGAGGTGTACGGTACGGCAGGAAGAGCGTACTTGTCAAATCAAACCATTACAATGACATCCAAGGCAGGAACGATAAAGCTTACTTTGGATGAGAACGGTTATACCAATCAGTTATTGATAAAGGGACTGGAATACACGTTCACAACTGATTCGTATCCTAATTTTTACAGCAATCCGACACAATCCTATACATGGACCGAAGACGGTGTGATATGGCCGTTCAACTTGAATGTGACCTCAAAGATAACGGTCAATGTAAAGGATGTATATGTGAAAAACAATATCCAGGGAGTAACGGTAGCTTACAATGAACAGACCGTAAACACGGACGCGAGCGGTAACGCTTCATTGTTCCGGTCTGCATTGAGTAAAGAGTATTCGCTTGATAAAGACGATTACAGTACGACAAGTGGAACGATAACACCTACTACAGCATCACCGCTTAATGTTACTATATTGAGAAACAAACATGTAGTAACGGTACAGCAATATGAAGTAATACCGGGTGGTGCAAGTGTAATTTTGGATGGTGGGTATAATTTTACATTAAGTTATACGTCGGCAGCAGGTAATGGAACGATTACGAGCGGAACAAACACATTTGAGGCGTATTTAGGTATTCCAATTACATTTGCAATAGTTGCAAAAAATAGAAGGGTATTTTATAGTAATCCAACTCAAACCCATACATTTACATCGGCAGGTGAAGTATGGAACATGAATCTCACTTGTGCGAAACAGATAACTGTAAATGTGAAAGATAATGTACCAGGGCAAAACATTCAAGGTGCAACAGTAAATTATTTTACTCAGACAAAAACGACGGATACAAGCGGAAACGCAGTGTTCTACTGGAGCGGTTCAGACCCTCGTAATATATCGGTGAGTGCTGCAAATCTTGAATCTTATACAGGTCAGATAAGGTTCGATTCTACTTCACCGTTCAATGTGGTAATGACACGTGCAGCCAATTCGGTTACACTTGTAGTAAGAGAAGTAACGCCAGCACAAACAACCTATTATCAGAACTTGCAGATAAAATACACGGCAGGAAGTGCAACCGGAACACTTACTACGGATGCGAACGGTGCAGTGACATTCAACGGATATATAGGTACAGAAATGACGTTTACAGTAGTAGGACATCCGAACTTCTACAGCAATCCGACACAGAAACACACCTATACAGCCGCCAACCAGTCGTGGACTATGAATTTGACGGTAACGGCAAAGATAACCATAAATGTAAAGTCGAATGTACCGAGTGGAACGAATTTAAGTGGTGCAACTGTAAAATATTTTAACCAAACAGGAACGACAGACAGTAGCGGAAACGTATCGTTGTACAGAAGTTCAGTTACGAACACAGTAACTGCAACTGCAACCTATCACGGCAATTATTCGGGCAGTATAACGTCAAGTTCAGCATCTCCGTTCAATGTGGTAATGACACGTTCAATCGCTACAGTAAGTCTTGGAGTGAGTGAAGTTGTTCCGGTTACTCCTAAATACATGCTGGAAATCACTACGGACGCAAGTTCTACCGTAACACCCGGATTGGGAGGATTTACATTTGGTACATCAACAGCAGCAAACAAGGAATTTGTAGCATATTTTAGAGCAAAGATTCCATCTGGCAGAAAGCTTGTTTTTGCAAGTAATGTGATAGGCGACAATGATGTAAGAAAATGGCTTACATCAGATACAGGAACAGGAGGATGGCACACCTATGCCTATTATGTAAGATGTGGTGCGACGGGTGTTTTCTATTCTACCAATTTCTTCTATTTAAACGGTGGAAGTAGACCGATTACATGGTATCTCGAAATGGCAACGGTATTCGACATAACCGGAAGCAATGTTCAGAATAAATCGGATGCCGAGATTTTAAGTAAGTGTACCTTTGATAAGATAATAAGTAATTACAAAGATTTTCTTTTCAATGAAGGAACGAACGGAGTAGTCAGATACAACAACGGCAGTACGGCCACTCCAACAATAACAAGAAAGGCGGCTTCTGGAACAGACACGTTTCATTTCACGATGGCAACTTATTCATCTATGAAGATGAATTTTAGTCCGGCAGCTTCTACAAGCCCATTAACGTTAGATACAAACGGTAATGTGTCTTTTGTATGCTATTTAGGTACGCCAGTAACATTTACACCGACAACAAGAGCTAATTATTACAGTAATCCAAATACTGCACTGACTTATACAGCAGCAGGACAGTTCCAGGGAATATATCTGATTTGCAACCAAAAGATAGTGATTAATACAGTAGCAAATATTTACAATACAGCCCCTGGGCTTGCTGGAACGATTACCTATTTCGGTCAGACACTCCCATCCGGAGGAAGCTTCTACAGAAGCGGACTGGACAGACAAATGACTGCCACGGCACAGTATTTCAACAACTACGTAGGAACAGTGACCGCCACACAGACATCACCTTATACAGTGACGATGAACAGAACGACAAGAACGGTTACACTGACAGTCGTTGAGAAAGTTCCAAACATCACAGCAACCCATCCGTTAGGTAGTGCAGTGATAGTTAGAAGTGTGCCTACAGGCTCGAATGCCCCGGCAGGAGAAATAACACTGGACGCGAGCGGAAAGAAAACGAATACTGTATATGCAGGAATAAACTACACCTATACACCGAAAAACAATGCAAGTTATTATAGTAATGCTTCGCAGGGTCACACATGGACTAATGAAAATGAGAAGTGGACTATGACATTGAATGTGACGGCACGTCTTACATTTAACATAAAAAGTTCTAATTATGGAACGAATATAAGCGGTGTATCATGTTCCTATTTCGGACAGACCGGAACGACAGACAGTAGCGGTAACTGGACTGTATATAGAAGCGGTATAAGTAGAAGCTACTCATTCTCGAAAACGAACTACAATGCGTTATCCGGTACGTTATCATCTACACAAGCAAGTCCTCTTAATCTGAAAATGAGCGAGACAAGTTCTTCAGTTACGTTTACATTGAAGGATTACTATCAGGGTGCGCAAAAAGGAAACGCGAACGGATGCCCGGTAACGTTGGTAAATAAGTCCATAGCATCCATAAAGTTTTCCGGAAGCACGAATGCAAGCGGACAGGTTTCTTTTGGACCTATGATTGCCGGAACATACACCGTAAGCTGGGGAGGAGGCACGAGTTATTGGGTTGCAAGTAGCGGAACGATAACAATGCCTCTATCAGCGAACACAAGAAATGCAACGAGATTGATGAAGAGTGTAAGAACTTCTTTCCGGTTAAAGGTACCACTTTCAACGCCAGTATTAGGATGGTGGAGAGTGAACACATTAGTGACGCCCGCATTTACGACAGCAGGAAAGACAGATGTATTGGCACTTGCTTTAGACGGGAATACATATAGGGATGCAACGTATACATTCATTGCAGGTATAACGACAACCATAGCCGCAAACAGGTCGGGTTATTATGTGACTGGTACAACAACGACAGAAACACCGTATTCCATCACTCCTAATTATAATTTTAGCAATATAGGACATAACAATGATGCTACAGCATTTTACTCTACGGCAATAAAGAGTATTGTGGTGACAGTACAGAACAGTTACACGAATGCGGCTGTAAGTAGTGCTACAATAAAAGTATATGGTATTAATGGAGATAGTAGCGATTCTCAGAATTACGGAACGCAGACCGTAATTACAAACTCGTCCGGACAGGCAACTGTATACGTATCCGGTACTACAATGAGATATGTAGTAAGTGCGACAAGATACGTGACATTGAACACCACCAACAAGAACACCTCTAACTTTACAATCAAGCTGGTACCAAGTGAGGTGACGATAACGATAACCGTAAAGGACGCGAATACAGGAACAAGCGTAGGAAGCGGATGTATCGTAAAACTGTCAAGCAACAACAGCAGTACATCATATAGCGGCACTACAAACTCGTCCGGACAGGTAGTCTTGAAGATAAAGCCGGGCAACTACTGGTGGGAAGCAGGAGGAAGCACGACATGGGGAGGAACAGGGACAGGCGACTGGAACTATCCGAACCGTTCCACTACCTCAATCTCTCTCGTCAAAGACCAGTCCATAACGATAGAGGCTCTAAAGGTAGGGGTGTGGGTGACGAACAGAAGAGTAGAACAATATTCTTCGTATATAAATGATTATTACAAACCATATAAAGGAGCTTATACGGGTATTGTAAATTTACCAAGTGAAGAAAGTAAGTTGTATGCTATCAGTAACTCTTTTGGTGTTGTATATCCGGTATATTACAGTCTAAGTGGTGGTGGTAAACCATATGTTGAGATGGTTGGACATTCTGTTTATGTATATGCCAGTAGTTTTAAATATCATTGTGTATCCAAATTATATAAAACTAATAATGTTAATATATGGGATAGTGATACTTCATCCTATTTACTATATGATGAAAAATTTTTAGGTGTGTCAGTAAGTTCTCCCAAATATTATATCAGTGGTGAAGATTCTGTAATTACATCTATATATTTTTTAATTGATTCTGTAATATATTGGAGAGTAAATCAAATTTTTAGATTTAATACGTCTGTTACTACTTGGTCGTTTCATGAATCATCTTGGTCTAATACTACCAATGCAATAAGCGACCAGTATAAATATTTTAATAATTATTCTATAAAAAAATATGCTTCTGTTATTAAAAAAATATATTCTTCAAGAGGAAAAATGTATTCTTATGCTATTGGAAATGAAGGAAACTCCTCTTTTTTTATAGTAAGAGTTGAAGCGTATCCAACGGGATATGAACATAAATATTCGATTAGTTATTTAGATTTGCCCGGTTATCCTTACTCAAATGAAGGTAGAGTGGAGCATATGGGGTGGCTGGTATTGGCAACTGATAATAAAAGAGTAATCATATTGGTAAAATCACAAGATAGGTCATATGGAGATACTCATGCTAAATTTTATTACGGAATATGGAAAGGTCTTGTAGGACAGTATGGGAATGATTTGGAATCTGTGGGAAATTGGTCGTGTTATTACAATATCCCATCTGCGATTACTTCTGTAATTGGAGGGGATTATTGGGTATCACCGGATTTAAAATGGTTGTTCTATATATCATTAAGTGGAGCTAATTATCAAGGGTTTTCTAAAGGTTTGCATACCATAAAAGGTTCATCAGCTCTTTTTGGAGAAAATGGCTGGACTGGAGTTTCTTATGAAATGGAAGGAGGAGGTACGGATATCTTAAATGCTTGTCAGAACTATTATATATTAGATGTCATATTCAACAGTAAATCCAATAAAATAATGGTTCTTGGAAATTCTTCCAAAGGTGCATTTACAGCCCCAACTTCTACCTATAGTTATGCGGAAGGTATCCAACCGGATATAATACTTTATTTTATTTGGGTGGAAAATAAGAAAAAATTTATCAAATTAAATAGTTCTTTTATAGGAGGAGATGCGCTTTGGAATGATTATAGCAACTCTACGTCTGGAGGTAAAGGTAATATTTACAAACCTTTAATCAATTTTGTAAATGGAGAAATTAACTTCATGTATCCTGGAGGAAATGAACCGTTTAACGCATATAGATATAATTTGAGTTTCGGAGACTAATAAAATAAGTGTTCATATTAATTAAAGGTAACTATATACCTAAACATTCTTGATGTAAATAGTATATAGTTACCTAATTTATTTATTCTCCGAAAGTCAGTTTAGCGTAATAAGCTGTCATATTTTCGTTATATGAAGGGAAGGAATAACTCATATCCCAAGAACCAAGATAATTAGGATTGACATTAAAGAATGGTTTGTATTTTGCACCAGAACTTCCAGAGGATATATATTTATTCCAGAAATTAGTAAATCCTAATGTACTATAAGGTATATTTACCCATTTTTTACCGTTATACACAAATGTAAATAAATGAGTTGGATGAATACCTTCTATATATTGGTCTAATGTCTTTCCTCCTTGTGCTCCTACTGTATCGTTACAGAGAACAATCATTTTATTTTCATTCTTATTAAATTGAATTTCAAGTACATAATAATTTGCAAGTGTATTTCTCAAATCTGCTGTAGAGCTATCGTTAATGGAATAAGTAGCTATCTCATTCCAACCAATATTTACGCTAAAAAGTGAATTTGAACTTGTAACTGTATTAATACCTTTCCCTATTCCGTAATTCCCCCTTTTGCAATACATCAGTGTCTTCATATCTGTTGTTACCCAAGCATTCAAACCAAAATCATCTGTAATTGCAGAAGGAATATTATTGTAAAAAAACCAAAAATTATTTCCTTGACTATCATCTATATAATTCCATGTAGGAGCACCTCTAAATATAAGTATCCCAACCATATTAATTCCTCCAGGGTTTGATGTAGCAGATGAATCTGGGCCGAAACCTAATATTATTAATATTCTATTTTTATAATCAATATGTAGTTTTTTATAAAAAAGGATTTTGAATACTTTTGAAACTGTCACCGAAGAATATATGTCGAATTGATAACCTGCTGTACCGCTACCTATGCTCCATGAGTTAATTTTAAATCTTACCAGATTGATTGCTGAATTATATATCGGTGTAATATAACAGTTATCATATGAATATTCATTATGTATAATATCTGATTCGTCTCTTGTAAAAAGTTGTGTGATAGAATTGCGTATAGAATAATTATTGCTAAAATTAAATATCCAATTATCTGCTTGGCCAAAAACATCAATTTTGAGATAATTTAGACTTCTACGTCTTACATTAAATTCCATCCATGTTATTCTATATGCAGAAGAATCACTGAGAAAGGTTCCTACAATATTTTGAAAATCACCGTCAGAACTTTTACTGAGATACAAGCTTCCTTGCATATAATAATATCCCGACAATCTGTTATCACTAAAGACATTAGGAAGTCCTGGAGCCAAAACACTCGTACGTGTATATAAAAAATTATCTGGGTCTATTCCCAAAGAAATAATTGTTTTACCTTGCGGAACATCTTGATTTACAGAGCTGTCATTTGTATTGTAAGTTAAGACCATAGAACAAGAAGAACTTGGATATCCTTTATTTTCTGTTACTTCTGAACTTGTTATATTATTGTAATACACTAACCCGGTATATGAATTTTTTCTTGTAACGGCGACAGCATCTCCACCACTCCATTCATCCTTTACCCACACCCCTACCTTTAGAGCCTCTATCGTTATGGACTGGTCTTTGACGAGAGAGATTGAGGTAGTGGAACGGTTCTACAGTATTTTTCGTCGTGTTTGTTTTCGTAATATCCAAAATTAATCGTATTTTTACCGTGCAATTAATTGTAGTTCAACATGGAAGTAAAACAGAAGAAAGAAAACCCGTGTGGGGGATTATTTTTACCCCAGTCCACACCTATATATGATAATTTGCCTTTCAGTCGTTTTTTTGAAGAAAACGATAAGGAAGTGATACGGTGGGCAGAAAACGTGCTTGAAAAACTGGAAGGAAGGGGAATTTTGCCCACATTCCTAAAAAAGAAAGAGAACGAGGATTTCCGTGCCTTTTGGGGAACCATAACTCATATATTCGCTTTGATAGTATTGTATGCAAGACAATACAAAAAGATAGACACGAATCAGATTTTGTTCGAGATGTTTATTCAGAACAGAGGTCTTGTTACTAACATGGTGGACAGCCAGGAACAGATGAAATACCTATTCTATAATTACTTAGAAGAATATTCAAAGCGTGGAAGACTTGACATCATAAGCAAGGAAGGCGAGATATTGGGAGAATTGTTGCGACTGATAAGATACAATTCGTTGGACGAGTTTATATTTGCCTTGTTGAGACCGGAAGCTACGGGGTGGGCGATGGGACACAGTTCGCCTACATGTGACCGGACGAATACGGTAATGAATGTATCAAAAGCGTATGAATATACAAAAGGAGTAGAGGATTTGAATAATTATCCTCTATTGATACCGGAAAGTATAAGTATAACGCAGGACGAAAACGGGAATGATGGAGAGATATTCAACGCTATGACATTTTTTGGCAACCAAGCCGTGGGTATAGACGGAAGGGTGGATTTGGACAAGCTTATAATTATAGACCCGAACCTATCCTATGAAATATCATTGCAAGTAAAGGTGTCGGCTACAGACAATGAAAACCTAAAGTTTGGAGTAGCAGGATATGAAACGGTAGATGGCGAGCCATTGCCTATGGGGATATTGGAAAACGGACAGATAACCGGAAGCTCTCTATGGTTTCACGAAAACGAATATTTGGACATAAAGAATGACGGCATGTATTACTACATAAAAGGAATACTGCTGTCAACGAACGAGAAGTTTTTGAACGCGCCTACGCTTAATTTCCCGTCTGGACGTGCTTTGTCTATAATGCCGGGAATGAAGTATATCGCACCTATATTTATCCAAGAAAGAACGGTCGGAAATCACCCGTATGTATATATATACGATTTTCATGTGAAACCCTTATATTTGCCGTTTTCACAAGGATATTTGGGTGAACGTGACATTATAGCTGCTTACTATAAAAACAACGCATATCAGAGACAATTTACTGTAGAGACTTTCTTAAAAAATTACCTTGTTGGATATAAGAACATATTCGGCAGTGAACTGATACGCCCTTATGTAGGAGAGGAAGAATATCAGATATTGTTCAAGGTGTTTTCAAACCGGAATAAGTACATACCCAATGCGAAGATAACAGTAAACGGTGAAGAACTGATAACGGACGTTAACGGTGAGGCAAAGATAACGTTACCGCGCGGACAATGGTATTACGAGGTGGAAGCCGAAAACTTTGAAAACGTGGAAAACTCCTTATTAGTGGATAAGGATGCTGTAGAATATGTACAGTTAATGGGAGCCGCCTATGAACGGGTGGTTACGTTCTTTGTGCGCGACAAGGAGACAAAAGACTGGATGCAGAACGTGAAAGTGTCCTTTGCAGGAAAGGTGCAATATACCGGAAGCAACGGTATAGTGACATTTGAGGTATTCTCCGGTATATATGAATATGTGGCAGAATACGAGGACTATTATACGGTAAGAAGAAATGCTGAAATAGTGGATTCTACCAATATCGAAATCGAGATGGAAAAGATACCTTACTATAATGTAACTTTCCGTATAAGGGACGGTGTGGAGCCAGTATCGGGTGCATCTGTATTGGTGACGGGTGAGGGAATTCCTAACCAGACCGGAAGCTCTAATGCGCAGGGACTTGCAACCGGGTTTATATATCCGGCAGGAACGTATCATTATAAGGTCGTGAAAGAAGGATATATAACCGTGGAAAAGGATTTTACCATATACGGAAACGCGGTTATAGACATACAGTTCAATCCCATACCGAAATACAACATAAACTTTGTCGTGAGAAGCAACGGGTTGCCCGTAGCGAAAGCGGATGTTACTTTTAACGGCACAACCCTACAGACGGAAAGAAACGGGGTTGTGACATTTGTAGAGGTGGCAGGTTCTTATGCCTGGAAGGTGTCAAAGACGGAATTTAACGGGCAGGAAGGAACGGTGGAAGTCGTGGATAAGGACGTGACGGTAGAAGTTGACTTGGTGCAGATAGGCTATCTGATTGATTTTTATGTTACGGACGATAACAATACACCGCTTGACGATGCTTTGGTTACTGTAGGTACGGAATCAATAAGTACGAGTGGAGGGCAGGCGCAATTTGTCCGTATATCGGGCGGTTATAACTGGACCGTACAGAAGGAAGGATATTATACGAAACAAGGTGTTGTGACGGTGAACGGAGAGAACAAGAGAGTGGATGTACAATTAAAGCTTGTTACCTACGACATCATATTTACCGTGAGAATGAGCGGACAACCCGTTAAGAACCAGCCCGTAGTGCTTGGTGTAGGGGAGGATGAACAAACGGTCAATACGGACGCGAGCGGAAACGCAGTCTTTAACCGTGTGCCGGGCAGTTATCCGTGGAATGTGACAAAAACGGGGTATGAGCCGAGAACAGGAACGGCAGTATTGATAAACCAGCCTTTAGCCATAACGGTAGACCTTGTTAAGCAGACCGGAAAACTGACGGTAACGGTATTGGATGTGGAAACGAACAATCCTATTAGTAATGCGGTAGTGACGATAAACGGGGAAACGAGATATTCCAACAACAACGGTATCGCGGCAAGCTGGACGCTTGAACTTGGTGTGTGGGAGTGGAGCGCGTCTCACCAGGACTATAACCCGGCAAAGGGGAATGTGAACATAACGGCAGGAGACAATGCCTATACTATAAAGATGGCAGAAAAGGCGTCCGTGCCGTTCAACGTGACGTTCCAGGCGACTATAGGAAGTGCGCAGGCTTCTGGGGCGACAATCGAGATTGTAGGACAAAGCGAAAAGTTGACAACGAACGAATTAGGGTTGGTATCTACGCAATTGTTTTCGGGTACATACGATTATGTGGCAAAATATCCTTATTGTTATGACGTGGTGAATTCGTTTACCGTGTACAATTCGGACACCCGTGTTCCTATCAATTTTACCGTAAAGAGGGTGAATGTGAGAATACAGGTTGTCAATGGCAGCAATATAGGCATAAGTGGGGCACAGGTGACGTTTAACGGAATGACGCAATATTCCGATGGACAAGGATATACGACCTTCAATGTGGAGGCAGGAAGTTCCGGTACGGCCACGGCAAGCAAGCTTCCCCAATATAACGAGAACAGTACGTTTGTATCGGTAGGGGAATATGATACAAACGCAACGATAGTTCTTGGTGTAAATACCTATAAAGTTATTTTCGACGTGGTGGACGAGAAAGGGATATCCATAAGAGGAGTGCGTATTGTATGCGGAGGTACGGTAAAGAACACGGATGGAGCCGGACGTGCGGTATTCGGAACATACGTGCCGCCTCAGACATTAAGCTGGCAAGCGTCAAAAGCCGGATATCAGAGCCAGAACGGTTCTGTAAGCATAAGCAATAGCGACGAATATGTTAACGTCGTAATGACGCGTAACAAGTGCCAGGTTACATATAATGTGCGTACAAAGAGCGGTTCTCCTATTTCGGGCGTGACAGTGGAAGACAATATAAGTTCGGGTGTGACAAGCTCGAACGGTACCGTATCATGGATGGTTCTGTGTAACGATACCTATGCGTGGGTGGCAACAAATCAGAATTACTTTACGGAGAGTGGAAGTTACACAGTAGGACCGGAAGAGTTCAGCAAGACGATTGACATAATAATGGAAGACGGTGCGGTATTGGAAGTAAGGGTGTCAAACGGTACGAACATAGCGCTGCCCGTACTTAACACTTCCTCTACTGGACTTAACAATTTGCGTGTGAAATGGGGAGACGGAGACCAGACATTAGGAACAAGTTCGCACACCTACAGTTCCGGAGGAACAAAGATAATATTGTTCGATTTTAATGGGATGTCTGCCAATTTATCATGGAGTGCAAATGGATTTTCAAGTTTTCAGAATTGTTTGACGAGAGTAATCAAGTGGTTTACTGAGGATGTGAGAACGTCATGGGGAAAGGGAGCTTTCCAGGATTGCAGTAGTCTTGAATCGGTTGTAAGCTGGACCACAAGTCTTATGAGCGGTTCGGCAGATTCGTTCTTTTATGGATGTAGTAGTCTGAGAAGTGTTCCGTCTGGATTGTTTGAATTTATAACAAGCGGTACGTTCGTGAGCACGTATAGAAACAGTGGATTGAGTGGTTCGGTGAACTTGTCAAGCGTGCTTGGAGGAAACTCGATAAGTGATTACTCCTATTGTTTCTATGGATGCAGTAATATTTCCTCTGTGAGTGGACAGTTAAGGACATTAAGTAATGGAACGTCCTTGAATTATATGTTTGACGGATGTAGCAGTATGTCAAGTATAAGTAATGATATTGGGGCGACAAATATAAAAACATGTATATACATGTTTTCCAATTGTTCTAATTTGCAGTCACCGTGCAGAATAACGTTCAAATATTTTTCGGGAGAGACAGTAAACGCATACGGTTTTTGTGATGGTTCGGGTGTATCGTCGTTACCGAGCAATCTGTTTTCCGGGACCGTGGGTGAATTGTTGTTGGGACGGGCGTTTTATGAATGTACCAATCTGTCAAGCATAAGCTCTGGTGCATTTAATTACACGACGAATGGAGGTACACAATGTATTGAAATGTTCTACGGTTGTACAAGCTTGCTGAATGTAAGTGGTGTGACAATTCCCGATATTAGAAATGCGTCCAGTATGTTCCAGAATAGCGGCTTGACTACTATAACATCATCTTTGTTTTCTGATTCTTCACAATGCAGTTCTTATACGTACTGTTTCAGTGGGTGCAGGAATTTGAGGACAGCAGGCTCGCAGGGCAGTCCTATCACACCGCCCGAACATTCGGTGACAGTGAATATCAATAGCATGTTTGAAGGGTGCAGCAATTTACAATCGGCAGAATATGCTTTCGGTGATGTAACCGTGAATAAATTTGGACCTACGGGAACTGATAATAGTTATATAGAATCGGGGGTACTGAAACATATAGACAGTTGCACGAGTACATTCAGCGGTTGTTCAAATATGACGTCTCAACCGAGATGGGATTGTATAGTAGCCGGAGTAAAATTGCCGTCAGCTTATATGCCTCTGTTTTATTATTTTAAGAGAATATTCCAACCATATCAATTCGGTTTCCCGGATGTTGACAGTATATCCAAAAGCGGATGTTTCAGAGGATGTACAAAGATGAATGGTTACGACCAATATATTAGTGCTTATCCAGAATGGTTCTAATTTTGTAAATAAAAATTTATAAATATATGGCGCAGATAAATGTTAACAGAAACACTTTCTTAGAAAAAGAAGAAGTGATGAATATGCAGTCTTTCCTACAGAACTCTTTGCTTGGAAAGATTCTTATTGCCGGAAGTTATACATTCGGCATAGTGACAAATAACCCTACAAAATTCAAGTCCGATTTTGAAACCGTGGACACCTTTATAGACAACAAAGCGTTTGAAGTACAGCAGGGAACACAGGGAGGAACAGTGAAGATATTGCCTGGTATGGCGGTAAACTCATTGGGGCAAGTAATAAACATTGTCAACATATACGATAACTTTGCCATCCCGGCAGACAGCGTATATTACTGGCTGAAAATCGGGTATTCGACAAAAAATTATGAAAACGGGTATGTGAGCATTAACCAGAAAGGCGTAGTGACTGGAACCGTGGATTTTTCCGGTAAGGCGAGAGGACAGGCAGGGAAAACCCCGGTAGCGATAAAGTTCTTGAAAGACGACGGTTCACAGCCTTTAAATAATGGCGTATATGAGATAGTCAATATAATAGACAACAAGAATATCGTATTAACGTCCGAATCCGATTTTGTTGCGGAAACAAATTTGCAGGTTGTGATACTGGGAACAGTGCCGCTTGGAAAGGTGTTTACGGATGCACAAATGGAAGGGCTTTATACCTATGATTGGTTTACGTTGGGATTGGTGCAGGAAGTGACTTTGGAACAACCCCCTACCAAGTCGGTAAACGAGTTTTACATAGCAAGGGTGAGAAATAACGGTGGTACGGTCACGATTGACAATACGGCAAAAACGGAATATTGGTCTTTGGCAGGCATGCCGAAACCGAAAGAATAAGAAAGGAGGATAAGATATGCAGTTATTATATACAGTAAGTTCTGGTTATATGATGGAACAACAGAATGTTTCCTATTCGTTGGGCGGCTTTGTATCTTCCACGACAATACCTAACGACATGTTCGGTAATCTGTTTGATGAATTGAGTGTAAACACGATAAGGAACGCGAGAAACGAATACCGGGCTATAGTGCTGCACAATGACAGCCAGGAGGTGGCAAAAGGAGTGAAGATATGGTTCGAGAATCCGGAAACAAATGTGTGTTCGTTTAAGGTAGGTGCCGTGGGAATGATGGAAGGTGCAGACGGAAGCCGATATATGGGCAGTGCACCTAATATATATAGCAGACCCTATACAGTCCAGTTTTATGAGGCTACGGAGGAAAACCCGGTGTCTATCGGGGATATGCAGCCAGACCAGATGATAGGTATATGGGTGGAAAGGAGTATAGATAAAGAAAAGGCTTTGGAAGAGTATAACAACGTGGCTGAGAGGGATTTAACAACCGAAACGAGATATAAGCCTATTCAGAAGGAAACACAAGAAATGTTAAATATGCAATTTTATTGGGAATAAGCTATTGCGTATGTCATAAACAAATATTATCTTTGTGGTGTGATTGATAAGGGAGCGTTAAAACTCCCTTTATTAATCGGGTCAGACATAAACAAATATTATTTCAAAAATGAACAGAATCGTAGAACTTAGCGGATTGATAGGTGTAAAGGATGAAAAAGTATTCGCCTATCTATCAATTGAACCGGAAAAGGTAAGGAAGGCTTTGGAGATTGAAATTGCTTGTACTGGGGCTGATGATAACGGGGCCTACAATATCTACTTCGATGATGAAGAAAGCATTTGTTGTGAGTATATGCAACGTTGTGTCACGAAGGAGTTCAAGAAGGTGGAAACAATAGAAGAAGCCGTGTTGTGGATGGAGGGTTATTTTAGATGAAGACGCTAATTTTTGATGTGATGTTGAATGAGCAATACATTCACACGTTCAAGTACAGATATAATCCTTTGTTTCCTATTGAGGAGGAAGAGTTAAGAAAGTTTGTGGAAGAGAGATTGCCGACATTGAAAGGGAAGAAATTTAAGATTTTGTTTTAAGGTATGAAACTGACTGTTATCATAAAGAAATGGTTCTGTCGGCATGAATGGGAGCTGATGTATGAAAGGAATGTTGAGGAATGGGATGTGTTAGGATGTAACAAGTATGTTGACAGATATTATGTTTGTAAGAAATGTGGTAGATATAAGAAAACAAAAAGTTATTGATATGAAACAGACAGTAGAAAAGGCGTCAATAGAATATGCTGAATCGGTTATTCGTTCATTTGGAACATGTGGGGTACCGAATGGAATTTCTGACATCAAGGAAATGATTGCTAATGGTTTTAATAGTGGTGCTGAATGGCAGAAGGAGAAAGCTATTGAAGCTTTGTCTTCTGTACTGGAGGACTGGGTACATGGTGGTGATGCAGACTGTATAATTGCAGAATTTGAAGAAAAATTGAAATAAAATGGATGAAAGGAAAATTCTTTTGTTTAAGAAGGGGTGTTATGATGTCGGAACACGTTTTTCTTTTGTTGTAAACGGTAAGATTATCGAAACGGTTATAAGTGATGTAATGATTGATTATCATAAAAATATCAATTATGAAAAGCATTCTGTAAGGTATCATTTCTGTACTATGGACAAGCATACATTTGATGAGTTTTCTGAAAGAGAGTTGGAAGATATGATACGCAGGGGAATTGTTTTATGTATTGAGTGATAGAAAGGAGATTGAAAATGATAAAGAAATGGTATAAAGTTTCGTGTGATTTGTGCGGAAATGGTTTAAATCACTATGCAGAATTAAAACCTACTTGCACTGATTTAAGGAGAGATGGTTTTAAAGTTAAAATCAATAACGGAAAGGTGTTTGTTTTTTGTAAAGAGTGCTATGAAAAGATAAAGAAGGAGACAAAGAAATGAAAGGAAATGTATTTGACAAAATAAGAAAAGCATCTAATAAATACATAGAGTATATGATTGCTTGTGATAATGTAGCTAAAGAAGCACAAAAGCATATAGATTGGAACAATGATGTTTCGTGTGAATATTATCCCGGTGATGGAATATGTATAATGATAGAAGAACATGTTTGTTATGCTAATACATTCTTTGACTTGGTAGAAGAATCAGAAAACGGTATGATTGACGAGAGAACTTTTATGATAAATTGTATCTGACATGGAAAGATATAGGATTGTGAAAGAAATAAGGTATAGCGGCTGTATTCCGATAGTCGTGTATTGCGTACAAGTCAGAAAAGACAAACGTATTTCATCCGAATGGGTGAATGTAAAAGGTTTTGACACCTATAGGAAAGCAAGAGAGTTGTTGTATGTTTTAAACGGTGATTGATATGGAAATAGTTCCGGATTTGACAAAAAGTAATTTATCTAAAAACCAGGTAGAATATATTCAAAAGAAACAGCATGAATATAAATTGACGGACAAGAAGAGGAGGGTTCCGGGCCATATTTTATTTTCATTCAATCTGAAAACGAAAGAGATAAAGAGAGCTTCTATTACCAAAGAAGTTTCAATTGGATTAAACGGGAAACCTATAATGAAAACTAAAATAGCTATTGAGCCGGATTGCTATTACGAACAAGCTTTGAATGAAAAGAATTTTAGAAAAAGATTAAAGAGGATTGGGTTAATATGAAAACAATTAAGATTTCAAATTTGCAAGAAGGAGATTTGTTCGTGTACAAAGGTGTAATGTATGAAATTGTACATAAGGACAAATGGGAAACCTATTGTAAATATATCAACGATAAATATTCATTAGAAGGATGGCTTTCAAGAAGATATCTTTATTGTTCTTTTAGTAATTATACAAAAGTGGAGGTTTAGATATTATGAGTAAATATAGATATAGAGAAGTAAAGAATTATATCCACAACGAATTAAAGTTGACTAAAGAGGATATAAAGGATATAATGATTCCAATTGTGAAAGAGGAAGTTAAACGTATCTTTCAAAACACCTATGGAAATGATGTTGATATAGAAGGATGGGTTCGTTGTATGGTTTCCAACGAGATACAAAGACATGGTGATTACTCTATGATAAGGAATTTGTGCAGGGAAATAATTAAGGAGGAAATTGCCGATAGGTTGTCAATTGATATAAGTCTTAAAAGGAAGGAGGGGTAAAATATGCAGAATGAAATTTCTTGGAACGATAATACTCGTTATGATATTTATAATCCATATGTTGATATTTCTCCTTTAGAACCGTGTGATGCACCCAAAATGAGAAAATATCGCCCAAAAGATGATAGGTGCACAAACAAGCAGATTGCGAAACGTAGGAAGAGAAACAAGAACCGTAAAACACATAGGAAATGAGCAGGTTTGAGAAAGAGATACTTCCTTTCATGGAAGAGGAGATTATGAAAAAGCTTCGCACATACAACGTGTACAGTATAAAGGAGTATGAGGACATACGGAAGGCAGTGAGGTATTCAATCAGATTTTGCAAGAAACATAAAATTGTTCGATATGAAGATAAAGATTAAATAAATAAAGGAACGAGAAATGAAAAAGTACAAGGTTTTATTTTGTGATATGGACGGGACGTTAATAGAAACTGCAAGCGGTGAGACGTTCCCGAAGGGTATATGGGATATGAAATTTAAGTTTGATGTCCTGGATGCAATAAAGAATTTGAATCCCGAAAAATCTTTATTGTGACAAATCAAGGAGGGATAGAAAAAGGGTTGGTGTTGCAATTATCTATTTATGTAAAATGCAAGTACGTGAATGACAGTATAATGGATTATTGCGGCATTGATACGCGTTTTATGTATTGTGAAAGCAATGACAGAAGAAACCCTATGAGAAAGCCTAATACCGGAATGCTTGAAAGACTTTTTAACAACTATAAATCATGGAATGCTGGTTTAAGTGAAAAGGATTGTTTAATGATTGGTGATGCAAGCGGACTTGAAGGGCAGTTTTCGGACAGTGACAAGAAAACAGCCGAGAATTTTGGCATAGACTATATGGATGTCAGCGAGTTCGTAAATGTTTACGGGGAAGGGGTATAATTATGGAAGTAAAGAACGGAATAATAATAGACGGAGTGCTGCATGAAGCTGTGAATTATAGTAATGATAGTTCTTGTAGTATATGTTCTCTTCGTAAGGAATGTGATGAATTAGAGAATCGTTGTGATGAATGGATTTGCAGGCTTATTGATTGTAGGTATTTCGTCAATCGTGGCAAAGTGACTGATATTAAGATAGATAAGGAGGAATAAATCATGTGTAATTCAATAGAATGGGGTAAATGTGAAATATGTGGAAAGGAAGACCAGTTGGAACGTACTTATTTCTACTATTCAATACATTGTGAATGTTGTGGAAGCAAAGACGAGAATGGGCAAAATAGGCATTTTGAAATGGTAAGACATTGTAGGAAATGCCCGGCTCCTATACCTAAAGAAATACATCCATTATATAAAGCGATGGATGGTAAAACTTATCGTGCGAGTTTTTCTAATATACTTCCCATTGATGTTAGAGGGGAGTTTATCATAAATGAACCGATAATTAAGGAGGAATAACAATGGAAAGCGATAAACTTATATTAGATGCTTGTTGTGGCAGTAGAATGTTTTGGTTTGACAAACATAACCCTTTGGTTTTATTTGTAGATAAGCGTTCAGAAACACTTACAGCTAAGGACAAAGATAGAATCAGAACTATAGATGTAAAACCGGATGTGATAGCCGATTTTACTAATTTGCCGTTTGAGGATAATTCTTTTTATATGGTGGTGTTTGACCCACCTCATTTAAAAACACTTGGTGAAACCTCATGGATGGCTAAGAAATACGGTAAACTGCCAAAAGATTGGAAATCACTTATACACGACGGATTTGCCGAGTGTATGCGCGTCTTGAAACCTAATGGAACGCTCATTTTCAAATGGAACGAAAGTGAGATAAAAGCTTCAGAAGTTTTGTCCGTTATCCCTTTTAAGCCTCTATTTGGACATACCACTGGAAGGCAGAGCAAAACAATATGGATGTGTTTTATGAAGAGAGAAGACGATGAGTAATACAGAAGAAAAGCATTGCAGTATATGCGTGTATTATGAACTATGCGCCAATTTTCAAATGTATTGCCACGCATTGAAAAGACGCATAACGGCAAGAAAGCAGGCGAAAAATTGTAAGTATTATAAATATAAATGGGAAGGGGTAAATGATGCACCAGTGTGATTATTGTTGTTGGTATAATGAAAGATACGGGAATTGCGATTGTCCGTATGTAATGAAGAAGTTGTCTTGTGATAAAGCTAAAAAGGAGAAAGAAAGGAGTGAGAAATGAAATTAAAACATCCATTAGATTGGTATAACGAAAACACACCATCGGAAGATGAAGAATACGAAAAGGGATGTCTATCTATCGCCTTGATAGTAGCAATCATTTTCATTGCATTAACGGTTGTAATTTTATCTTACGAATTATGAAATCAAAACAAGTATTATCAATAGAACAAATGAAGCACTTGCAGGAGCTTGGATTAGATACAAGTGATGCAAGTATGTGCTGGTGTCGCGCTATCTCACATAAATCTGTAACGTGGGAGCTTGAAATCTATGAGTATGTAATAAACCAAAAACTGGATTCTAATTTTTGGGAAACAACCCCTACTTACACTTTGCAGGACATTCTGGATAAGTTACCAGAATCAGTACAGGTATATGATTTGTACATATTTAAGAAAGTAGGGTTGTGGTGGCTCAAATATGTAGACGTAACGAATAATGGAACCGTTCGTTTAGAAAAAATGCCGAAGTTGATAGATGCAGCCTATTATATGCTGTGTTGGTGCATTCAAAAGGGGTTTGTTAAAACTAATAAGGAGGTTAAAGATGGAAGAAAAGAAAATTGATTGGGAACAGAGGCGTTATGAACTGGCAAAGGCTGCAATGCAAGCTTTGATTTCAAACAGTTTCTTTATGAAAAATTTGGGTATGTATTTGGATGAACATTCAGATAAAAAGATGGATGCAATAGAAGTAGTAGCTATTGAATCAATTAATTATACTGATGTATTGATAAAGAAACTGAAAGGAGAATAATCATGGAAGCACATGTAATGAAGCTTGAAAACAACTGTGTAATTGTTGACGAGGAATATTTTAATGAGATAAAGAAGCAGTCAGAATTTAACCAAGAAAGGATAAACGAGATTGCCGAAGAAAGGTTTTTGGAATATGTCAAAGAAAGCGGTATTGAACTTTCCTATAAAGTAAACGGAATACCTTATATGTTTCATTATGATTTGTTGAACGAAATAAATTATGAAGAGAGGGGTTATCCAGAATCCGTATCAGAAAAGGTAAAGTATGCTATCGCAGACGATATAACCGAGGCTTTGAATGATAAGCTTAAGGGATTGAAAGACGAGGCTTTGAATTATGCCTTAAGTGAGTTTGACAAACGGAAGCACGGTTTAGAGGCTACTGTAAAAATATGGAAATATTTCGCATTAATCTTTATCATTACGACTATTATTCTAACAATTAGATTATTTATATTGTGAAATGATGTTAAACAACCCATATTTTATACATAAGCAGTTGCGTATCTCATAACATAATCTTATCTTTGCAATGTGAGATTAAGAGATGAAAAGTCAAACAACAAAAAGATAAAGGTTATGAAAGCAAGATTTTTAGAAAAGTTCATTATGATGGAATTTGTGAAAGGTAATTTGGATTCACAGGAACAAGTCAATGATATGGTTTCTTTGATACAGAGAAAGTTGGGTGTATCAGTAGAGAACGCAGGAGAATTTTTAAGAAAAGCGGTTGGATTGATTTAACAATAACAATTTGTTTTCTTAATATTATAGGGCTATGTTTGTAGCCCTAATTTCTAAAATCTAAAGAAAATGGCACAAAAATTGTCTGCCGGATTTATGGCAGAATTATTCAAGCTTGTATATATGGATTTGAGTATTACCCGGATAGTGGTAAATCATCTGTCTTATCAATTGATACCCAAAGAGTGGGCAGGCTTCAAATTCTTATTAAAAGAGGCAACAGAAGTATTGAAGGAAAAAGATAAGGTTCCTTCTTTGGGCGTGGTGTCCCAAAAATACGCTGATAGTGATTTTGTGATTGAAGCGATAGACGCTGTGCAGGCAGCCGCCAAAGTAGACAAGGAAATTATTATAGACCAGCTGGAAGCGTACATTAAAGATGTGGAATTCCAGCTACTTTCTAAAAAAGTACATGATTTGTACGAAGAAGGGAAGAAAGAAGATGCTATACGGGTAAACGCGGAAGAGAGCCAAAGAATTTTATCCCTATCATTAAGGCATGAAGCAGGTGGTTTCCAAAAGGTTTTTGCCGATTTTGACAAGAGAATGAGAGGAAGACGGGAAGAGGAAGACGGGGAAATTCCGTCACGTGTAATGTTCGGACTTGATAAGATAGATGATATTTCGGAAGGTGGTGCCACGATAGAAGATACCGTATTATGGATTATGAGGTCTGGCGTAGGTAAATCAACTGCATTAAGATATCATGGAATGCAGGCAGCCTTTGATGGACACCCGGTCTTGCATATACAGTTGGAAGGAGGTGCGCGTGCGTGCCTGGAAAGATACGACCAGTTTTGGACGGGACAAAAATACGGGAATATTAGAAAGGGTGTCATAGATGATAAGCTGGCAGAAAAGCTTGATAAGGCTTTTGAAAACATAAAATCCTATTCTAAAGACATAGATGTATATTCGTTTGAAAAATTCGGGCAGGCTACAATGGTGGATGTCCGTAACGTGATTGTATCTTATTACAAGAAAAACGGTTATTATCCGCATGTATTGATATTGGATTCATTGGACCTTGTGGCAACAGGAACAAATAGAGTTGTAGACAATAACCCTACATTCAAAAAAGAAAAATTACAGACATGTGCGCAGCTTTTGAAAAACTTATGTGTAGAGTTTAAAATGGTAGGATTTACGGCAGCACAAGCCGGGAATGTGCCGTTGGAAATATGGGACAATTCGGACAAGGTAATAGATAGAAGTTATACGGAAGGGGATAGGACATTGGTAAAGCCGTTTTCTTTTGTGTTTACTGGGAACCGGACAAGAGAGGAGAAGAAACAGAACATAATGCGTATTTATATGGATAAAGTACGTGATTATGATACGGTAAAAGATACCTTCCCTATTGTGACGGATTACGGCAGGGGACGTTTTTGTGACAAGGCGCTGACAGCCGAATATTACGGAGGTGATAAGGGTTTCACTTCTTCTACATCTGGAAAGAAGACAAGAAAGAAAAAGGATGAAGACGGTGAAAAGCAAAATGATGTTAAAACAGAGACAATTTAGACATAAGCACTTGCGTATGTCATAACATAATATTATCTTTGTGGTGTCTTCTTAAGGGAGGACAGAAAAAACGAGTAACGTTAGAAAGAGTATAAGTTTAAGATGTTCAGAGTTGACAAAAACGAAGTAATATCCGAACTGAATTTGTCCTTGTTCGGAGCAAAAGGTTTCATGCAGGATAGGAACAAGGAATGCCCTTTTTGCAATAAAAAGGGGAAATGGGGGATAAAGTTCAATGATGCCGGGAATAACGGTGCATTCCATTGCTTCAAATGTGGCATGAAAACCACCTTAAAAAAGTTCTTGGAAAAGATAGGAAGGAAAGACCTCATAAAGCAGGATTACGAGAACACCGTAAAAATGCAGAAATTGACTCCTCTAATAGACGATGAAGAAGAGGAAACAACAGAGGAAATCAAGGAATGTACCCTTCCTAAAAAACTGGAATATATAGAAAAGGACGAATATTTGGATAAAAGGGGATTCGTGAAAAGGTATTATGAAGAATTTCGTCCGGCAGAAACAAAATTTTTTCTCGAAAGAAAATTGCACGATAAGTTCATATTCCAGTTTACCATGAACGGCAAATTAGTCGCATGGCTGGCACGTTCAAAGAAAAGTAAGGATTGGCACGAAGAAAACCTTCAAAGGTTTAAGGAGGGTAAAGAAAAGCTTGTATTGAGGTACGAAAATTCGCGAGACGGATTCTCCCATGTGATAGGAGGGTATGACAATATAACGGACGAGACGGACACGGTTATAATCGTGGAAGGGATGTTTGACTATATATCGGTTGACACGAAATTGCATCTTTATGAATCACCGGATATAAAGTGCGTGTTTACGTTTGGTAACAATATGGGGCTAAGCCAGATAAGGCTATTGAGGGACAAACCAGGCATAAGGAACGTGATTTTGATGTACGACCCCGACAAGCCGGAAATGATTAAGACGGTATCAATGACCTTGCAAAGGTACTTCAATGTACAGATTGCCGAACTGGAAGACAAGAAGAAAGACCCTGGGGATGCGACACAAGAAGAACTCCTATGGGCGCTTGACAATATGACAGAACCGATTAATTATTATACAAGACATTTATAGTGTTGATTTTTTGCCATTTATCCTAATTTTTGTTAGATTTGAAGTCAAAAATAAGGACATGGAAAAATCACGGAAAATCAGTCTGGAGCAGTTTGTAATTAACTTGCAATTGGAGTATTTGAGTTGTAAATTACGCTCGATAGTTTACAATCGTATAGAAAGTGTCGAGCTTGTGAAGATATATAAGGACATAGCGGAGAAGAAGAAAGCAAAGATTCTGAACTTGAAACAAAGGTTCCGTCTTGGTACGATGTTTGACAGTGACAAGGCGTTTTCAGATTTTTACTTGAAGGAATTTTTGCAGGAATACGGGTTGCCGAACTTGCAATATTCGGAGAAAACGAAAAAGTCGGTTATGTTCTGGGACAGGTTCCACCTATTGAAACCAGGCACTATAGTGATATACAAGGGAAGGGAATATAAAGTGAAGATAAACCATCCGAATGACGATAATGTGGTAATATGGGTTAATGACATACCGGAACAGATACCCTATACTTATTTCAAAATGAGATGGTTAGAAGAAATTGATATGAAAGATTTAAAATAATTGGAGATAATATTTGTTTATCTCAAAATTTAATTCTTACTTTGTATCACAATTAAAAACAAAAGATATGAATTATTTCGAGTATGAAGAAAAGGCGGCTACTACAGCTTGCTATAATGAAAAAGTGGCTTTGTCTTATGTAACACTTGGTTTGTGTTCGGAGATGGGAGAAACCTACGAGAAAATCAATAACGAGGCAGAAACGGAAGAAATCTCTAAAGAAATCGGGGATATGTTCTGGTATCTTGCCATGATTCGTAAAGAATGCAATCTTGACATTGAAGGTTGGGATTGGAAAGAAGCTTTGACAAATGCGGAAGGTGCAGGCGTGTTTGATTTGCCCGTGGAAGTCGGAAAGATTGCAGACCAGGTTAAAAAGTGGTTGCGTGACGATTGGAAAGAAGCCGAGCAGAATGTATTCCCGGAAGCAAGAAAGAAAGCTGTTTTGGAAGCCTGGAAAAACGCCTGGAAGGTAATAAACAGCATGATTAACCGCGTAGGGCTTGATACGGAAAAGATTGCCGAGCAGAATATAGAAAAACTGTTTTCGCGTAAACAACGCGACAAAATTCATGGAGCAGGAGACAACAGATGAGAAATTATGATAAAATATTAATGACCGGGGCGCAGGGTACGGGGAAAACAACCCTATTGAAAGCCTTACAGAATGAACCGGAATTCGACAACTGGAAGTTTTACACGAATGTTGTCAGAACGATGGTTGAGGAGGAAGAAATAACCATCAATAAGGAGGGTACTTCTGAATCACAAAAGAAAATATTCGACAAATACACCCAAATAATGGAAGATGCTATGAAACAACCTTCCATTAGTGACAGATGTATTATTGATGTGAATGCCTACACTTCATGGCTTTTTGATAATTGCAGCCCGAAAGACCCGGAATATAATAACCTGGCAGAAGAAGACTTTAAGGAGAAACGACAGATTGTAAAGCGAAAATATGAATTCCCTTTACTTGTCTATCTTCCTATCACATTCAGATTGCAAGGTGATGAGGTCCGTTCGGAAGATGAAGAATACCAGAAAGAAATAGACCGGAAAATAAAGCAGATTGTCGATAATTACGGAATACCCTACATTTCTGTTTCCGGTTCAACGGAAGAACGAGTACAGCAGATTAAAGATGCCGTATTCGGGAAAAAGGAGGACTGATGTATGGAATTTTCTTTGTTGACTTTAAGAAATGTTGGTCGGAAGCTTGGAATACAGAATGTTTCCGGATTCAGAAAGGAAGACCTTTTGCAACAAGTTGTTGAAAGACTGGAAGCAAAGGGAAAGACGCTTGAAGAATATGCAAAGGAGGTATCTGTAAACACCCAAAAAGGGTATGTAAAGAAAAAGTTCAATCTTTCACCTAAAGGAGAAAACCCGTACAAGAAAGGGAGTATATCATATAAGGTATGGGAAGAACTTGCAAAGAATGACGGTCGGTCATTCAGCCGGATGGCAAAAGAGCTGGGAACGCATTACAACGTTGTTTCCGTTTGCTGTAGAAACCATTTTGACAAATCATAAACTTGCCGTTTTTTATTAGATTTGATTTTTCACAGGGAGTGTAAGTAAATACGCTTCACTCCCTTTTTATACCCTAAAAATATGGATGAACTGTATAAAGATTTAATCAAATATTTGGAGGATAACTTTCTGTCTTTCAATGCTTTGGATAATTATATTATAGAGATTGACGGGCAAACATTCGAGTTGTTTGAACCTTTCCAATGGGACAAAGAGGATAACGGAATTTTCTTTGACGATTCGTTCCAGTGGGTAGGAGACAGAACGGAATGCGACAACTATGTCTTCCGGTTCGGTGATGTATGGTATTACCTTAAAAAGGGAGACGAGAATAAAGTAAAACTTAACCGATTGCAGTATATCGGAAAGGCAAATTTGTTTGACGAAAGCTTGAGATTTGACACCTATATAGGTGTGCACGGCAATTTTGAATTGATGAACGGAATGCACTCTTATTCCGATTGGGTAGAAAAAGCGAAATTTTTAGGAATAAAAGCGCTTGGTATATGCGAAAAGAATACGCTTGCATCAGCGTTCAAGTTTCAGAATGCGTGTCTAAAAAGTGATATAAGACCTATATTCGGTATGGAAGTTACTGTATATAACGAGCAGAAGGACGTGCGATATACAGTAAAGCTGATAGTCAAGGACAAGGAGGGATGGAATAACCTACTGAAAATAAATAAGATTCTGAATGTCGACGAAAAAGGCTTTATCACGGAAAAGGAATTGCAAGAAATGAAAGACGGGTGTTTCTTGTTGTTTGACCCGAAAACATGTATGTTTGAAAATCTCCCCATATTGTCAAGAAAATGGAACGATACCTATTACCAGCTTGATACTGTGGAATACAAGAAGAATGACCGGGATAAAAAATATCTTGACAATCTGAAAAAATTCGTGGGTGTATATAAACCCGTGGCGGTATGTGACGCCTGGTATCTTGAAAGGCGGTATGCTCCTATAAGGGAAAAGCTTAACAGGCTGGCAAAGGTTGCGAATTATGAGAGTGACAACCAGTATATGAAGAATTACCAGGAATATTACGAAGAATTGTCAAAACTGATATTGAATGAAGACAAGTTTTTCGGACTGTTTGAAGAAGCTTTGGTAAATCTTAATTACATATCGGTAAACTGTAATTATTTGCTGGAAACACAGGTAAGACACGCACCTAAATATGTAATGACGGAAGAGGAGAAAAAGAAATATGCTTCCAATACAGAAATGTTTGAATCGCTTGTCTTTGACGGACTGGCAGAACATCCAGAAATACTGGACAGATACAGCGAAGAGGAACTGACAGAAAGACTTAACACGGAAATATCCATCATAGAGGAAGGCGACGTAGTGGACTATTTTTTGATGTTGAGGGATATTATTAGATGGGGAAGAGACAATAACATTTTGGTCGGATTGGGCCGCGGAAGCAGCGCTGGAAGTCTCGTTTCTTATCTCCTTGGTATTGTCAATGTAAACCCGTTGGAATACGAACTCCTATTCAGTCGATTTTTGACAAAGGGTCGTTTAATTCGGCATGAAGAGGAAGAGATAATAACGATAAATGGAGAAAAGGAAATATCCGGGAATACCTTTATAAAGATTGTCCGGAATGACGAGGAAATGATAATTAGAGCCAAAGAGTTAAAAGAAGGTGACGAACTGATAAACGAGTAATGGTATGATAGTAAAAAATATTGAAATAAAGCGTCGGGCAAAGACCGTATTAGGGTCAATGCCCGATATTTGACCCCTTCGGGGGTAACGAGTTGACACAGATTTTCCCGGCAGAAGACGGGATGAAATAAAAGCTTACATGGAAGAGCGGTTTGGAAAGGAGCAGGTTTGTTCGCTTGGTACCTACACCACCTTCCAGCTAAAAGAAGCAATATCCGATATGGCGCGTGCAGATGGCATACCAGTACAGTTATACAGATGGTTTACCGCTTGTATTGGAGATGATAAAGAAAAGACGATAGAAGAGTTTTTCAAGACTGTATGTGGGAAAGAGGACCTAAAGAAGTTTGTCAAGGAACATACAGAAACGTTTAATGATATGATGGTAATTCTTGGTTCGCCTAAAAGCCAGTCAGTGCATGCGTGCGGAACCGTAGTATTGCCGGACGGGAAAACATCCTATGAGTGGATGCCCGTACATACACAAAAAGGGCTTGTGGTTACAGACTGGGAAGGTTCAGAAGTGGAAGAGGCAGGCTTCTTAAAGGAAGACGTTTTGGGGATTATCCAGTTGGATAAGTTCGAGGAAATGTTACGCTTGATAAAGGAAAACCACGGAATAGACGTTGATATATACAGTCTTCCTTTGGACGATAAACAAGTATTCGAGTATGCAGGCAAAGGATGGCTGGGCGATGTTTTCCAGCTTGGTTCAGCCGGATTATCGGGATATTGTGTAAAAATGAAGCCGGAAAACATAAACGAACTGTCTGCATGTGTAGCCCTCTATAGACCCGGACCTATGGAAAACAATTTTCACAATGAATATATTTTGCGAAAGAACGGGGAAAAGGACTGGACGGAAGAAATGCCTATAGGTGGGGAAGAAGTGGTGGAGAACACTTATGGACTGATGTTGTTCCAGGAACAAATTATGTTATTTTGTCAAAAATTAGCAGATTTTAACTTAGAGAAGTGCGATTCAGTTCGGAAAGTTTTAGGTAAAAAACTATTACAGAAAGCAAAGGAGTACGGGGATGATTTCGTGAACGGGTATGTAAAGAAGTACGGTTCTAAAGGAGTTACAAAAGAATATGCGGAAAATCTTTGGAAACAGATGGAGGAGTTTGCGAAATATTCGTTTAATAAGTGCTTGCATGGAGACGAGAAGATTTACCCTAATGAATTAACAATCAAAGAACTGTATGAAAAAGGAGTTGAGGACATTCCAGCAGTAACGATGGGAAAGTACGGTGAATTTATTCCTACCAAAGTAAAGGGAATAAGATATGCAGGGAAACGCTTCATCTATAAGATACAAACGAGCGACGGGGCAACAGTGAGATGTTCTGGAAACCATAAATTCCCTACACCGGAAGGACATAAATACGCTTTCCTTTTAAGAAAGGGAGATGTGTTGTATACCTATAAACATGGCATGAGGGTAAATGTGGAAGTCGTTTTTGCTTATGTGATGGATGTGGAACCGACCTATGATGTTGAGATAGACCACCCGGAACATAACTTTGTCACTGGGGAAGGTGTCGTAACATGTAACAGTCACTCCGTATGTTATGGTATGACCGCTTATATATGCCTATGGCTTAAAGTACATTATCCTATTGAGTATTGGAGTGCTACATTCTCGTTTGCGAAGGACGAAAAGATACCCTATTATGTAAACGAAATACAGCAGTCCGGTGAGATAAAGATACATCCGGTAGACATCAACAAGTCAGATGTAAATATCGTGTCCGATTACCGGACAAGCAGCATGTACTGGGCATTCAATGCAGTAAAGCAATGCGGAGAAAGGGCGCAGGAATATATATCGGAAGAGAAAAAGAAGAATGGTCCGTTTTTCTCCTTGGAGGAATTTATAGACCGATGTGTGATTAAAGGCAGTCCGGTAAATAAATCTGTCATTGAGAACTTGATATTTGCAGGCGCATTTGACGAATTAGAGAATATCCAGGAACCGAAAGACCGTTTGGCCCTTATTGAGATGTATCGAGAAAATAAACGGGTCAAAGTATTGGAGGATAAGGATTTACTTACCAATATTATGAAAGTTCGTAAAGAACGCAATAACTGGTGGTGGCTGTTGCAGCAAAAAAGAACGTCCGGTTTTGCATTTTTTGATTATTATGATTTGGTGAATGAATATCATATGCCTAAATTAGACGACGAAACGGAGTTCCAGGACGTGTCTCAGATAAAATTTTGGGACATAAATTCCAAGAAAACCCGTCGTGCCGTGATAGGCGGTTATGTGATTGAAATAATAGAGAGAAAAAGCAAGAAGGGTATATTTGCCACTATAGTATTGGAAAGTAATTATGAGTTTATAAATGTAACGATTTTTCCAGAATTGTTTGAAGAATACGGAGAGTTTTTAAGGGGTAGTAAAAAGAACATTTTGTTGGTTAACGGTGTGATTGTGTGGGATAAGTTCAGAGGAGAATATATTTTGCAGGCGAATGTTAATTCATTGTTTACAGTATTGACGTAAAATATTTTTGATATGAAAATTATGGTAGAAATCGGTACCAAGACCGTTGTTTTGGTATCACCGGACAAGGACGAGGAGATAGAACTCGATGATGTTACGACAATCAATTACTCGAATCTTTATGGAGAGGCGGTAACGGTATCTGGATTGCTTAACAAGGTCGGTTTGATGAAGGTTGAATACGAAAAGAAAGCGAAGGAAGAGAAACTGTTTTGCGATGTGTTTGCAGCTAATTTGAGGAAGAAATTAAGGCGAGAAGCGGCTACGAATGGAGGAAGAATAACGATTGATGGAGAATCTTTTAAGCTGACTGAAAAAGGATTGGAGGACGCTATATTACTCAATGAACAGTATCAGAAAAATCTGATGAATCTTATTGAGATAGAATCGAAGCGAGACAAGTTAGACACCCTATTTTGGGCAGTACAAAGCAAGGACAAGAAACTTAACAATTTGTTGCCAAAGATTGTACCGCAAGACTTTGAAAAAGAGCTTATTGAAGGAAAGATAAATACTTTTAAGATAGTAAAAACTGATTATTAATTTTTAAAAAATTTGTGTTATGGCTTTTGATAGAAGTAAGTACAAAAAAGCGAGTGTAGAATCAATTGATGAAACAGTAGGAAAAGCAGCCGCAACAATGGGCGGTGGTTTTGGACAAGGCGGCAGAGCCTCATTTTTTAATCTGAGCGAAGACGGAAGATATGTATTGCGCGTATTGCCGTCGTTGACAGGGAAACCCTATATGCCGAGAAAGACGGTTAAACTGCCTATTGAGTGTGCGGTATATGACAAGGACGGGAAAGACACCGGAAAGAAGGAAATCAGACAAAGAGACGTCTTTACTTCTGATATCCACAGCAACCGGATGAATGGAGAAGATGCAGTGCTGACCTATATCAGCCACGTGTATAACCTGGCAAACGATATCCAGGACAAGGAAGAGCGCGCAAAATTCCTCTATCCTATCAGCGGTTATCGCAACAAGCAAAAACAATGGATATGGGGCATGAAAGCCATGCTTAACTATGTGGCTTATGTATGGGCCGAAAATGACGTGTACCGTCTTGATTTGCGCCCGGATTGGTGGAAGAAAATGAAGAACATTTCTATGGAACGTGCAGGCGGTTCTGACGATGGTATTATTAATCTCGACATCTTTTCTGACCCGGACGAAGGTTACCCGTTGATTGTTAACGTTACCACGGACGAAAACAAAAAGAAAAATTTCGACATTACTTGCGGAATGCCGGATGCTAATAAGCGCCAGACTTGGGACGATTTCTTTGCTAAAAACCGTGTATCAGACGAAGTGTTCGGTATCATGGAAGAATTGCCTACCCTGGATGATATGTATGTGGACGTATTTTCACGTAAAGACTGGGATATGCAGTTGGAAGGACTGGAAAGAATCGACGAAGAACAATCATACGGTATTTTCCAGGACGATGTATTTTTGAACAAGCTCGAAGAACTTGACAAGTTGGTTCCGGAAGAGGACGAAATCAAGGAAAAGAAAGCTCCTAAAAAAGCTCCCGAAACAAAGAAGGTGAAAACGGAGGAACCGAAAGAAGAGCCAGCAAAGACGGAAAAGAAGACAGGCGGTTATCCTACATTGACGAACCTCAAAAAGGAACTCCGTGCCTACATTGCCGATAACTACGAAGACAAGGAATTGCCGGAAGAACTGACTGTAGCAGAACTCCGTAAATGGTACGACATTGCACAGGAAGGTGGCGAACTGCCTTTTGAGGATTACGAAGAACCGGAAGATGAAGGAAAAGGAACAGAAGACCCGGAACCGGAAGATACGGCAGTAGAAGAAAGGGAAGCATCAGCAAGCGTTCCTAATTCCATTGCATCGCGCTTAAGAAACTTGAAAGTGAGAACTTCAAAATAAAAATTATTACAAGGAAGGGTAATAATTACCCTTCCATTATTCTTATTATTATGAAAAATCTTTACAGAATAATTCTCATTTCGGAGATGATAATATTACTCGTATTGTTATTTCTATCTATCAAGAAGGCAAGGGAAAACGAAAGGTTGCCATATGAAGTAGAATTTTATACTGATTCCTTAAACAGATACACGAAGATTTACAATTCTGAAAGTTTTTCCAGATTGAAAAAAGAAAACAAAGAGTTGTACAGCCGATTGAAGGAAAAAGAAGCACTTGTAGAAGCGGTGGAATTTGAATGGAAATACAAATATGAAGGACTGGAAAGAGAGGTTTCCGAATTGAGGAAAACGGACAGCCTCTATACATTCAAGGAAGAAACCGATACGGTAGGATATGATTTGCAAGTATGGGCTACACACCTGGCAAAGTATAAGATTAATTTCAATATAACCAACAAGTTTTTATTGACAAATCAGCGTATAGGGGACAGTAACCGTATGGAGATAACTTCCCAACTGCCCGGAAAGATAGGCGATGTCACAATGTGGACGAAACCGGAGAAAAAGAAAAGATTCGGTTTAGGGTTGTCCGTAGGTGCCGGATATGGAGTATTCAACAAGGATTTTGATGTGTTTGTAGGATTAAGTGGAACATATATAATTTGGTAATTATGTTTGTACAGATAAACAACAAGAGGATAAAGATTTCCTCTATCAGCAGGTACAATGACGAGGGATATTCACAGTCGACAAAGAAGTTCAGAATTGCTTTGAAAATATCCAATGTCTGGGAAAGCTTCTATTTTGACAAGGAAGAAGAAAAGGACAATGTTTTGAAAAATCTTGACAATACATTAAAAGTGACTGCATTATGACTGGGAAAATGATAATAAGTACGGATTGGCATTTGAAGCCTTCCAATATTGAGGAGATAACAGAATTACAAAGGCAGGAATTAAATGTAGCGGAAGACAACGGTATAACAAATCATGTGTGGCTTGGTGATATATTCGATTCCCGTATATCACAGAGACAGGATGTTCTAAACGCTTTTTCCTCTATTCTTGACATGTATGCGAGGATGGAACACACGGTATACTGCATTCCAGGGAACCACGATAAGAGCGATTATAGTTCGGACAGGTCTTTTTTGGATGCTTTTAAATATCATAAAGGGTTTAAGTTGATAACTGACTTGGACGCTTTCGAGATAGGCGGTGTAATATGCTATTTTATGCCGTTTTTTGACAATGCGATATGGTTAAAAGGAATGTCGGACGTACTGAAAGAAAAGAATCATAAGACACATGTACTTTTTACGCATATCGCATTCCAGGGAAGTAGGAACAATGACGGTAGCGAGGTGGAAAGCGATATAAAACCTTCTCTATTTAAAAATTTCGGCATGGTGTTTTCCGGACATTATCACGATTTCCAGGAAATAGGAAAGAATATTGTACACCTTGGAAGCATCACGCAGAACAACTTCGGGGAAGACGATAAAAAGGGGTTTTGGTTATTGGAGGATGATTTGACCTATGCGTTTATTCCGTCAAAAGGGAAACGGTACAGGAAGGTTACCGTGAACCTGGAAAACACGACTTTCAAGCAAGCGGATAAGATTATAAAAGATTTTCAGAAGAAAAACAAGGGGGATTTTGTGCGTGTTGAATTTGTCGGAACCAAAGATGCGATTACCTCTATTGATAAAGAGGAATATAGAAAGCTTGGTGTGGATGTCAAGGTCAAATCTGTAGAATTGGAAACGGAAGAGGTGGAGACAGCAGAAGAAATAAAAGCTTTGTCCGGTTCTGATATTGCAGACAAATTTAAGGAATTTTGTAAACAAAATGATTATTCCTATAGTGAAGGTATGGAAATTTTGAGGGAGGTATTATAATGGGATTGGAAGAATTATTTGGAAGAATAGAGAAACGTTTCGGAAAGGAAGCGGTAGTAGGCAACGATATAAAGGTAGACACCGTGTCTTCCGGCAGCATGGCATTTGACGAGATATTAGGAGGCGGCTTTGCATTGGGAAGAATACATGAAATTTATGGCGGAAATTCGTGTGGTAAAACGAGTTGTGCATTGCATCTTTGTGCGTCTATACAAAAAACGCTTGGAAAAGCGGTGGGTTATGTAGATACGGAACAAGCGCTTGACCTGGAATATGCAAAAGCACTTGGAGTTGATTTAAGCCGGGACAAGTGGATAATGTCGCAGCCGGACAGTGCGGAACAGGCGCTTGAAATCGTGCGTGAGATGCTGGAAGTGTCGGAAATTGGATTGGTAGTGCTTGATTCGGTTGCCGGATTGGTGCCGGAAGCTGTTTTGCAGGGTGAGGCAGGAGATGCAAAGATAGCGCTTGTGGCGCGCCTTATGTCACAGCAGTTAAGTATCTTAAAAAACGTATGTAAGAAAAACGGAAACATCCTCCTATGTATCAATCAGACGAGGCAGAAAATCGGGGGTATGGGATTCGGTCCTACAACAACCACACCAGGAGGCGAAGCACTTAAATTCTATGCCACACAGAGAGCGGAATTTGCCCGTATAGGCACGGAAAAGACCGATGGAGTGGCAACGGCCAATAAGACACAAATAAAGGTTGTAAAGAATAAGATTGCACCCCCTTTCCGTGTATGCCAGGTAATGTTGGAATACGGTGTAGGATTTGATACGGTACAGGAGCTTATAGATATGTCTATAAGAGAGGGAATTTGCTCTAAAAAGGGTGCCTGGTTTTACTATGGCGAGACACGTTTGGGACAGGGAATGGATAACGCTAAAAAAGCGTTATCGGATAAGGATTTGTTTAATGAAATTAAAAATAAATTGATAGAGACGTTATGTATCCCGAAAGATTGATATTAAGAAATTTTTTGTCATTTGAAGAACTTGATTACACCTTTACAAAGCAGACTTTAGGAGTGACTGGAGAGAACCGGACAGAGGAAGACCAGCTAAGTAATGGTAGCGGAAAAGCGCTATCTTTGGATAGCGATATTGTTACTCCTACTGGAATGATAAAAATGAAAGATGTAAAGGTAGGAGATATAATCAGTGGTTCAGACGGTAAACCTCAATATGTAATAGGAGTTTACCCACAAGGGGTAATGGACTGTTACAAGGTTACTTTTACTGATGGTACAGAGGTGAAATGCAGTGATGAACATATCTGGAAAGTAGCGTCGTACCAGGATAATAAAAACTGGAAATTAAGAACAATCAAAGAGTTAAGGAAAAGTGAGTTAAGACAAACACCGAAAAATGAAAAAGGTTATTACGGAGAAGGAAGTCATAAGATATTCGGGCCTTTGAAATGGAGGGTACCGGCTTCTCCTATTACAGATTTTGAAGAAAAAGAAGTTAAGATAGACCCTTATACATTAGGGGTTTTATTGGGAGACGGATATTTTGGAACACTTAAAAATATTAAATGTAGTATAACAAATCCGGATGAAGAAATAATAAACAGGATTATTTTGCCGGAAGGGTTGTATCTTAAAAAATCTTTCCCTCATAAGAATAAATCGTGTCCCGAATTTTCTATTATAGGAACGAAAGAGAATAACGTTCCAACGATGAACAGTTATCTGGATATATATAAACTTAGAAATAAAAAATCGTATGAAAAATTCATCCCGGATGAATATAAATACAACAGCGTTGAAGTCCGTTTGGAAATATTGAGGGGATTGTTAGATACAGACGGGACACAATCTAAAAAGGGGGCGATTGAAATAGATTTATCTTCCAGACAGATGATAGAAGATATTTCCTTTATTGCACGAAGTTTAGGTTGTATATGTATGGGAATAAGAGAACGTATTCCGTGGTATTCAAAAAACAGGGAACGTGTATATTGTCGGCCTTCCTATAGATTGACGATAATTCCACCTAAAGGACTGAAACTGTTCCATTTAACAAGGAAAAATATCAGCGAGGATGTAGAAAAGAAGAAAATAAACTGCGTTACAAAGAGAATAAAAGACATTGAATATATAGGGAAAGAAGAACTGCAATGTATAGAGGTGTCAAACGAAGACGGTCTGTTTATGACAAATAATTTTACTTTGACACACAATTCAACATTGGCACAAGGCTTGTTCTACGCGATATATGGCGTTAATCTAAGAGGAAAGGAAGACAAGAAACTGATACGTAAAGGTACGAAAGAAGCCTATACTAAAGTTGAAATATTTTGTCAAAAACGGAAAGAAACGCTGATAATTGAGCGTACAATTCCATTGAAAAGTTCTTCCAAAGTATCGCTGACCCTAAAGAAAGATGATGTGGAGACACCCGTAACGGTAGCCACTGTACTGGATGCGAATAAATACGTGATTAACTGGATTGAGATTACACCGGAAGACGCCAAGTCCTATTATATCGTAACCAAGGGTAATTATTCGTCTTTTTTTCGTTCGTCCAATACGGAGAAACTTGCCTTGATAAGTCGCTTTGTCAATTTCTCCAATATTGACAAGACAAAAGGCGTGATTTCCGAAAAAGTCGGAATATTGGAACAAGA